TTTTAATGGGATTGGTGGGATTCGAACCCACAATGTGTCTTTAACCGTGACGAATTTTAAATTCGTTGCGTTTCGCCAGTTTCGCCACAATCCCAAAAACTGGGGAGGGAAGACTCGAACTTCCAACAGCCCGCTCCAAAGGCGGGAGTTCTGCCATTGAACTACTCCCCATTAAAACACATTACTTGCGAGTGCGTACATTGCGATACCACTCGCGGTTCCTACATTCAGACTCCTGACAGTTCCATATTGCTTAATATACAAGATGTGATCACAGATGTCAAGGATTTCTGTTGGTAGACCTACTTGTTCTTGACCGAATGCTAGAACATAATGCGTATTTGTGTTCCATTCAAAAGTATCAATCGCCGTAGCACCTGGAACATTATCTATGCCGATGATCTTTACCGTACCATAAGTCTGACGAAGAATCTTCATTCTTTCGTCTAGTTCGGTAAAGGTCTTGGTATGAATGAAATTAGTATAATGATGAGTTCCTACAGTGCCACGACGATCATACTGCTTCGATCCGTAGAGGATCACTTGCTTCGCAAGGAACGCATTTGAGTTGCGAATGACTGTAGCAATGTTGAAATCATTGTAAAGATTGCTGCAAAGAACGGTAAAATTATTCCGTTTTGCATCAAGATCCGCAATGATCGCTTCATGCTTCCAGTAGTGGTAGTGATCAATGATGTTCCTCGTTTCCATGCACAGATTATATCATGGATCAGGTCGTTGTCAATCCCCTACGCTTCAGTTCTGCGTTGATTTCCTCTAGATCTTTTTTCGATTCGATCATTTTGTTCTTGAACATTTTACGATCTTTATACATTTTATCCATGAGTTCAGGAAGAAATCCACGAATATCCTTACGATAAGTTGTTCCATTTGCAGCTATGGATACATTCTTTTCCTTGTATTCTTCCAATGCTTTCATCGATACGATGCCATTCTTCAGAATGCCATCGGGTGCTAAAGTTCCACGCAATCCATCATCAGTAAGTGTTTCGGGGGAAATATTATACTGCATGATAAGATGTGGATATAGGGAATTCAAATCGAATGACACTACCCATTTATGCATACCGACAAGAGGTTCCTTGACATACGCACCTGCATATTGCTCATCTTTATGACCTCTTTTCTTGGGAGGAATAACAATATTATTCTTGCTGAGATAATTGTAGATGATCACTTCCCATGTACGAACCTGAGAGAATACATCCTGGAAATTTACTCCTGCTGAATATGCAAGTGCCACGGAGAGTTCGATGAGTTTTAGTTTCTCTTCCAACTTCTGTACGAGTTCAACATCTCGAATATTATACTGAATGAACTTCTGAAAATCCTTCTTGTAGAAGTCGGTTAGACTTTCATATTCATCATATGCCAACTTGCGTTGACCAAGTTCCACATATGCAATATGATCAAGACGATATGATTCCTGATTGACATATGTGAATGTCTTGTAGACTTCATAGTAATCCAACATGGAGACTCCGATGATGTCGTACATCAAGTCTTCCTTGCCATTGCGTGTCACGAATTTCTCCTTGAGAATACCCCAGGGAGAAAGCATCTTTGCTGCCTTATTGCCAAGAACCTTCTTGATTCGCTTGATGAGATATGGAAAGTCGAAGAATCGAATGTTCCATCCACTCACGACATCTGGATAATTCTTTGCAAAATACTCAATAAATTCCTTAAGAAGTTTCGCTTCATCCTGATATTCAAATACCCTGATGTCGATGTCGCCTGGATTGAAAACACCAAGACAAAAAGTCGCATTTCCATGCTTGGTGGAGAATACAGTGATAGCAATGATTTCCTCTTCTGGATCCTCAATTGAAGGCCATCCCTTTTCAGAAGTGGTTTCAATATCGATGTACATGATGTCTATCTGAGAGAAATCATATGAAATATCAGTTCCATATTTCTTGTTTATGAAATGATATTCCTGTTGGATATCGCCATGAATTTCAAAGTTCTTCACATCGGAATAACTTTCAAGAAACTGCTTGTAATCCTGATAATCGCAGAAGAACATCTGTGACAGATCTTGTCCATCAATTGATTTGTGATCGCATGATTTATTTGCAGGAAGAAAAATAGAAGGTTTATAATCTTCCCTTAAGTATTGCTTCGATCCATCTGGATTGCGTTCGACAACCAGCATGGACTCATAATTATAGAATACATTTGTGTAGAAATTCATTTTGTGTATAGATACGCGGCGAGAAGAACGGAATAGTTTATCATGTCCACCAATGTATCATGAACAGTTTCATCTTCAACACTCAATTTTCCCTTTGCTGCAAATGATGAAAGTCTCGACATCTTATCGGTCATGCGAACGAGAAATGCCTGTTCAGTGGAGCATATTCCAAGTGCTTCTGCTCTACGAAAATTGGCAAAAGGATCGGTTCCACTGCCAGCATAATCTGCATTCTTCTTCTTCATCAACTCCAAAGCTTCGACGCACATATCTTCATGTAGTTTAAATAGTTCTTCGCGGGTCATATTATTCTCCAAATAGTGATTCCAGTGTAGTGCGCTTTACGGAAATATCAAATCCATTCTTAGAAAAACACCAAATATTTTCTATAAATGTATTCATCAGATGCTTGCTCAAGTCGGAAGAACTTACATTCTTTGGTCTTTGCTTTATTCTCATTCCGATCTGACCATCGAATTTTCCGCCAAGAGAAATGACATGATCGACCATTTGGTCACATGTCTTGTATCTTCCACTCTTTACTGTTGGATCCATGATATTAAACATCATCGATCCAGTATCGGATAAAGATTCATAGCAAGCAGTTATAACTGGTTTGAAGAAATGATTCCACCAGTTATCGTATTCGGGATATCTTGCCCATGATTGCTTCCAATCATCTCCACCTTCATCATAGAGTTCCGTGGAAAAATAAGGAGGAGATGTGAATATGCAATCGAATCTACGAGATCGAATCTCGTCAAGAATATCCTCGGCAGGAGCATTGTAGCAAACTACTTCCTTGCCAGACTTTCCAATGCATCGGAATGCTTCATACAGATGACCATTGACTTCCTTTTGGAATATCGTAATGATTGGTTCTTCACCAGAGATCATCATTTCATAATCCTTGCACTGCTGCTTATATACATCATATACACTTGGGTTTGGATCAGTGCCCATGTAGAACAATGCAGATGATGCATAGAATCCCGCTAGACGATCTCCCCATCCCATGCTGATATCCAGCACCGATTTGCTGTTGCATTTGCTCTGGTCGATCACAAAATCAAATATTGTCTTTGCCACATTTGGTTTGAATTGAGTGGCTACATAGGATCCCAATCTAAATGATCCACGAATCTTATCGACATTGATTCCATGTTGATCGAATCTCCAGAATGTCCAGTTCATCTTGGAAAGAAGATCCTCGCTATACCAAATTTCATTTGGAGACCTGAAGGTATATGAACCACAATCATATCGATTGCGCTGCTGATAGAAATTGCTGATATCATTATAATAATGACCGAAAGAAATCACAAATTTTCCATATTGAGAATATGGATATTTGTAGTCATTGTATTTCTCAACAACTTTTCCAGCATCTTCCATTATGAATTCGCGATAGTTTATTTTTCTAAGTTCATGAAATTTATCAATGACATGTTTTTGAGATATTTTTCTATAAGGAAAAAGTACATTATTATCAGTAATGTACTTGGCAAATCCTGCCTTGATTTCTTCCTTGAAGTATTTTGAATTCAGTTCTTCCCAGTCCTTTCCAGAAATATCTGGAATGCCATCGGATGACGAAATACTGAGAGTTTGGATAAACTCTGCCACATTATCAATATTAGTTTGTATCATTATATTTCCGATACCCCTGTAGATCCAAATCCACCTTCACGATTACTTTTCTTAGCAGGTCTTTCATTTGTATAATTAATTAAGGTCTTGTAATTAAAAACCATCTCTCCCTGAGAGATTCGATCATTATCGTAGATTCTGATCTTTTTCTGTGCTGTGTTATACACGGGAATAAAGACTTCCTCAACATAATCGGAATCAATTATACCAACGCAGTTGATGAGATTCAATCCCTGCTTTGTGGAAATTCCAGATCTTGGATAAATTTTGACAGAATGATTGCATGGAATATCCATTACCAACCCTGTAGGAATCAACGCTCTCCATTCACCAGGAATATCGATGTAATTCCTACCATCTGCATCTTGGGCGACCAACATTTCCACAAGATCATTTTCCTTCGTATACGCCTTCACGGATCCTTGATAATGTAAAAATGCACTGAGATCGAAACACGCTGCATTATCCGATCCATATCTTGGTTCAGGAGCATTACTATAAAGTTTAAATATTTTTAGTTCCATAATGTGATTATACCACAACTAAAATTGAAGTCAACAGTTAAATATCTTCTGCACCACCAAATTCACCAGTAGTCTTAAGATATGCATATACTTGTGACAAATCTATACCACTTGGAAAGTATTGCACAACCGTTGGCTGGTCGATATGATATTGCATTTTCTTCAGATGTTGTAGATTTGCATCTCTGGTTTCTTCATTATAATAACCAGATAATACAAGATCACAACTTCCATCAAGATTCAATGAAATCTCAGTTATCTTCCAATACGAAGCATAGACTCCATATTCCGTACTGATGTTCTTTAGAAGTGCCATTATTCAAAGTATCCGTTCACCGAAAGGCTGCTTGACACGACGAGAGTATTGGAAGCGACCGTACCGAATGGGCGGCATACGAATGTGAAGAATGTACCTGCTGGGCAGACAAGTGGAGTTGGGAAGGTGACTTCGAATCCTGGCTTGAGAGTTCCCACCACATCGGTAGCCACGAATCCGTGACTACCTACGACGAGTGCGCGAGGAGCGACCGTGGTGGTTGCATCGGCAGTCGATGTGGTTGCGGATGTTCCACCAACGGTGACGATATATGTCAACTGAATGGCATTCGTGGATGCCGCAGCGGAAGCATATGCTTCACCGACGCGGATGCTTGTGATGTACAGAGTCTTGCCTGGAAGAGCAGCAGTACCCGTTGGAACCTGATATGCAAACACTGGATAGTCTGCATCGGAAGTCAATGTCGAGATCGCGGGAGTCACGAACATTCCACCAAGGGATGCCGTTGCAGGGGCGGATGTGGCAGTCCATGTACCTGTGGCACGGGCAGTACCCGAAGTCACCCAACCAGCGGGTGCTGCACCACGGGTGACGGTTCCACCGACTGTAGAACCGACCTGAGTCTGATACGAACCCTGACCAGCACCCGCCATTGCATGGGACCAAGGCTTGTTGGTGTTCTGATCGCCAATACCGACATTGATGAAGCCGATCTGCAACTGACGGGCAACTGGAGTGACGGTATTGGTATTGAGGACGCGGAAACCGACTGGAATGTTCGTGCCTGAGATGAATGCCGCCTGATTGGAGGGGCAGTCTATGCTTGCCACCATTATGTCATTGATCCAGAAGCGAACGACATCGTTGTGGAACGCGATCAGGTGGTGGTTGACTTCGGTTGCATCGTATGCACCAACGCCGTCACGGGAAGGAACATTCGTCGTGTCGATGGTATATTCGGTTTCAGTACCGTTGTTGTTGATGACTGCACGGAGCGCACCACCAGACAGACGGCGGAAGAACACGCCGTCGAGTGGAGTTGCCGTTGCGACTGCGGTGAGGTAGAGAAGACCCCACTCGGAAACGACATTCACAGAGGTTGGACCAACTTCACGAATCCACATATCGACATAGGTTGGATATGTTCCGAATGATGGGAAGTGGCGGTAGGTGCGGATATATGCACCCTGAGCGGAGGTGGTAGATGCACCGCCGTTGACGATCAGGAAGTTGCTGAGTTGGGTGACGGTGGCAGTTGCCGTGACCTGTTGGAAATGTCCAGTTGGAACGGTCGTACCTTCGAAGGACATGTTGAACAGGGTCTGGTCTAGACCGACGCGAAGGCGGAAGTCGTCCGATGCCTCCAATGCCAGATTGGTTCTTGTGCCAAGAACGGTTCCGTCATCGACTTCGGAACTCAACTGCACGAAACCCGCTTGCGCTTGTTCCTGTGGAGTGGTTACCTGAAGTTCATAGGTTGAACTGACATTTGCCAAACCAGCTGAATTATTTCCGCCTTTTACATTAACGCCCATTTGTTATCTCCTTATTGACCTAAGCACTTAATCTGATATTTTCCGTATGTTCCTTCAGGAGCATGTCCAATGATATCGAACCCGACTCCTGCTACTATATTATCTATCTCAAACTTTACACCTTCAAGTATTGCATCCTCGGGTGTATGATCTGCTGTTGTAAGACCAAGACACTTGCATGTGATGAACTTATCGGTGGTTACCCAAGATTGACCTGTTATGGTCTTGGTAACATATGTATTCTCTGTATGTGAAAGAGTAAGTCCAGTGAGCGGATATGTGTTTCCACCACCAAATGTCAATCCTGCGGTAAATCCACCATCACCCGAAATACCACTTGCACGCAATCTTGTGTAGATATTATTGTCACCAAATACCGTCAAGGTCAATCCTAAAAGATATCCTGCGGTATATCCACTTGTGAATGGTGGAGAAAGAACAATATCTGCTTTTCGACTTATTGGATTTATAAATGATCCAGTAGTTCCATCCCCGACCTTTGTTCCATCCCAATATGTCGTGGCAGATTCCACAGTTCCAACCACAACAATCGAACCAGCTGCATTCTGTACAGATGCTGTCTTTCCGACGATATAGTTCATCGAATAAACTTCATTTGAAGTATTGACACCAGAAATTGTAAAGGATAGATTATTCGTGGTTTCTGAGAAATCTATTGTCTGTGTGGTTGTGTCGAATGAACCAGTTGGTCCCATAGGACCAGTTGGACCGTATGTAGAAACAACCAAAGAAGATGATATTGCATTCCATACAGTTCCATTCCATTGCCAGGAGTTGGAACCGCTGGTGTAGACTTGGTTGAGTGAAGGTGTATCTGGAAAATTCAGTGGCATATTGATTATTTATCATGTTGTAACTGTTAAGACAAAAGTATCCAACACTGCATTTGAATCAGACACATTGGTAATCGTCACGGTTGCTGTTGATGTGGGACCAAACCAAGAAACACCATAAAATACTGAGAAATCAACATATTGATTGTTAGTGATTGTAAATGTATCATTATCATTTAATTGAGAAAAATTACCAGGCATTGATGGCGACCATGTAGTATCAGATCCACCACTTGCAACTACTCTATAAGTTAAAACTACTTTATTTGCTCCCTGAGGTGATGTATAATTTGCTCGCAAAGTAATAGTTTGATTAATTCCTGATATTTGTCTGGATGTAATATCACCTTGAGTAAAAGTATCATTATATGTGACATCGCTCCAATTTACGGCATTTGGGGTGACATCATTAGAAGCAACAACGATTCTTTTTCTACTAGAAGCAATAACACCAAATGATGAACTTGGGATTATCATGCAGTCAATCCTCCTACCACATTGAAGACATTCGATGAATAGGAAATTATTGTTGCAGCTGCATGTTGACCAGCAAGATTCAATTTACCTTCAAAACTATTGAGTGTTGTACTTGATGCAGTGATTCCAACTTGACCAGCACCTAATTGGATAACTGTTGTATTAAATCCAATAGGTAATCCAGATGGAACCGTCAATGTTATTGCAGAACCATTATTCATCGTGATTATTTTACCATTGTCCGCAGTCAATAATGAATATGTTGTTCCCGTTTGTGCATTTATAGCACTAGATGAAATTCTAAATCCACCATCAGAGATAACAGCACCAGTGAATGTGGCACCAGCACCATTCAATGTTCCAGTAATTGATACATTACCATTCAATGTAGCACCAGCAGCAGATAATCCTGTTCTAAAATTGGCAATACCATTTACATCAAGAGGATAATTTGGAGCAGTTGTTCCTATTCCAAGTTTAGCAAAAGATCCAGTCAACCCAAATTCCAACAACTGTAAGGATGAATTATAAGTTGCCCCAACTAGACCATTCGAAGAAACTGGTTCAATCCATTGCGAACTTGTTCCATCATTGACATAAACATATTCCTTACCTGTATTTGAATCTATCCAGCGATATCCAATAGTTGGAGAAGATGGAGCAGAAGAAGTATATGTGAATCCAGTTGCACTTCCACTGGAAACAGTTGACCATGAAAGAGTTCCCGCACCATTGGTTGTGAGAACTTGACCATTGCTTCCATTTGTCTGTGGGAATGTGTAGGTATATGTTGCTGTTGGGTCGGTTACACTGAATATACCTTGTAAATTTATACCAATACTTGATGAAATTGATAAATTATTACCACTACTATTATGGGTCAAATATGATGGGTTTATAGTCAAAACATCACTATTATCATTTATTTCAACAGATCCTTGTATTCCATCAACTAAAACATATCCTGTTGGAGTTGCAGCATTTATTTGCGGAACTTGTAATTGACCAGAGGATGGATTATACGAAAAAGGAGTTGTGACATTATCGACATAAAGTGCAGTATTGCCTGATCCAAAGGAAAGTACAGGATATAGTGTGGAGTTGCTATTGCTGGATGTTATGGTTACTGCGGCAGCATAAGTTATAGATACCGCACCAGTAAATCCATTTACTGAAGATACTCCTGTTATTGATCCAGTCGATCCGTTGAATGAAGAAACATAGCTATTGAATGCAACCGCACCTGTAGATCCGTTGAATGACTGAACACCAGTATTGGTTATTGTTATTGCTCCAGTAGATCCAGATACGGAGATACCAGAACCAGCTGATGCCGCTGACACACCCTGTACAGCACCAGTTCTACCGTTGTATGTGCTAACATATGAATTGAAATTCGTATTCAGCAATGTACCAGATGAAGATGGAAGCGTATGGGTCAATGCCACACCATCCACACCTACTCCAGGAATTATATTGCTATTATAAGATCCAATATCTCCATCATTTCCAACTAATCGCAATGTACTGCTCGGGGGAGATATAGAACTAGTAACCGTCAGCAATCCTGAACTATTTTGTACAGTGGTGGTTGTTGAATTGAGATATGTGCTTGATCCTGTGAATGTTACTCCACCAGAAACATAGAGATTTGCTGATGTGATGCCAGCATTCATGACCTGACGGACGGAGAATGTATTTCCTTCGTTCAGACGAGCGACATTTGTGATCGTTCCAGTCACACCATTGATTGATCGAACACCAGTATTGGTTATCGTGACATTTCCAGTTGCACCAGAAATTGAAATATTCGTTCCAGCAACAAGTCCAGTAACACCTTCAATTGCACCAGTCAGTCCATTGAATGACAGAACACCAGTGTTTGTAATAGTGACTGCACCAGTTGCACCAGATACCGAGATACCAGTACCAGCAGCAGCTGCCGATACACCTTGAACTTCACCAGTTCTACCATTATAAGAAGATACTGCAATATGTTGAATTGGAGTATTCAACCACTGGGATGACACAATATCGTATATCAGAGTTTCATTATCGGTGATTCCAGATATTGTAACATCAGTAAGATCGTCCAGCTTGGTTGCGATTGATCCACCACCACTCACAGTCGAACGGAAAATACCAGATTGAATTATTCTACATTCATCCGCAGCAATAGCAGTCGTAAGATTGGTTGTGCCTTTTTTGACGATAATATATCCAGCACTTATTGCATTCGTCTTTGTATTGTCGATTTCGGTGAAATCTTCAAATTGAATATTGGCAGCGGCATCAGGCATGGATGCATATGTGCCTCGCCCATAATATACACCAAGAATGCTCGGTGTTCCTGGGAAATAGAACAATCTTTGAATTGTGAATTGCTGATTTGAAGGAACAGGCTGCAAGGTTCCAGAACCATTGTCATAATTGTCTGGATCAATTGCGGTTTGATTCAGCACAGTGACGAATGTTCCTGCCGTTACTCCACGGTAATATCGCCAGAAGGTGCAATCGGTCTGTGCGTTGTCGGTTACAACCGTTGGATTATTTGGATCATTGATCCAGTTTCTTCCAAGGACGAATGCAGCTCCAGAAGAACGGTTCAACTTCATGTTTGCACCATTTGCTGCAATCGTATGACCAGACTGCTTCAATGGACCAAACAGACGAATGAACTGCTCGTATTGCTTGTCGGTGGCATATCCGACATTTGGAATCGTCTTTGCCAAACTGATGTATGACCGTGTTGGATGCACCAGAGCACCGATGATGATGTTCTGGTCTACCTGTGCATCGGTATAATATGTCGATTGTTGCTTGAGAGTACCAGTATTGTCAAAGTACAACCATGTGGTATCTGCTGATGTGATGCCAGAAAGAGTGATTCCTGTCTGTGCTGACCAATTGACATATGTCAGTGTTGGAGCTGGTCCAGAATTCCATGTCGCGCCAGCAAGATGGATCTGCCCTCTACCAGCGGTGATGTCAAATGCCGCCGAGTTTCCAGCATTGATTGTGATAATACCACCATAGAGAAGACCAGTTGCAAGGTTTGATGCATAGATCGCACCACTGACTCCATAAAGAACACCAGCATTCAAATCACTGGTAGCACCATCAATTACTCTAAAAGTAAATTGATTTCCATTCTGGGTGATGCCTAGTTGATGACCACCAGTTACTGCAATAGCACCAGTTGCTCCATTAAACGATGCAACGCCACTAACAGAACCAGTGACTGCTCCATCAACATAAGTTTTCACTGCATACTGAGTTGGAATCTTTATCTGACTTGTCCCGAGAGAAGTGCTATTATCTACTTCTCCACCAATCCAAACAGCGGATGAAGTGACTCCAACAAATAATTTATTATTTGCATAGTCCCACGCTGGTTCTCCCAGAGTGAGTCCAGTTGGTCCAGTTCCGCCTCGTTTCAGCTTAATTATTGACATCAGTAGGTTCCGCCATCTATTGTATATATTAATGCATCCTTGACGCTATCGAATGTATCAGTATACGGTGCTGCAAGAGATGTATCGTAGAATGAAAATACATATGATCCTGGTGTACTTCCAATTCCACCAGGAATTTGAGTTGGAAGAACTGCAATTGGTGTGGTCAAAAGATTGCTAATAGCAATCAATTCCATTCTATCGCTTGGTTTTCTTTGCAATAAAACCTTATCGCTTGCCGAAGCAGTTCCTGTTGTTGGAAATGTGACTCCTGTTATTCCTGGAGCATCATAACGCATGTCAAAATAGAATGTAGACCCTTGAATTCCATAAGATATACCCCTTCCACCAAAAAGATTTATAGATCCAGTAGATCCATTAATCCCAGAAACACCTTGTATTGCACCTGTTCTGCCATTGAATGACTGAACACCAGTATTGGTTATAGTCACAGATCCAGTTGCACCAGAAACTGAAATACCAGTTCCAGCAACAGCAGCAGATACTCCTTGGACTGCACCAGTTCTACCATTGAATGAGGTTACTACATTGGTAGAAGAAACAGTTGACCATGTCAATGTCGCTGGATTTGCACCATCAGTGGTCAATACCTGACCATTGCTTCCATTGTTCTGTGGGAATTTATAAGTGTAACTCGAAGTTGTATCAGTTACACTGAATACTCCAAATATATTTACTTCATAATCAGAAGAAATTGTAAATGGTGCAAGCGATCCGCTATTATGATAAATGCCATATGGTGTTAGACTGTAAGAATCTGTTCCATCTGTAGATGATATAGTGGATGCAGATCCATCTAATTGGACATATGATGTAGCATTTGTTACGAATAATGCTTTACCAGCATATAAAGTTGAAGTTGGAACATTATACCGAAATTCAGAATTTGCTGATAATCCAGTGTTATACTTGTACTGAACATAATAATTTGATCCAGCAGCAGTAACTCCATCATTTCCAGTTGGTCCAGTATTTCCTGTCGAACCAATTACATAACCAAGAGAGAATGATGCACCACGAACTCCATATCCATCAATTGGTGATATCCAGAGAGAACCATTTGAAATATTGATGGCAGTATAACCATAACCAGTGTTACCTGTATTGCCCGTATTACCTGTATTACCCGTGTTTCCAGTATTTCCAGTGTTTCCTGTATTACCCGTGTTACCTGTATTTCCCGTGGAACCAGTAGATCCAATTATATAACCAAGGGAGAATGATGCACCACGAATTCCATCATTGCCAACTGGTGAAATCCAAAGATATCCATTTAGAATATTAATTCCAGTATACCCAGATCCCGTAGAACCTGTATTTCCTGTGTTACCAGTATTTCCAGTATTGCCTGTGTTTCCAGTATTTCCAGTATTTCCAGTATTGCCTGTGTTTCCAGTATTTCCAGTATTGCCCGTATTACCAGTGTTGCCTGTAGAACCAGTAGATCCAATCACATAACCAATAGAAAATGATGCACCTTTAATACCAGTATTATCTACTGGCGATATCCAAAGATATCCATTAGAAATATTAATTCCAGTATATCCAGATCCCGTAGCACCAGTATTTCCTATGTTTCCAGTATTACCTGTATTACCAGTATTGCCAGTATTACCAGTATTGCCAGTTGAACCAATCACATAACCAATAGAAAATGATGCACCTTTAATTCCATCATTTCCAACTGGAGATATCCAAAGATATCCATTAGAAATATTAATTCCAGTATAACCAGATCCAGTATTTCCTGTATTGCCTGTGTTTCCTGTATTACCTGTATTTCCAGTATTTCCAGTAGATCCAATGATATAACCCAAAGAAAATGATGTACCTTTAATTCCATCATTTCCAACTGGAGATATCCAAAGATATCCATTAGAAATATTAATTCCAGTATAACCAGATCCAGTTGCACCAGTGCCACCAGTAGGTCCAGTGGCACCAGTGCCACCAGTGCCACCAGTAGGTCCAGTAGCACCAGTTGAACCAATCACATAACCAATAGAAAATGATGCACCTTTAATTCCATCATTTCCAACTGGAGATATCCAAAGATATCCATTAGAAATATTAATTCCAGTATATCCAGATCCCGTAGCACCAGTAGGTCCAGTAGAACCAGTACCACCAGTAGGTCCAGTAGATCCAGTAGATCCAATCACATAACCCAAAGAAAATGATGTACCTTTAATTCCATCATTTCCAACTGGCGATATCCAAAGATATCCATTAGAAATATTAATTCCAGTATAACCAGATCCTGTAGAACCCGTGCCACCAGTAGGTCCAGTAGAACCAGTACCACCAGTAGGTCCAGTAGAACCAGTAGATCCAATCACATAACCAAGAGAGAATGATGCACCTTTAATACCAGTATTATCTACTGGCGATATCCAAAGATATCCATTAGAAATATTAATTCCAGTATAACCAGATCCTGTAGCACCAGTGCCACCAGTAGGTCCAGTAGATCCAGTGCCACCAGTGGGTCCTGTAACTCCTTGAATACCTTGTGGACCAGAAGAAGCAACACCTAATGGAGTTGCAGTAAGTATTGTGCTGGATGTTATCGTAGAAGCAATTACATTTATGCTTGTTGGGGGTTGAATTATCAACTCAGAAGCATTGATATTGCTAACTGTTATATTATTTACTGTAGGAGGATTATTAGTTACAACCAGAGTTGTTTCGGGTTGATTTTTTGAAACGACGATATTGGATACATTATTATTTGTATCTACAGTATTGGTCTCTTTGAATGTGGTAACAACAAGTATTACCTGATCATTCGAATTTGACATTATTATCTCGTAATTTCTCTTGGAACTTCAAATGTTCCTTCTATGAGTCGTTGAACTTCTCCCAAAGTATTGGTTAATTCAAAATCATAGAAATGCTTTCCTGGTGGTATATTTTTCATTGTTGTCTTGTCTGTTCTAAAAAATATACCACCAGTAAATCCAGTAGCACCTGCAATCGAAGTATTGAAACTTATACCACCAATACCAGCAATTCCATCGATATTAGGAGTAAAATCACCAGTTATTCCACCACCAGTAACTCCATAATCGGTCAGATAAAGCAAAACCTTGTCATCTTTAGAGGATCTACGAACCTGCATGGCACCATGAAAATTTGAAAGATCAATTCCTGTGCCACCCGAATATTTGTAAGTTAAATGAAATTTCCAAGTACTCCCTTGTTCTGCATATATGTCGTATCTTGAAGCTGGCATAGTTTCTCCTAATAAGTTCCACCATCGATATTTATACCAAAAACAACATCTCCTGTCAACCCATTGAATGTGGAAACATAATTACCAACAATGCCACCTCCACCAGTCACCTGTATTTTATCCCATGCATATCCATTAAAAGACCACATACGACCGTTATTGTCGTATGTGGTTCCTTGAATTGGATTAGATGGAAATGCCATAGTAGTCTATAGCATTATTTATATCAACTTTTAACTTTCTTTCGCTCTTTGAACTTTTTTGTCTTTTCTTGTGGTTTTACTACTGATTGTGCCTCTATTTGTTTTTGCATCAATGCTTGTTGCTCACCGATCTTTTCCATGATCATGCGATAATGATTAAAATTATTCTGAACTCTTTCAATTTGATCAGTTGGACAACGCCCCTCTTCAAGTAATTTCTTGCATGCCAGATATCCCAATTCTGGTCTACCAGCAGAATGCGCCGTGGCACCCAATTCATCTAAAGCGGCAAATTTATAAAGATGATCGGGTACAAACAAAATTTCATTCTGAGGATATGGAATCTCCGCAGCAATGCGTGCAAAGACAAATGCTGCCGCTGGTTGATCAAATTTAGTTCTTAGAACCTGAGCAATATGAATCAATGGTTCTGCACGAATTGGTCTATAATTATATGCATCTAAAAATGATGCTTGAATTTCCGCCCATGGTTTATCCAACATTGCGCGCGATATGGCAACTCTATACAGAGAGTAAAATACTTCTTCCTGCCATCCACCCATAGATGCTCTTTTCAGATATGCCTCAATTGCCTTTTCATATTGTTGAGAATCAAAATATGATTGAGCAAGATAGAACTGATATCGTGTATTGGTTGGTTCATCAATCAGTGCTTTTTCCAATAGTTCTGCATCTCTTGTATATTTTTCAATTATACTGATACCGACATTTCTTGCACCAAGAGTACGAGCATTTATATTATATTTTCCTTCCACTTTAGTCAGAATTGCTTGTTCCTTTGTAGTGCAGAATGGATATTCATGGAGAACTCCACGATATTCCCATTTTGCCTCGGTCTTAAAAATCTGAGTTCTCCACCATGAGAATTCTTCTCTTCCCATTCTAACAACATATCCATCTGCTTCCATGTTTTCTGGAAGTTTGAATGATCCTTCTACCTTATCATCGGCATCGATCATCCATGCATAATCCGCCTTGCCATCTACATGACGAAGTGCTAATGATCGGTTATGACCGAAGTTCTTCCATTCATCCTGATGAAGTTCACCAGGAATGCCCTTCTCTTCAAAGAACTTCTTAATGATATCTTGAGTACCGTCAGTTGATCCTGTGTCGGAAATGACCCAGTAATCGACATACTGATAAATCGAATTCAAGCATTCATGAATGATATGAGACTCATTCTTTACGATCATGCACAAGGCAACGGTTTTCTTCATCTTATAGATCCTTTATTGTATTTATATCAGAGAATGGGATTGAGTTTGTTGTCATGTACATGAAGCACGAAATCTCTTCTTGCTAATTGAAAATCGTGATCTGCCATCATATTGATGAGTTCATCGATGTTTACCTTTGGTTCCCAACCAAGTTTTTCCTTCGCCTTTGTTGGATCTCCAAGCAGTTGATCTACTTCTGCTGGACGGTAGTATCGCTCATCCACTTCGACATAGTCGCGGTAATCCATGCTATATCTTGCAAATGCCTTTTCACAGAATTCACGAACTGTGATCATCTTGCCAGTTGCAATTACATAATCATCTGGTGTTTCTTGCTGTAGCATCGACCACATCGCCTCGACATAATCGCCAGCAAATCCCCAGTCTCGCAGAGCATCCAGATTACCAAGATAGAGTTTCTTCTGAAGTCCCTGATAAATTCTACCAACCGCTCTGGTGATTTTACGAGTTACGAATGTCTCTCCGCGTCTTGGACTTTCATGGTTGAATAAAATGCCACACGATGCGTGCAGACCATACGATTCGCGATAGTTCACCGTAAGATGATGTGCATATACCTTTGCGCAACCATATGGTGAACGAGGATAGAATGGAGTAGTTTCCTTTTGAGGAACCTCTTGTACCTTTCCAAACATCTCGCTTGAGGATGCCTGATAATACCTTACTTTTTTACCAGAGATTTGTTCATAGGAACGAATCGCTTCAAGCATATTCAATGTTCCAATACCTACGGTTTCTCCCGTATATACTGGAGCATCAAATGAAACACGAACATGACTCTGTGCTCCAAGATTGTATATCTCATCTGGATTGCATCTAGCAATCAACTTCTCTATTGTAGTATAATCAGTTAGATCGCCATAATGCAAAAAGAAAGATTTGTTATATACCTCTGGATTTTGAATATGATGTTCAAGTCTTGCAGTGTTAAAAGATGATGATCTACGAATGATACCATGAACTTCATATCCCTTGGATATGAGGAGATCCACTAGATATGATCCGTCTTGACCAGAAATGCCTGTAATTAATGCCACTTTTTTCATTATATAAACCTTATTATACTGGATGATGCAATACTTCAGAATTTGGATTGCTTCGTATATTTAGTGAGGATACTTCGATGTCTGGGTAATATCTCATTATCTTATATGAAAATCTTTTTGCAAATTTTGTATATGACAATGATTCTTCGATATTGCTCTTCAGTTCATCATGAAAATTCCATGCTAATGTTATGAACAATACATTATTTGTTAGTTTTTCTATGAATTTTCTATTCATGATCATGCAATTAGTGCCTGGTGTCAATTTTTCTTGCTTAGTTGGAGTATCATCGATGATAAAATGTGGTTTAATTTTTGAAAAATTTAAAAATGTATTTGCTTTTGCAGCAGCACCATATCCAACAATCAAATAACCATTTTTCATATATTGGTTGATTATTGCATTAGCATTTTCTATTATTGCATATACAGCTTTAGCATATATTTTATATGTTTCTATCAAGTATCTTCCATTTTTTGATTCCACATCAATCATGGAATTCACAGATTGGTTTATCTTGCCTGTTTTTCCAATAACAAAAATATAACTTTCTCCATGGATAGGATTTATACTAACATCAAGCAATAGAAGATTATTTCTCTCACAAAGTGTCTTCATTGATCTTACAGAGAAATATGATAAATGCTCATGATATATCGTATCAAATTGACGATCATCTATCATATTTGCTTGAGAAGTTTGAATGTATAATCTACTATTATCAGTCATTATAATTTTACAATCTTGTAGAAACTGATCAACATCATCTAAATGAGCAAATACATTTTGCGCAGTAATTGCATCAAATTGTTTTATTGAGAGTTTGTCGATTGAATCTATATTGAAATAATCATCAATAATTTGCTCTGCATGTTGTTTTGATTTTTCCTTCAAGTTTGTTGCAGGATCGATTCCAAATGTTCTCCATCCTCTTTTTTTAAACTTTTCTAGTTGAGTACCATCATTGCATGCAATATCAAGAACACTACCAATTTTGGAAATATTATCTTCAACATATTCACTAAACCATTCACAATATTTGTTAAATGTTTTTGGAATTCCACTTTGATATGAATAGTGTTTAAACATTTCATCTGGATTGACAACAATGCTTAATTGACAATGAAAGCAATCAGTGCATACATTTAATTTTAATGGATATCTTGCAAGATCATTCGTTCCAAAATGATATGAATTTGCAAGAGGATGTTCTCCGAGATCCAATACTTCATTTAAATTCTTGGATTTGCAACATCTGCATTCGGTTTTAATATTATAATTAGAATTCATTAGGTGTTCTTTAAAAAATTAAATAAATTTTCAAACGCTTCTAGATCTTTATGTCTATTTTGATCTATTGCACAATTAGGTCTACACCTATAGCAATATGGATCTGTATCTGTTAGAGAAATTGAATTAATAAAATCTGTAAAATTACAATCATGGTTATAAAATACCAATGATCCATCTCCAATAATTGGAATACCATTTGATTTTAGTATATGTGCAACCATTACATCATCATGATCGCTATTGTTTTCTAAACTAGAATCTATGTTTTTTCTTAAAATATCCACAACATCTCTACTAAAAATCATTCCAATTCCTGATATACAATCAGCAACTGTTTTTCCAAAAAAACATTTATTCTCAGGCAATGCTTGAATTTTATTCAATAGTCGTTTCTTGTCAATATAAGAAGATGAATTTGTTCTAATTACATAATCCCATTTCATATTCCAGATAAAATCTAAAGCAAGTTTCAATTTAAATGTTCTATTATAATTTATATCTGAAGTTTTTAAAATCAAAACATCATCATTGAGTGTGTTATTTTCTATATCAAGTGATCCATAATAAAATATTGTGGATACTCCATCAATAGAAATCAAATTCCATGTATTTTTTTGTTTTTCTAGCATTGCATCATATGGTGATTGATTGCTAGATTGAACTAATACTAGTATAGTTTTCATTTTTGTGTCAAACTAAAAGATGACATATTATCAATTATCAATTCATTTAAATTATAATTTTTAAATTTTTCTATAATAGCAGCAATAAGAATATTTCCTGTTTGGACCTTTCCATCCAAATCATCATTCACATAACTCCATTTTTCAAATACAATTTTTTTAATATTAATTGAATTCAAATCAATACTTAAAAGAATTTCATAATCTAATCCTTCAGTATCTATTGATAGATAATCAATTTCTGTTATATTATTGGTAATGCAAAAATCATTAAATGTTATTGGAATAAAATTTATTATTTCTGATATTTGTTGAAAAGAATTTCTATTTATTACAGAACTTAAATCCATATTATTATCATACAAATATAATTTATTACAATTTTTGATTTTATCAGGAACTATGCCACATTCATGGAAATGAATAGTGTGGCGTGAAGTTAAAGATTCATAGTTTTTTTTTAAAGTTGGTATCAATTTTGAATTAGCTTCAATCAAATAAATATTACATTTATTTGATTCCTGATTGCAAACATTATAAAAATCGTCAGTCCCAATATTTGCACCTATTTGCATATAAGTTTTCATATTATATTCCTATATTATTTGATTAATAATTAAATCTTTCCACCAGGAAAATTTTAATTTTTCTTTATTAAAAGTAGTAGAAAAGAATTCATTTTTCTTTTTATTCAATAAATCCTCTGTGACTTCTTCCCAGTCATCTACAAACACCACAGGAAGATCTTTATATACAAGTTCAAGACCATGATATCGTTTCATGACTGGATATCTATTAAGATAGAGAACTTCCCAGTTTCTATGGCAATCCAATCCATTACCGCGTGGGCATATGATGAAATCGTGATCCAGTATATCAGAATAGTATTGCTCATTAGAGATGGTACGATGCATAACTTTAGTACAATTTTTAATTTTACTATAGGCATCTTCTCTATCTGTTTTATATGTTTTTGTATTGCAATTCAGATAAGCAAGTCTTGAAGGAACCTGATGTTTTTGCATATAGGCAAATAATAATTTTTTCTTATCGATTGAACCCTCGACATAATCGTTTTCCAATCCAATTGGCAATGCAATGCATCTAGAATCAATAGTCATTATATTTTGACCAAACCATGATGTCAAATTATGGAATAATCTCAATGCATCGTCGGTTACTGGAAGATCTCCATTATGGGTCAATATACGACTACAAGATGAAGGCAGTCTGGAGATATAATCAATTTTAGATTTGCATCCAAAAAATTCAATATCAAGAAATTTATCTCCAGTAATAAAATCATCATATAGAATCATGTAAAATATGCTCCACAATTGCATCTATTTCTTGTTTATGATTCGCATAAGGACGAATGCAATGACAATCGAAATAATATTCAGATAAGATTGATTCTTTATTCCATTCCCATCTATCTCTATCTATTCGACGGCACATATGCTTGCCGCAATCGCGTGCTAGATGCACTATCCGTGAACGATCAAATTGATTTATGAATTGACTTGACCATTTTTCATCAATAGACCAATGAGGAAATTTTTCCGTTAATCCATTTGGACTGTGATTTGTATTGTCGTTTTTCCAAAAATCACCTTTCATGAATTCGATCCATATATGGGAAGATTTTAGTATCTCCATGAAGGTTGATCCTTTTGCTACATTATAGCAACATGAATAGTTTATATTTGGATGATGTTCATGTATATCATGATTCATGGAAATAAATTTATCATCAGATATGCTTGAAATGGCATCGATAAAATATTTTTTAGAAATAGGAAGCATGTCTATATCGGAGGTCATCCAGATGGTATCTGGTTCCGTTAAAGGCAACCAATATCTTGATAATTGACATTGTACATTTATTGGTACATTTGGAAGAATACCAGGTCTAATGACAGTTCCATATTCAGTTGAAACTTCTTTGATTCCAAAATGAATCAGTACTGGTTCAATTTTGAATTTTAATTTCCATATCTTGGATACAATTGGCCAGAAATCCAAGTAATAATCTTTATCATCACTTGAGTGAATAACTTTTTGTATTTGCATTAATTGCTTCTTCTTGAATGTTCGATATAATAATCCTGCATACCATGTTGGGTTATATCGTTCATTGATAATACATCATGTTTTTTAGAAAGCAAACTAAAAATCGATTGATCGTGTCTATGTTCTGAAAATTCAGGGTAATTTGGATTTGTAGATGGAGATATGATTTCATCTGCAATTAAATGAAAATTTGAACTATATTTATACCACTCATCTATGAACCATTTATTGAATTCATTTTTAATGCAAATGAAAAAGGTGCTCATTATTTGTTGAGAGCAATGAATTTCTGGAGTATCCATAGTCAATTCAACAAGGCAATCTCTTTTTGTCCATGTTTTTTCAGTACAAATTGGATTTGTCAAATTAAATACTAGATTTTTATTTTTACTTTCAATCATAATGTCAAATATTGGTTTCATATTTTTGACAAAATGACATCCAGAATCCGAATACATCAATAAATCACCATCATTTATTTTTTCCAATTGAGTTTTTATAATAAAAGATTTCCATATCCAATATCCAGCACCACGGGTGTGCTTGAAATGCTCGCTATGGGTTTGAAAAAATGATGTAGGTAATGAATCTCTATTGAAATTTATAACTTCATCAAATCCAGCAACATGTATTCCTGTTTCACTATTTATTTTTTGTGCAATGACATATCCTGCATTTGGTGGAGAATTTACTCCCCAATTATGAGTCCCCTTTGCTGCATAATTAATCAGATATTTTTTCATAATCCTATCCAACCAGCACATGGTATGTCTTTAGTGCATACCTCATGATTTATATCAAGTTCTCTATATGGTAATGTATTTCCAAACCATTGTTTTGGATATACTACTTGTTTTTCAGGATGTTTATTTAACCAGGCACCCCACCATGAAAATGTGCTATTTGCAATGACTAGATTTTTTACCATTGTCATTGCGCATATGGTTTCTTCTTGTGGCATATCGCTAAAAATAAAATTAATACCTTCGATCTTTATATTAGCACGACACCATTCGATGTCATCAGAAAATACAATAACATTTTTTGCATTCATCAATTTCAATCCATCTTTATAATAATCCAAAGATGGAATAGGATGCGCATGTTGAATTGTAAGATAATCTGTTCTTCTTAAATGAATTGCTGTTGCTTCTTTGTAATCAATATCATAAGTATCCAATTTTGCTTTAGTTGACTGAACAACAGTATCATTAAATTCAAAGTTTGATCGTATCAATGATTCATAGGATTTAAAATATTTTTCTGATTGATAATATCCATATAAATGGACATTATCTGGCAAGATATCAAATAGTTCATTGTAGAAAAAATGCTGTTCCTTGTAAACCATACTTGCAGGATTTCCAAAATGGACATCCATCATCTTAAAACAATTTAAATATGAATATGTAGTATTATTCCATGAAGGAATCGGAATATGCAATACCGTATTGTGTTTTTTTGCAAGAGCAAGAGCAGCAGCAATTTGAAATAAATTGTTTCCCATTCTACCCATCAAAATTACACTAATCATCAATCATTCTCCATTACAAAAATAGAATTGATATCATCAACATAAATTTCAATATATCCATTATTGAGAATTTTAGTTCTAGTTTCTAGCATTTTATTTCTAATATGATCTCTATCTTTAAAATCTGGATGATTGTATTCTAATTCTGCAATAATCATCTTTGGCTTAACCGCAAAGGAGTAAGAACTGAACACATCATATTCATTTCCTTCAACATCTACGACAAGTAAATCAAATTTTTCTATATTTTGTTGAGATATAAATGAATCTAATGTTACACATTCACATTTAAATGTTTGTCCATTTGCAAAAGATCCAGAAGACCAATTTATTTGCTTATAAGCATCTAACATTTCTGGATTGCTAGTTGTTAATGCTCCACCAAAAAAAAATTCAACAACACCTTCGGTTGCTGAAATTCCTAAATTGAACACTTTAACATTATTTTTAGAATGTCTTTGCGAACAAGCATGTACAGCTGGTGGATATGGTTCAATATAATATCCATTCCATCCAATATCCGCCAAGCATGATGTATTGCTAAAACTTTCTCCATCCAATGCACCAACCTCTATGAATGTTTTATCGATATCATTATTAAAATATTTTTCGTAAATAAGTGATAAATCTTTAACTTGACAAGTATTTGATACTTTATATCTCATATTACCCTCATTTTTTATTTAATTTGATTTCATTTTTATAACAACTGGTTCTTATTTAATAGATGATGTTATAAAAACATCATACTCATCAAGTAAGTTATTAACTTCTAGTAGCATTTTTATTTCTTTCGTACTCCCATCCAGCAGGACTGATACCTATTTTTACTTTGGTATTTCTTGATATACTTGCAAGATTATAAAAATTTATAATTTTAAATGAATCGGTTAATTCATTGAATAGATCGACAAGAATACAATGTTCTGTACATTTCCAGTCAAGATCCAATCTCTTGTCATCGCATAATTCTTTCCATCTCGTTAAAAATTCTCTTGATTTTTTGGTATTTCCAAAATAGATCAATGCAGCATGTGGTGTTTTTCCATCATGTTCGCGTGTTGCAAAGGCAATATCACAATCAAGATTTTGAAATTCTGTTATAGCACCATATACATTTGTATCTGCATCTATCCATGCAACAGATTCTTGCAATTGATCAAGTTTTTCCAATATAAATGTTGGTTTATATAAATTCAATTTATCATAAGCGGACAATCCCATTCTTTCAAAGTCAATGTTATCTGCAATTAGTTCGTGTCCGAATGAATTCAATTGCTTTTTTAGATTCAAATAACAATCCTCATAAAATGAGGATTTGCTTGGATCCTTATCATAATAATAATTAATGAATTTCATTGATTTCCCACCAAGTTAAAACGAATCATATCATCATTCATTCCCATTTCCTTTAAGGATTTTTCTTTAGAAACCCCATCTGCAATTCCCATGGTGATCATTGGTCTGCAATTTTCTGGTATTTGCGTGCCAGGCCATATTGCATATGGCATTCCTAGCATACCTACTTTCATTTTTGGAAGGAAAGTTGGAAAAACTTCACCAAGTAGAATTTCATGATCAAATACTTTTACTGATGGATTGCTTTCATTTGCCTTGCACCTTTCAACCCAGTATTTTATAAATTCCAATACTATTGGTTTGTATGACAAATATATCGGAGATGCCTTTGGCAAATTTACATTTGTGTTTGGAGGAAATCCTTGATATGCAAATGCTATATCACATTTTTCATCTAGATCATCAAAAATGGAAAGTTCATTATGAATGATGGAATCGACATCCAACCATACAAATGGTTTCTTCTTTTCTTCCAAAATAGAAAGAATAAAATTTGGTTTCGCTAGGCAATTCAAACGATATTCTCCACGGGATGATAATTCGCGAATATCGTGTGGAATATTATTTTCATTGCAATTAATACGCAATCTTCTTGCGTGATCGCTATAATATGTGCGATTATCGATATCGCAATAGAATGATACAATTTCAGTTTTCATGGATTAAGGTATATAATTGATCATCAGCAGATACAAGATTCTTTACCCTAGTAAAGTTATCATTTACTGCATTCAATTTACTTTCATAAAGTTCTTTTGTCAAGAGACTTGGATCAAAATCTGGAGTTAATTGTATTATTCCATCAGAATTGAAGATTTCATTAATCTCAGATGTTCCCCAATAGATCGGTATAGTTCCCGTTGCAAAGCAATCGGTTACCTTCTCTGTATAGTATGTGTTATATTTGTCATTCTCAATGACGATTGAGAACATATATGGAAGTATTAGATCTTCTTTATCTGTCCATGGTGCTGAATTTCCGCCAATTCTATTTGAGTTGGCAGCACCGCCAAAGATATCAACCTTATCTTTGAATTTTTCTGCAATTTCATGACGAATATGATGACCAAATGTTATCTTCTTTCCAGAAGCAACCATCGATACAAGTTTGGTCTTGGAATGAACCTGTTGATTCTTTATCCAAGGAAGATTGCTTCCTGCTGGACAATATCGAATATTTGGTGCTTTACCGACCCATATTTTATCTGATACAAATAATAAGTCATATGCTTCTGCAATTTTTATAATATTTGCCTCCCAAACATCAGGAGGAATGCACCATGAATGAAAAATAGCACGGGATTCGCATACCCATGCTATTTTACGCTCTCCTGGTTTCTTCTGATATCCCATACCTGGGACTATTGCAGAATCGACAAATACCTTTACAGGATGATCTTCAGATGTCCATTCAAATTGCTTTGGTTTGAGATCGGAACATGATGAATATTGAGGAACAAAACCACCGCCAATGAGTTGCATTTGCTTCATTATAAAGAATCTCCACCAGTATGTATTCTACTTACCGATGTGATACTTTGGAATCAAAGTCCATTCCTTCTTTTCCTTGTGAGGAATGATCTTTAGTCTTGCAAGCGAAAGTTGTGGTTCAGCATACTTGACGGAATCTACCGCTTCTACCAAACCCCACTCCACTAGGAGTTTGACGATTGTGTTTCGTCTTCCAAGGTCGTCCGTAGACATGTCTGAATCCAGACCATCAAGAACAAACATTTCCTTAAAATGCATGATAGCATATCTACCTCTTTTGTGCAGTATGTGGCAGGATTGATATAGTTTTTTTTCAGACTTGGAGGATACTCCAATTCGGGTGAGAGTTTCTTTAACTTTAAGAAAATCTTCTTCCCCCTTAAGTCTAACTTCAACACCCAATCCCTCAAAAATATCTTCTGTCATAATAAACTCCATTATTAACAGAAAATATTTATGGTTTTACCTTTTTTGACCACCTTTTTGTACTAATTTTTGAAGTTCCTTCATGGGTAAAAGATCCATGACTTCCCTTGCTTTTTGATCCGAATATCCAAATACTTCCTTAATTATTGCCAAATTTTCGTTTTCTTCGGGTTTTATCCATTTAGAAAACCGTTTTCTCTTGGAAATTGAATGCAATAGGTAATCATATTGCATTTTTTTATCCAAAAATGCCATTTGATTCATTTTATTGGCATAAAAAACAGTATCTGGAAAATAAGAAAAACACTTATTAATCACAAAAGGAACATAATCTTTCTCCAAACGCGAATCTTTGGATAGGATATTTTCCTTGGATTGATTGATGGAATTAAGAATATCTGAAAGCATATTATTTAAAAGCACAAGACATCATCAATTGAACCAAAAATGCCACCATATTGATTTCCTGGTCTGCTGCGAACGCACTGCGATACTGCGCTTCTCCAATGATCAGGATCGCCTCTGGAATGCTTTGGTTCTCCAGATGGTCTGATAAGGCATCGTAGATCTTCCTATAGACCTCCTGAGGGGAGGACTCGGCATTGAGTGCCGCCCAGCGACGAACCGCCCCAAAGTCCTTATTGCGCAATGCAATCATCAGATTCTTGATCTCTGATTCCGCAATGGAGGATAAAATCCCTACATCGATGGTTCCAGATACTGAATACCTCTGAAGTTCATTGAGAATTCTCCGCATGTCGGGAAAGTGCTTCATGATCAACTGACCAAGCACCTTCTTGTCAAATTTGATCCCTTCTTGCGTCAAGACATGAATGCATCGTTCCATCATTCTTGCGGCAATTGCAGGTTTCTCTCCTGGAGGAAGTACGAAATCAATACAAGTGCAGCGAGAATGAATAGGTTCAATAATTCTTGATTTATAGTTACAAGTAAGGATAAACCGACAATTGTTTGCAAACTCTTCAATAGCACCGCGAAGAGCGGGTTGAATGCTGTTAGCATTTGAATAATCAAACTCATCCAAAATCACCACTTTCTTGGTATCTCCACTCAAGGAGATAGTGCTGGCAAACTGCCGAATCTTGGTTCGGAGTGTATCAATGTTGCCTTCTTCAGAGCAATTGATGATGATCCAATCGGATCCCATTTCATTGCAAAGTGCCTTGGCAACTGTAGTCTTTCCAACTCCAGCAGTTCCCGAAAGAAGAAGATTCTGTGGTTCCCCCTTACGAACCATATCCCCGAAGGTTGCCTTCAGGGATACGGGGAGAACACATTCCTCAATGGTCTTAGGGCGGTATTTCTCCACCCACAAAAAAGTATCAGGATTCATAATTAAGATCCATAATTGGAGGTGTTCGCTTCCATGGCAAACCAGTACTTCAGCGAAATGCTCTTATGAACAAATTCGCCTACAATGTTCTTTGCAAAGTTTACGGTGTAATCGCCTGGAACAATCTTGATGTTTTCCATCTTGAAATGGAAGAGAAACTCAGGACCGCTATAGTTTTCCTTGACAATTACCTTGTAACTATTCGATGTTGGATCTGCAAGATCTGAAACCATTGCAACAATCTTGCTGCCTTCGGAAATGAAGGAAAGATCTGGAAGTTGCATTACCGATGCTGCTTTTTGCAGTTCAGAGAAATTCTTTTCTGTAAGAAGAATAGTCGTTGTTACCGTTGGCATGACGACATCCTTTGTGGGTACAGATAGAAGTCTTGGTTCCGAATAGAAGAAATTCACAATCGAATCTCCACCATTTTGGATCTTTACACTCTTCTCTCCAAACGAGAAAGATGGAGAATTGAAAAGACTGATCACTCCAAGAAATTTGTTTAGATCCCAGATTCCAAATTCAACATCAAAATCTTCGTCAACAGTTGCAACTGCCATGCCATTCTTGGAAGGCGTGATTGTCTTGATCACCTTACCTGGCTTAACCAGGAGATTGGAATTCAAGGTCGAGAAATTCTTTAGGATTGTTAGTGTATTTTTTGAAAAAGTCACGGAACTCATTGTATTTACTTTCTGTAGTTATCTTCAAAATCGTCGTCTTCAAAACCACTTTCCCAATAATTTTTAAGTTGATTCTTTGAACGGTTTCTCTCTGAGTTTAGTTCTTTCTTTGAAATAGACTTGAGAGGCTTAGGTTGCGGTGGTTTCTTATCTTTGTAATTATCTTCGTTTTTCATGGCACGCTCTACTATAGCACGGTTGAATTACAATTCAACCCAAAATCTATTAGTTTCCTCTTGAATATAAGTATATAATATTGAAGTAGATGGAACATACCATCTATCTCCAACATTTACAGTTATCGGTGCATTCTCTGACATATAGAAGACATTGTCGCCCCCTATTGACTTCCAATAGGGATTACCCTCCTGGGTTCCAGGAATTTTCAATGTAGTGGGAATAACTGCGACATATTTTTTCCCATTATACTCGACAGAATCGCCTATCTTATAGAGATAAGGATTGCCATCGACATCATATTGTCGAAATCTACCTCGAAAATTGATTCGATCAGTTACATTCATTTTAGTTATATATGATCTTGCTAAAATTATTCTTCTTTTCAAATGTAATTATGTTTGAAAACTTGTCAACAAGTTGATCTGCCTTATGGGAAATAACATATACATTTGCTTTATCGCTGACGATCTTCAGCAATTTCATCAACTCATCCATTCCAACGGAATCCAAGGATGAATCAAATACTTCGTCAAGGATCAATAGATTACAATTAACACTATTTTTCATTCGTGCGATCTCTCGCCATGCCAATAGCAATGCGAGATCGATCCTCATCTTCTCTCCTTCGCTGAAGTTCATGTATGAAAATTCATCACGATGACGAGACTTGATCTGTTCGTTGAATTCCTCATCCATGTTGAATTGAACGAAAAAATCCATTGCAGATAGAAATCGATTGATGTGACTGTTCATATGGGGAAGATAATATTTTATAATTTTTCCCTTTACTCCACCATCCTTAAGCAATTCATTTGCCAATTCATGATACATCATGTCATTTGACTGGGATAGTTTTTCATCCATAAGAATCTGAAGTGACGCTTCCAATTTGATTAGTTTTTCGCGTTCTTTATTAAGTTCATTAAGAATGGATGATTTGTCCAATGTATCTTGAATTCTTGACTTCTCACTTTCAAGATTATTGATCTCTGTTCTTTTTGCCTTGAGTTCAGAATTAGTTTCTCTGATTTTCTTAAGAGAAAGCTTCTTTGCAAGAACATCACCTTCCAGAGTGGAAATGATATTCTTTGTTTCACTTAATTGATTTTGTGCATCGGATATCCCTATCATTGAAGATAGGATCTTGTCTTTTTTCAGTTTATCGCTTATCTTCTGAGAACAAACTGGACATATCTCGTTTGTTTTGAAGAACTTTGCTTCACCTTCTATTCTTTTTTTATTCGAATCGAATACTGCAAGTTGCGCATGTTGTTCCTTGATGCTTTCCAATATATCATGTATTGCAGTTTCTGCTGTGGAAATATCCGTTTCTTCAGTACTTGTTTCCGCAATGATTGAATCCCATAATTCTGCAATTCGTTTATCAATTTCAGCGATTCGAATTTCCTTGTCGTCGCTGTCTTCGATATTTTTCTTTTCAAGAGTGAAGATATAATTTTTCTGAATGGAAATCTTATTTTTCTCCAGTTCAATCTTGGAATTCAAATCCTTTATTGATTCTTTGATGGCAAGAATCTTCCCCTTCAGCACGACATTCATGGTACTAAAGATATCAATATCCAGGATGTTCTCAATCACTGCTCGTCTATCAGCAGAACTTAATTGCATGAATGGAACAAAGGATGAACTTCCCAGAATAACTACCTGAGTGAATGTCTTATAGTTCATCTTGAGAATCTGCTGCTCAAGAATGTCCTGATAATCCGTACTGCTTGCTTCCTGATCGATTAAAGTTCCATTTTTGTGAATTTCAAAGAGGCGTGGAGACATTCCACGCCGAACAAGAAATTTATCAGATCCACGACTGAATTCTATCTCGACAATGCATCCTTTTTGATTGATAGAATTTGCAAGTTGTGGAATATTGATCTTGCGAAATGGTTTTCCAAACAATGCAAATGTGATAGAATCAAGAAATGCAAATGATTTTCCACTTCCATTGTTTCCACAGATAAGAGTAGTGCTATTCTTATCAAGAATAATCTCGGACATGGTATTGCCGAATGATCCAAAATTCTTGAATCTTACTTTTTCAAATTTAATCATATGCTGAGACTTTCCATATAGAGATCGCTGATCAATGTCTTCAACTTGACCTTATCGATATCGCGTTCAATTGCGTCGATTTCTCGACCAATGATGCTGATCGTATCCTCGGATTCATTGAATTCCACAGTTGTGGTCTTATCCAAGGGATCCTCATTTACAGATAGATCCTGAATGCCTTTTTCCCACAAAGCATCGATAAATTTATCGAATATATTCTGCTTTGTCTTATTGCGAACAGTGAGTCGAACAAATGCATTCTTGAGATTGCGCTCGCTGATGAACATGGCAATCTTTCGAATCTCATCTTGATTCGAATCATCGTATGTAAATACATGAAATATATTGTTTTCATTTTCAATAAATTCAAAGATATCCATGTTGGTATCATACACATGAAATCCCTTCTTGGAAGAGATATCGGAAAAATTCATTTGATACTGAGTACCGAGATAATGAATGTTGCCTTGAGATTGTTTTATGTGAAAATGTCCAGAAAGGACCCTATCGAAGCGTGAGAATAACGCTGAGGTAAATCCTTCATGTTGCTTGACTCCTGCAATCACTTCAAATCCAATGATTTCAAAATGACCACCGATCATTCTGCATTTGCAGTTCTTAAGAAACTCAACCACTCTGCTTTCATTCTCCTTGGTCACCCAAGGAACTATACCAAAGCAAAAATCATCAAAATGGATCGTGGTTGGATCTTCATATATCGTTATGTTGGAATAACGATCAGTAAGAAGTTCTCGCAATGAATTCAATTCATTGGTATTCTTGAAGTAAGTATCATGATTTCCAATCGTAATGTGAAGATTTATTCCTTCATTATGAAATCTATTGAGAATGCGTTTTCTAACGGAAGAAAGTGTGTTGAAATTTACAAACTTTCTCCTGTCGAAGAAATCTCCAAGATGGATGACTTCTGTTATTCCATTGGATTTCAAATATGGAAAAAATACTGTTTCAAAGAATGATATTGCGTTTTCGAGAAAAAAGGGAGAATCATTTCGTACTCCAAAATGAGTATCGCATAAAAATGCTATTTTCACTTATCTTTCCTTTTCTTTCTTTTCTTTTTTGATTTTGGTTCAAGTTTCTCGACATCAGTTTCTGTCAATGAAAAATGTTTCTGTAGGAATTCCGTATAGGTTCCAGTATCAGAATCTTTCTTCATCCATTCGATAAATTTACCATCCATATCCTTCATCTGCATGCATTTATACTTGATGAATGCTTGTTTCTTTTCCTTCTCTATTCTACGCAGAAAGGCATAATATATTATCTGAGTAAAATACGAGAAAGGATTCGAGGATTTATCTGGATCGAAGTTATGCGCATAAAGAAGACAGTTCTCTACACCATCTCCTATCATGTCTTCACGAAAAGGATAGTTGATGAAGTTTGGTCTATGTGAAAGATGTTCTGCAATCTTTAGAAAAGATTCGGCAATGTAATGCGTTGCAGGTGGTCTATTATCACCACATTCCTCTGCTTCCTTCACTAGTTTCTTCCATTCCACCATTGCCTTGCAGAATTCAACATTATTGATATAATGTTTTAATTTCTTGACTTCTTCTTCTATTATTTTCTCTTCTGGTTTATTTTCTTGAGTCATGATCATCCTCTACTTGATGCAAGTATAGCATGATAACTTGATTCTCCAAATATATTAGAAGAAATTTCAAGAAATTCAAAAGTTTCACTTGACATGCCTTTGATGGGTTGCTATACTAGCTGTGTGGGATTCAGAAGAAAAGAAGTAATCTTGATTGAGAATTAATTATTGTAATCATTCGAATTAGGATCTGGATTCCAATCACTCAACTTATTCCCGAAGTCCTGGCGATTCTTCTCATCACCAGTGAATCTGTTGCGCTTCTTGACTTCCTCAATCATATCCAACAAGGTCTCTGGTTTGATGATTCCCGAAGTAATCATGTTCATGATCGCTTCAGATGGAATATATAATTGCATCATGATCATGTGACGGTCGAGTTCATTCTCATCGACCATGTCTGGTGGAAGAACTGGTTTACGGCGTTTCTTGCGACGACGAGGTTCCTTTGGTTCCATCATGCTGGATGTAGATCCAAGCAGATCGCTTAGAAATGTTCCAAATAGTTCATTATTCAATGTAGATTCGTCCATTGAATCCAAAGGATCATTTGCAGTGATGCTTGTCTTGTAAGCATCTGGTTCAAATTCCTTGGTGCTTTCCATCTCATATAACTTCATGGTATCCTTGTTAGGTTCACTCACGAAGGCAATGTGATTGGTTGGAATGTCCACGCTCTTAGTCTCGCTATTGATCAGCCAATCATGTAGAGTGGTGATATCAATCGTTCTACCTTTGCTATCGGTTGTCGCAGAATATCGAAATATCATTGGTTTGATGACCTTGACATTCACATCATTTTGTTCGATGATCTGACATGCAATCTCTTCACCGCTGCGCAACTTAAGAATCTTTAAGTTCATTCGAATCTCCTAGTTTGATTTTAATCGTCCTATATGAAAACTCTTCATTAGTATATATGGTAATGCGTTCATCCAGATGCCTCAAGGCATGGTTTCTATACTTACCAACGCTCAGGTCATCCCCGATATCATATACGGTGACCTTATCCTTGGTATCCGACTTACGCAGACCTCTACCTATGGATTGTAGCACACGAATGACCGATTTGGAAGGAGAAGCAAAGATTATCGAATTGATGTTTTTGATGTTTATGCCTGTGCTGCATGTTCCAAATGAAGCAACAAGAACGCTATTATCATTGCCATCAACAATTTTTCTTATTTGTTCTCTTTGTTCGATTTCCGTTTTACCACAGATAAGATACGACTGTTTCTTACTTCCTTCTGAAATCTTCTTATGGAGAGGTATTCCATGCTTGTCAACAAAATTAAAAAGAACAAGCACATTCCCATGAAGACTATTTGCAAGATTTGAAATAAATTGATTTCGTTTTTCATTTAAAACCAACCATTCGATTTCATCTGCGTACTTTGCACGCTTAATTTCCTGCACAGAGATATCTGGATATTTAAGTACCAGACATTCAATATTTAGTTGAGCAAGAACTTCACGGTCTATGAGGTCTTTAGTGGATGTCACCCTATGGACAGTTCCAAATAGTCCTTCAAGTACCAATTTATGCACCTCGGTTCCATCCAGTGTTCCTGTTGTTCCAATTCTATAGTCGCATTTTTTTAGTTTGGTCATGATTCGTGTCAATGATTTTGCCTTAAATAAATGAGATTCATCTCCGATAATGGCATCAAATTGACTAAAAAAGTCCTCTGATTGAGTATGAAGACTTTGCCATGTTGATATTACTACGCGACAATCAGTGTTTTTTTCCTTGCCACTATAGATCATATGAATATGTTTTGATATGCTTTTTGCATTTGCATAGTCTTGAAAATCTGAATTTAATTGAGTGACAAGTCCTGTGGTGGGAACAACTATTAATATTTTTTTATTTGTTCTTTTAAGCAATTCCAACATGATCAGATAAATGATCAGACTTTTACCACTACCAGTTGGAGATATCAGCAAAGTTCTTCTATTCTCAAGAGCATGCTTCACTGCGTCCAATTGATAATCATGTGGTTCTATTTTCTTTCCACCAGAATATACGGTAGGTATTGTAAATGGTGTAAGATCCTTTTTTAAGGATGATTCATATTCGATCTTATATCCTCGTTCTGATGCAAATAGTAGGACATAATCCACCAGTCCAGCATATAGTTTATGAGTAAGGATGTTGAATAGACGAATCTTTCCATCCCATCTTTTTTTTCTAAACGCAGGATTATATTGGGAGTTTGGAACATTGAATGTGAAGAACGATGAGAGTTCCTTTGCAATGCCCTTTTCGCATTCCAACTCAATGTATACCGAGTCAACTGGTTTGATTTTTATCATAATCCTTGGGTAAACTTGACCCAATCAATCGATGATCTGATACTCCAGATCTTATTTGATATGATTTTTGCAACATTTTCGATATAAGTTACTTTTTCTTTTTGAAGAAATACTTTGTTCGACGCTGTGATCACATCAATATCGCTTTCAATGAACCGATCAAGATCTTGCTTGAGAATTGAAAGTTCAAATGGTTCCCAGTTCTTCTTCTTGAGTTCATCTTCAGACATCTTGCCCGAATAATATAACCATTTATCGCGACGAAGAATTCTTAATTTTGATTCCAAATTTTCCAGTATCAGTTTCTCATCCATGAGAATACACAGATACTTGTTGTGGAGTTGTGGAATGCGAGATGCTTCATCATCAAGATGATTGTTATCGATTACCGTATCTACTTCTGCTTGTGCTTTAATTTGATCAATATTCATGATAAAGAGTATACCTTATTATGGATTATTTGCAAATCTTTCTATCTCATAATGAGTATATGCAAATGTTGCAGTTGCAATCACTGCATTTGTATCAGTCAACGAAGAATCAAAGTCTATTCCACTAACAAATGTTGGATAGACATTTTTATATTTTACGCAAAGAATTGGACGATATGCACTATTCAATACCATAAGAAAGGCACTGCATATCTTTTGAGATTCTCGAAGAACTTCCGATGCGCTTTGATATGAGACTCCAAGATCTCGTATCCAATTGTGAAGTTCCAACCAATTCTTCATCTCTTCATCCACAGCAAATCCAACCTGAAGGTCTTCATAGACATAGGAAGTTCCAGGTCTTCTCATGCTTACTCCAGTTGGATTTGATTGAATTGAAGTTCCAAAACTTAAGGATGGAATATTTGCCCTCTGACAGAAATAAGTCATTGTTGGACAACGAGTCAATGTAAATCTAAATTTATTGTTTGTTAGATTATTATTCGTATCTGGTTGAAAATTGTTCTCAAATAAGAAATCTCCTGGAAGATCACGAAGAATATTCGATGAACTATTGTCAATTATTATCTGTTGACTATTGTTAGGCATATCAGTATTTATAAAAGAAAACCCAGGACCTTTCGATCCTGGGTTCTCGGTTAGTATTGTCCGAATCTATCAGACGGTGTTACCGTGGAGATTCTTGACTGCGAAGAGACGGTAGTATGCATTGCTGTTAGAAGTCAAACCATCATCATTTGATTGGCTGAAGGTGCTATCGCGACCACCTGCGAATGGATTGGCAACGAGACCGTAACGAGTCTTGAAACCGATCTTGGGTTGGAAGGTGTCTTGACCAACTGCGCGGACCATTTGTAGAGGAACATATGGGCAGTAGAAGAAACCAGCATCGTATGGTGAGGTTCCCTTGTAACCAACGGTAACGAAGTTGACATTGTTTGCAACGAAGGGATCGATGTAAACCTTGAACTTGTTGTTGAGAACACCAGCAAAGATGTTACCAGTATCATCTACTTGGAGATCGACATTGAGTGCTGGAGAGAGATTGAGGAATCCACCCATTGCAAGTGCAGAAGCGACATCTGCGCTGCATACGATGAAGTTACCCTTACCACGGCGTGTTTCCTTGGCAATTTGATTTGCTTCGCGCTCAATTTGGAACATGAGTCCACGGAAGCGTTCTGCTGACCAACGACCATCGGAGTCGAGGATGAGGTCGTAAACACCACCCTGGCTGATGTCAGTACCGTAGCTGCTAAGATCGTTTTGACGGCAACCAGTCTTAGCGACATAATACATGGCGCGGAGAATCTCGCGGTTGATTTCGTTCATGATTTCAACTGAGAGAATGTTGGCAAGTTCTGCCTCTGCGTCAAGACCGTGAACTGCACGAAGGTCTTGTGCAAGTTCGGTGGTGTATTCTGCCTTGAGAGCGCGTGAACGAGCTTGAACTGCGACACGCTCAATGCTGAATGCCATTTCACGGAAGTCAGCATTTGCTGGAGTCTTACCGAGAGATTCGGCAGTTGAAGTCAACATTCCACGGAATGCAGTGAAGGTATCGGGACGAGACAGGTAGGTTGCACCAGCAGCAAAATCACCTAGACCCTTGGCACTGAATACGCCAAGAGTTGAACCGTTTAGAATTGCTGTGTAATTTTCAGCACCAGGACCAGAAGCACCGCAAACACCAGATAACTTAGCCCATGGTTCATCGAAGAGTGCTTCGGTTCCGAGGGTATATCCGCTGTTATCTGCGCCATAACGAGCGCGCATTGCAAAGATAAGACCAGTTGGAGCACTCATTGGTTGAACGCCTGCAATGTCGTATGCAACGACATTGGGCATTGCGCGACGAACGAGTGAGATCAGAACGGGATCGTAACCTGCGAAGTTACCTGCATTGCCGACTTGACCAGCGATGAAGTTTCCACCCATACCTACAGGACCCATTGAGTTCTCAAAAAGGTTTCCTGCGGATCTTTCTTCTCTCATTGCATTGACTTGATTCTCAAGAAGAACTGCGGTTACACGCTTCTTGTGAAGGTCTTGGATATTGGGAAGATCACCGTGATTAAGAACAGGTGACCACTTTTCTACGAGGGTATCATATGGCGAACTTTGATTAAAATCGAGTGACATTTATTTTTCTCTCCTTAAGATTCTGTTATATTTAGTATTTTAAAATTTTCAGATAAAGTTGTCCTGAACTATACCTGGATTAATTACGCTTGCTAGACGAGACGCTGCTGGAGTTGAATGAACTTTTTCAACTTTTGGGTTATTCTTATTCATTAAACTAATTGTATTTACAATGCTTTCCATCATTGGATCAACGCTTTCAGCGGAACCAACGAATGAGGAAGATTGATCTTCAGTTAGTGAAACTTGAGTATTATTATACTGTGATTGTGTGTTTGGAGAAACAACTGATCTGTTGAAATAAGATTCTCTTAGAAGAGCAACTTTATGAGCATATTGTTCAACTGAATCAAATTCTAGACCTTCTGACAACTTGGCAAGTTTCTCAACTTGAGTAGCTGCAAGACCATTGGTTTGTTCCATGAATGCTTCAGCACAAAGATGTGCCTTGATCTCATTCTTAAGTTCAATATTTTGCTTGATGAGAGTATTTACATTCTCTTGAAGTTCTTCATTTGCTTCAAAGATGTCATCAAGAACATCATATTTTTCCTCAGGAACATCAATGAATGAAGATTCAAAAAGATTCTTCAGACCACCGATGAAGTTTTCTGCAATTTCGGTACGAAGACCTCGTTCAACAGCAACTTTATTGTCCTGCATCCATTCAGTGATGACATAATCAAGATAAGTATCAACTTGTTCGACAATGTGTTCACCATTAGTGGTCACTTGTTCCTCAATTAGTTCTTTTGCTGCTTGAAGAATATGTGCTTCAATAAGTTCAACCTTCTCGGCAATTGCTGCTTCAAAGATAGTTTTTGCTTTAAACTTGAAGTCCTCGCTGAGATCCTCACCGTCAAAAAGACTTGCAAGATAATCAATGCTTTCTTGTGCTGGTTCTGCTTTTTTCTTTTTTCCCTTGCTAGCAACAGCATTAGATGGGCTCGCATCACGGGTCGTTTGATTAGTTAGGGCAGTGTTTGGATCTGAAATTGGAGGAGCAATTACTGCGCCTTTTCCAGTTCCGTCATTATAAAGATCGGTCGATGAGTATTCTGTATAAGGATTTGATTCTGGCATGTTTTTCTCCACTTTTTCTAAAAACTATTTAGAATATTTTATATTTAGACTTACGGAATGACCTTATTGATATTAGGGTAATTTTTTCGAGCATATCGTAAAATATCTGCTCTTCTAGCAGGTGAATTTGGACCTACCAAAGTTTGAAAGGACTGTACCATAGATCCTGTTAAGTTTTTATGAGTTGTATCTGCTGCTCGCTGAAGGGATCCAATAGATGGATTTGTTCTTCCAATTGTATGAATTTGTGCTTCTAATGCTTGTCTTTGAGGATCATTAGGTGGAAGATGATTTAAAATATTATTAATATGAGATGCCTTCATACCTAACGCATGGGAATAATGAGCAGTCAATAAGGTATCTCTAATTCTTGCCACTTCTGCGGCACTTTCAGTCTTTGCTGCAATATTTAAATCATGAGCAGCTTCTAATGCCCGATTTCCCATTTCTCTGGCAAATAAACTGGTTTTTGCTACCGCATTCTTAATTTTATTTGCTTCATGTATATTTTGAGCTATATAAGGAATAGCATATCGCAGAGTAAACTCTGCTTTTTCTGATAAAATCTTGGACTGATTATTATTCATAATTTTCTTAAAAAGTCTGAAAATAATTTAATTGCATTTTCTTCTAATTTACGAACTGGAGTATTTTTTAATTGCCTTTCATAGGCAGAAATCTCTTGTTCGACAAGAAGTCCATTGTCCCAAATCCATTCCTTACCTTCAAGAATGCCATTTACAAAGGCATTGGGAGCAGATGGATCTGCAACAATGTCGATTGCAGAAAGAGTAAAATCTTCCTGAACATGGTTGACTCCATTAATTTTCTTAAGGGAACCCATTCCACGGGAAGAAACACCAAGTTGTGCTCCTTCATCGATCAATGATTTTACAATCTTACCCATTGGGGTATCAAGAATTTTCATCTTACCGATGATTTGATTTCCAGATTCTTTTAGATTACTAACCATATGTGAAACTCTGTCAAGATTCACAGTTGGACCATCTGGATGGTTTAGTTCTCCAAGTGCTCTATTTTTATTAACATATTCTTTAATGTATCTGGTAGTCTCCTTCTTAAGAACACTTTCAGTATACATGCGCTGATTGCGATTCACCACATTCGATTCCATCATCACACCAGTGAGATAATAGGTTTTTGCCCCACCTTCTGCTGATTCGATTATGGGTTTAATATCTTCTGTTGTTTCTGTGATTAATTTCATGGGATTCTCTATTTTATTGTTTATTTTCTACGATGTTCTTTTTTCTCTTTACTTGGAGATTCTTTTTCCTCTTCCTCATCATCTTCTCCTGGGTGTTTATCTGCCCAGTCTGGAACACCATCACCATCTGCATCTGGTTTATGCTTTTTGGATTTAGATTCTCCAAGAAGAACATCAAGATATTCTTCTGAGATCTCCATGATTTCCTCTTCGGTGAGATTCTCTCCTAGTTCTTCTTGAATATCAGAAATAATAGTCATGATTTCATTTTCGAAATCTTCAACTAATTCTTCCAGATCATCATTGTCGATGACACTTTCGGTCTTCATTTTATTTGGTTTTTTGGTTTTTGCCTTGGAACCACCAGCAGATGATTGGTTGGTAACAAGATGACCCTTGTTATTTGGTCCTGTTTTCTTTGAACCTTCAAAGATTGTTGGAGCAAATTCGACTAATTTATCCTCAAGAGCATTTCCAAGTTTCTCCAAAAGAGAATGATTAATGAGTTTCTTTGCTTCGATAAGATCTTCTTTGAGAAGTGCGTTAACAATTTGTTTTGAACTAGACATATCGGTCTCCTATTTATTATATATTATTGCTGATTTTCTTGATCTAAAAGTCCTAATTGCTGCATTTGAAGTTGCTGTTGAATTTGTTTTTGCTTGTCTTGTTCCATTTCCAAATTCATCTTTGCAATTTCTTCATCATTTTGCTTGAGGATATTCTTGCGAATATAATTCGTAGAAAAGAATAGACCATTATAATTTCCTAGAGTATTCAACATGTCTACTCGTTCTCTGAGAATTTCATTTTCCTTCAATTCATTGAAATATGAATCTTTGCTGAATACAATATTGATATCCTGATATATTCTAGTCCAATCCTCCTCTGTCAAGATACCTCTAAGAATTGCTTGTTTCTTTAAAGTATCGATAAAGATATAGGAAAATTTCTTCTGAAGTCTTTCTATGAATTTATAGAACTTGACTTCATCTCTGGTTATTTCAGTGCTTCGACCGAGATTAAATCCAGTCTGAACTTCCATTCGAGTTAAAGGAACATTCAGAGCACGATATACCTTTCGAAGCAGATATTCAACATCTTCCATTTCACCCAGACTTTGACCACCAGGAAGAGTCTGAATTTCAGTTCCCTTGCCACCCTCTCGTCTTGGAAGCCAATAATCTTCCAACATGGACATATGATTTCTTTGATCTTTTATATCTCCAGTGGATGAATCATATGTCAATTTATTTCTATATCGATTCATCAGGGTTTTCATATATTCTTCCGCTTTATTTTTTGGAAGATTTCCAACATCGATATAGAATACTCTTCGTTCTGGAGCACGGGCAATACGATATACAACCATTGCATCTTCGGTTTGACGAAGCATGTTCAATGGTCTGATTGCCTTATGGAGATGTCCTACAACCCTTTTTGAGGTATGATCAACATATCCAGAATGGCAATATGTTATTGAATCTGGAGCAATCTTTACTCCTGCCGCACTAGTTGTAGAAGATACATTACTGACTTCATAATCACTATAGACATAATATTCCTCTACCTTTTTTACAACAGGTACAGTCGTATTATTGATTCTCTTTACTTCTTTTTGAACTTTTCTAATTTTTCGAATCTTGATTGGATCAATTGATCTAAGTTCAGATATTCCTTTTTCTGGATGTTCAACATCGATTATATTTTGAAAATATATTCGACCATCGACATACCATCTGCGAAATATATCATGTCCCTTATTTGAAAAGTCCATCATTCTTAATATGTTGTCAAATTCATTTTGAAGTTTAGATTTAATATTATCCGATAAATCGACAGTATCTAATGCTAGTCTAATGGAAACATTTTGAGTATCATAAACTATTGCTTGAGTGACAATATCTTCAATTGCCATATCAACTTCAGGATAAAGAGACATGCTTCTATATTGCCTGATTAGGGAATTTTCATCCATGAAAGAACCGCCAAAGTCATAAACGGAAGACATAAAGCCTCCCGTTTCAATGACCTGAGTTCCATCATAATTTTCTGGTGCTACGAATGATGCTGTTTTTAGTGTATCGCCCGTGAGACCATAATCACGAAATTCAGATTTCTTACCTAAAGAAAAACCAAAAAGTTCAAATGCCATGTGTTATTTCAATCCTTAGTTGTATGGTTCCCAGTAATCGTAAGCAATTTGCACGGTAAATTCGGTAAAAGAATCCGAAAGATCATAATTTAAAGTAATTGCGCCAATGTCTACTGGAAAACAGTTTTTAAGTTTAACTGATTTGTTGAAATTATTTGGATTTTGAGTTGGTGTTGGGGTAGTTGAAGTGCCTGGAGAGACATCACTATATCTAACAACCCAGTCGGCGGTCAGATTATAATTAATTGCATGGGTATCTCTACCATCCATTGCTTCCATCCAACGCTCAAATCCATTACGAAGATCCTTTGCAGGAATACTGGAATCATATACTGAAATGACCCAATCCGCGTAAACTCGTTCACCAGAAAACTTAACTACTCTTCCTTGCCATGCAATTGGAATTGTACCAATTGTTGAACCTGGAAGATCTGCTGCCTTGACATAAATGTTGAGGTCACTTAAATCTGGAGAAGTAACCGTCGATGGCCAGCGTGTTTCGACCATGAATCGATTGGGTCTTACTCCAAAAAAATTATTTCTAAATTCGTTTAATGTTGCCATTTAATAACCTCTTCCTTTATTTATCAAAGAGTTGCCGATAAATCTTTGTTAGTCAATGTAATCTTGACATAATTGATGGATGTAATTGGTTTAATTAAAATATCAGCAACAAAGTAATTTGCTTCAATTATTTCAGCAGTATTGTTACTTTCATCACATATTACCTTGTATTCAGTTATACCTCTTTGACCAACAATTCGATCAAGGAATCCTTCTGCTGCGATCTTAAATCTTGAACGAGTATTTGCATCGTTTTGTTCAAAAAGAATCGAACGAGCAACAGGAGCAAGTGCCTTTTTGATATACATGAAAAGTCTAGAAACATTGATTCTAGACAAGGTTGAGGTACTTGTTCCGCCTGTCTTATCTCCATAAAGAAGAGTTCCATCTCCAGCAAAGGTGACTACTGGATTGACAGCATTTGCATAAAGATTATCTTGTTCAGTATTGGTGAGGGTTCTGTTTAGACGAAGAACATTGAGAATTCTTCCTCTACGAGATCCAGCAGGAGAGAACCAAGGATAAAAATCTCTATCGGTGCGAACAATGCATCCTGCAATATCTGCTGCAAGTGGAGTCTGAACAGAATAGATTCCTGTAGTATCAAGATGAATCTTTTCACCAAATACTCTTACATAATTGTAACTGTTAGTTCCAGAGGGTAAGGTTACACCAGTGAGAGAATTGTCTAGAGTAGCAGTGATGGATTTAACATTGACAATGCCAATGACTGGTTCATTTCCCGATGCTCTTGCTTCTACAACAGTTACAACTGGAGTAGCATATCCGCTACCATCACCATATCCAGTGATTCCAGGTGCTCCACCTTGAAAAATGACATCATATCCCAGATTAATAAATCCACTTGATGGAGTCGATGATGACCCGAATCCAACATAACATCCTCCTCCATATTGGAGGAAATTATTAATTGGCCACCATTCACCAGAGAATCCGTGAGAAATGCCTGATCCGCTGTACAGACCATTCAAATAGGTTCCTGCACACGATCCAACACTATATGCAGTAATGCCAGCAATGGCATCTACACCACCAGCAAGAGCGGTAACATAGTCGTTTAGACGAGCGTACCATTCTGACGAATTATTTACATAAAAATATCCATCTGATTTTTCTGATGTTGTACCTAAAACCTTTAAAAAATTTGTAGGATTATATACAGCACCAATAGTTGATGAAAATTCTTCGGTAACTGGAACCACCAAAGACTCATCGATAAGGGTAAAAGTTACATTTGGTCTAGCCATTTTTCTCTCCTTGAATAAAATTGCTATTTATATGTAGTTTTTTTGATATCTTAATATTATCATGACCGTCTATTCTTTTTGGGCATAAGGTCGTCCCAAGGAGTCTTGACATCTTTACGATCAAATATCAACCAATGATCATTTCCAGAAGACCATTTCATATCTTCTTCTGCTTCTTCAGCATCAGATACCCCATCGGAATAGTAACCAAAAGGCAACATTTGATCTTCAATTTCCTCAATATCCTTCTGATACATTGCCAGACGAACATCCATATCGGTTAGATTTTTAAAATATTGTTGTCTGGTTGCCCATGCAAATAATACAAGACACATGACCAAGTCATCATTGTGTCCATCTTCTGCTTCAAAACTTTGCTTTTTTGATATAAATGTCGTAAATTCGGAAATAATGTCGGCATCTTCGACGATAAGTTTATCTTCTTCAATTAAGTTTTTTAAAACCTGACATCCGACTTTTTTAGTCAATACCGAAGTTTTTACGCCCATTTGAATTTTCTTAACAGGTCCATAACCTTCTGTAATGATTTGACCTTTTCTGCCCATCATAGCAGTCTTAACTATATTTTCATATTCTAGATCTGTATGAAGAACATTCGCTACTTCTATACCAATACTATTAACTTCTATGAGAACATGAGCATTATTATATTTTCTAGCAATGGTTTTTAGAACCGAAGCAAATAACAAAGGTGATACCGTATTATTTCTATATGTCGCTACGACCTTATAGGGAAATTCAGTTACATCTAGTACTACCGCAGCGGTATAGTCTTTACCTTGCCCTTCAGCAACATCTGCGGTAATGAAATATAAATGATCCTGAGATTTTGGAATATCCAAATCCTTTCGAATGGGTTCCTGATAGATATTCATTCCATCCTTGGTTCTTAATATGGGTTTAGAATATACTAAAGTATGAAGTCTGGCAGAGGATATTAATGTATTGGAACTTCCCAAGAAGTCGCATTCGAACTCCTGCTCGAATTGCTTTTCAGAAGTCTTACTGATCATATCCTGTTTCCATTTTTCATCACGAAGTGGTCCACCTGGATATTTGGGAACCTGACTCCAATGGACTTCAAATGGAACATAACCATTTTGCTTATTGATCGCACCCTTCCAATAATAATAAAACATATTCAATCCATTAGGAGTTGATATGATGAACATCTTGGTAGATTGACCAGAAGTAATGGTTGGATATACTGAAGTAAAGAACTCTTCAGCAATCTGCGTTGGAATGTGAGCAAACTCGTCCAGCAAAATGCAATTAAATGATCCACCACGGATAGCAGACGATGATGTTGCCGATGCAATGATACGGGATCCATTTTCCAGAACAATTGAACCCTTATTCCATTCAATAACCCCCTGCTGTAACCATTTTGGAAGATATTCATATGCCATCTTGATTCTACTCAAGATTTCTATTGCTGTTGTCTGTTTATTTGCAAGAATGGCAATATTTACATTTTGATTGAATAAAACATAATGTAGTAGATATGAACCTACTGTAGTGGTCTTTCCAGTCTGTCTTGGAAGTTTTCCAATTACGAATCTATTATTATGAAGAGTATCGATTAACTCTTCTTGATAATCGTACATCTCAAATGGAACAAGACCTTTATCAACAGCAACGATCTTGACATAGTTTTTTACAAAATATCCTGGATCATTGGAACATTTTATATATTCCTCAACCTGATGTGGTGTAAATTGTTGCTGTACACCAACAGGTTTAAGATTTGGATTGCCTAAATATCCGTCTTTAGCTTTCGTCATTGGTCACATCATCATTCTTAATAACTTTCAATTGACTTCTGGATTGATTTATAATATTTTGCAAATCCCGAGTAGAACCAACAAAAATAGAATTATTTGTAGTATTGCTCTTGATGACCTTGTTCACCCCAAGTGCTTCTGCATTCGTCTTATGCATTGTCATCATATCTGTATTTATTTCACTAACGGTCTTTATAAGCACAGAAGCAACTTCATATGCTCTGGGAGAATCTCCTGCCTCCGCAACCCTCATGATTCCATCGATTGCTTCAAACCCAATATTAATCAATTCTTTCATGTTCTTTCTTGCAGAATCAAAATCCTGCTTTACTTGTGCTTTTCTTTTAATCTTGACTTCCTTGATAAAGGAATCAACTTGTTTTAGTTCTGGAGGAGAATCTGGTGTCTTTGATAATTCAATATCAAGAACTTCAGATAATTTTTCTTCCGCAGTTTTATGTGTATTCATGGCCAATTTCCATTCACTTCAGTTATAGAACCAGTGTATACATCACCAGTGTATCCTACATCTCCAACATAATTTGCCGCAGTAGCACCAAGATCATCATAAAAATTTAGATCAGTTCTTTCGATTATATTTCCAGCAGAACCACAAATATTTGGATAGATGTAAGTCTTGACGCTAAAATCAAAAGTACTGATTAATGCTCTTCGAGTGTCGAATGTTCCTTCATAGTTCTCATTAAGAGAAACTGTATTCAATACAAATGGTATATCGACAGTAGGATTTAAATCATTCATTTTAATTGTGACAGTGTAATCTGGAGCAAAATAAGGAACTATTTGTTCAATTATTTGCAACATGTCATCCATGGTTCTAGTGAAACAATACATGGAAAAATTTATCACATATGGAACTTCAGAATATGCTTTTTTAACAGTTCCATTTACTAGTTCGCTTCTCTGCAATGTTCTGTTTAGCTTACGACTTGGATCGTATAGCATTGTGGTTATCTCAAATCCAATTTTTGGTAAGGTGATTTGAACTTTAGTATTCTTGGATAGACTGCTTTCCTGAGAAAGTCTCCAGATATATTTTTCCTTGCTTCCATATGCAATTGGAACTCTAAGTTTTTCTTTTTCATTTCCATTTTCGTCTAGACGAGTCACATATATTGATTCAAATAACGATCCAAATGCAATTACTATTTTTCGTATTGATTCATTATAGTATGATTGATTAACGCTAAACATTAATTACACTCCTCGGAAAATGGATTATCGCGAGAGAAATTAATCTCTGTGTCTGCTTTTTCACCATATACATCATTTTCTAATTCATCAACACCAGAAATTGGGTCAATTGATATATTGATATTTGTAGATGTAACACCAAGAACATAATATTCTGTTCCGCTTTCCACACCCTTTATTGATTGAGTACCAGCACTGCCATAGTGGAACGATCCACTTGCTCCCTTGAGATATGTGGTATTTCCAGTATATTCAATTATAGTACCTTCAGCAGTTGCATTTGCATATGATGCAGTTGTGCCAGTTACTCCATTTACCTGATATACCTTTTCGCCTCGCTTGAGTACTGTAGATCCAGTGACTGGAGATCCAGATAATGTCAATGAAAGAATATTGTTTTTTCTGAGTTCTTCCACCTCATCGATTTCACTAATACCAGTATTGATGGTTTCTTGTGTATATGTGAACAGTTCGCAGGTGAGCGTATATGTGTATAATTGCCCAAATTGGAAGAAGGGAATCTTGTCTTCAACATAATTTATTTCAAATAAATTTTTATTAAATGGAAAATAAATTAAATCGCCTTCTCTTGGTGTTTTTAAACTGGTCTTTCCAACCACTTCGGTATTAAATCTGGTTTTTGCAACCTGAAGTGTGATTCTATCGGTTATGTTAATACCAAATTTATTGATAATATTCATCTGTCCGCCAAATGAAGTCACATTCTGAATGTACATTTCAATCGTATATCCAGTATTGAATTTAGAAGTCACATCCTCTCCAAAGATGATGTCTTTATTGTAGTATTCTCTTGGAATATAGATCATGTCACGACCCATGGTCTTGATCGTTTCCACGACCAGACTATCCAATAGATTTTGTTCTCCGATATATTCTTTGAAGTATGGATTTGTTGCCATGGATTATCCGATCATGAAATCAATTGGAAGTTCATATGCTCGTTCAAATTCTTGCTCTATCAGTGCTATTTCTTGATTTGCCTGATCATATATTTGTTGACCTTTGAATGTGATTCCACCTGGAAGTTGCACACCATCGTATTTAAGCATATTTGCTCCCCATTGCCTTTTAATGAGAGCGGTGACATATTTCTTAAGCATTCGGTCATTATAGATTTTTGTGTGAAGATCGGGATCCAATATTGCATATGCTTCTATTACAAGATAGTTTCCTGGATCTATATCTTGAGAAAATGCATCAACATAGATTTTGTCAGTCACTTGACTGAATCTAATTGATTTTTCAGGACTGAAGAATTGTTCAAGAAGACTAATATATTGCATGGTTGTTTGATAACCAGCAAGAGGCGTTGATTGACTTCCATTCAATCCACGATTGATGCCGAAGTAATCTGTCAATGCCAGTTGATATCTAACATCAAACATATTAACACCAGAAAGAGTTCCAAATCTAAAAACTTTGATCACTGAGACGATGTCATTTCCTGTGGGTCCATCAGGATCTCCAGAAGGAGTTCCTATATCTCCAGTATGAATAAATCCACGATCTAGATCCGTAGAATTCAAAAGATATTTAAAATAGACTTTCTGCACACCATCGAAATGTCGCGTAACAAAATATTGCAATGCTTCATCCAAACGGTCTTGGCATTGTTGCTGGTCCACATTTATTTCAATGACTGGTGCGCCTAGAGTTCTAAGGCAATAATCGATGAGTGTTTGTCGTGAGTTGGGTGCTGCTGAAGACATTGACATATGAAAACTCTCCTTATGTTATTTATAAGGAGAGTTTTTTATTATTTTTCTGGATTCGTTGGGTTCACTGGTGGTTCATTCGTGGAAACCTTGAATTTTTCAATTTCCGTATACGGAAGTTGTTCGATATAATATCTTCTAGTTATAGGCATATTTGCCTCATCTGGTTTGGATTTAGTATAATTGGAAAATCCAGGCATCTGTAGAGGGCAGTTTAGGCGAGGGTAATCCAATTTACCATACTCAGTGTCATCGGCAATTAACCAAGTTGCTTTTCGATCACCACATCCGCATCCACCACAGAAAAACTTACCTGGAGTGCTGCTTTCCTTCAGATGTTCGCATGGTGGGAGAACTCCACCTTGATCCTTATTTCCAAAGCAACTGATTACTCGAAGTTGCTTCATCGGAATAGTCACTTTCTCATTATTAAATCCACGGGAAGTAATTGCAGAAGCAAAACTTTGCATCATCGTCAATTTTTCCTTGATACCACCTTCTTTGACTATTTCTTCTTTTCTAAAGGTTGTAGGAGATGCCTCTGCTGGTGATGCTTTTGGTTCTGATGCAGGAGGTTCACTTTTTTTGTTTTTATTGCAATTGCAACCCATAATAAATTCCTAATTTAAATTAAGTAAGGATTATTCGTCTAAAGAATAAAGCAGTTTCTGTAGTCTTTTTATCAATTAGTAATGTCTTGTAATTAACACTATAATTTTCATTTATGCCCAATCCATATACAAACGAATTGCCATTTATCTTTGCTCTAGATGATCTGTTATTCAGGTATTTAGTATTGAATATGGATGAAGATATCAGATTTCCAATTGTTTTTATATTGTTTCTATTCAAATAGTGTGCATAGAATTGGAGTTCATATATGGATGGAAGGTAATAATCGATAAATGCATTTCTATCCGTATATTTGATTGTGGTTGCAAGTGCTGTCTTTATACCATCAAACTGTGATCCGTTTCCGTATATGTTATAATAACCATCCCATAATGATGTTGCACAGTCTGCATCTATCTCATCACTTAGTAGGAATGAAACTGTATATGGTGTTGGATCTACAATCAATGCCCAGGTTGACGCAGTTCCACCATTTTGATCATTTACAAATCTAGTTTCAGTTGGAGTTCCAAAACTAAGATTTCCATAGACTATGCTACTTCTTCCATCCAATCCAGAATTGAAAGTACCAATGTATATTCCACCCAGATATTCATCTCCAGCAGTCAATCCTAGTGCATTGAAATCTTCTAGATTCATGGTCTGAGGTTGATATACATTATTTGATTTGACTGGATTTGTTGGTTGAAGTGCATTTAGACAAAATGCATTATCTGAATCTTGTTGAATTATCCAATGTCCAGAACAGAGTGATTGTGGCGTTATCTGACAAGTATACTCAAGAGTTCCATTGATATCCTCCAATGTATAGCAAGATCCCATATCAAAATCCTGGTACATAGGAGCATTTGCAAGGAATGCAAGATTGGTTGGTGAAGCGCAATTTGCAGTATTTTGATGTGCAGAATTCAGTGCAACTGAACATCTTTTTGTCGAATCAAATACTGATGGGTATGTTTCGGTGGAAAGTAAAGCACAATCGCCAGAAGTGCAGACATCCTTACAAGAAACACCAGTTGGGAATCCAGTGACTGTATCGAATACAAGATGACAGCACGATCTTGGAGATCTTACATCTATGTTTACTGTGGGATTTGTTGCATCTGGTCTTACACAAAAAGTCTCCCAATTTGAAGAAGTCAATGCTTCACAATTTCCATCACTTGTTGGAGACCAGATTCCACCAAGTCTATTGCATTCGCATCTAGTTGTTTGACTTCTTGTTCCTGATGAAAGATATGGTGTGGTTGGAGGATATGCTTCGATTTGATCATAATCATTTGGATCAACATATGAACACGCACAGCAGCATCCAAGTTCCGTATCGGCATCTGGACATACTACTTGCTGACCAGATGCTCCTTGCATGAAATAACCACCTTCAGTGATGCATTCAACATAAGTTTTTTGAATTGGAAGACCAGGTTGCGTAGTGCTGCAACACCATCCATAGTTTGTCAAGATAGTTGAATAATCTATTGCTGGAGTGATTCTTGATCGAAATTGAATTGACATGTTTTACTCGCAGAATTCGTAACCAGTGCAATCATCGCAAATAATTGGAAGACAAAGTACTTCATTATTTATGGTTACTTTTACATTCTTCACATACGCATCAAGGAATCCAGAATTTGGCGGAGGAATATATTCATTCGCACACGATGAGGATGGTGAGCATGGAGAATGACCACCGCCTCCTCCTCCACCACCAGCTTGCCCAAGTCCACCACATGATTCTCCAGGTGCAATTGCTAAATATCCAGGTGAACACAAGTCTTGACTATTGCATATCTGATCAAGTGATGTTGCTGTTCCATATGGTCCGCAATTTACAGCACTTGCTCCATTGCATTGACAGCACGATTTTGGACATCCCATTCCCACAGACCACCCAGAATTATTAAAAATAAGTGTTGCCGCAGAATATATGGCAGCATCAATTGCATCAGTACTTGGACATGTTAAGATCTCAATCAGTTGATCTCTTGTATTGGTGTACACAGTACCATAAATATTCAATAACCCGCTATAAAGTATATCGGAACTATAGGTTGCATCGATAAATGATATATCTGTAGGAATTCTTCCAAATTCTATATTTGGATAACAACTACCAGGATCGATTATGCTAAAATATGGTCTAGATAATGCACATAGTTCACAATCGTTTTCATTTGAACCAAAAACATAATTTTTAACTGTGCCATTATATGCAAATTGAACTGGACCCAACCAATTGCCACCAGCACTAATGCAAGAAGCACTATTTGTTGCAGTAGAAAGACATGTTCCATCTTTACAGCAAATTCCATTAGTAGACGATGAACACACATCAGAACATGCTGCTCCTTGTGTGAAAATAAATCCAGCAGCAGTGCATTGATTTATAGTCACTCCATCATTGCATATGCCAAGAGATGCATTGCAACATGCACCTGTATCTGTTGGAGTTCCGCCACTGCTTCCACTGCATACACACCCACAACTTACTTCATTACATTGTTTTCCTGGACCCATGAATACTCCACCAGTTTCCTTGCATTGTGTGTAAGTTAGGTTGGATGCACACGAAGAAGTAATTGTGGAATCTGGATTTGTTGTACAGGTACAGCATGCTCCTGGTATTGAAGTATGGTTGCAGCAATCAACATCATTGCAGCTAGCACCAGTTAAGGATTTTCCACCAAGAAAAAATTCACATTGAATTCTAGTGTAGTTGCCAAGACATCTACCATCTTTGCAGCATACTGTTGGTTCACCGCAAGGATCATAGCAGAATCTTCCTTGTGCCTTTACATCCTCTGGACTGATATAAAGAACCTGATCTGGTATATTGGAACCATTTGGATTATAATCATCGCATGTTACATTCGACCAGTAATCGCCACCGAATTTTTCACATTCAGTAACTGATACTCCAGAAATACAATTTCCATTTGCACAACAAATACTATTGACATCGCCACATGTTTGTTCACATGATTGTGCTGCATGGAATGTTCCAAAAAATTTATCACATTCCTCGGAAGTGGTATAATCCTTGCAATTGAGCGTGCCATCTGCTTTTGTATAGCAACATGATCCATATAAAGCACCAGGAATGCATTGTCTTCCAATGTTTTCTATTCCATGACCACGATGAGATGGGGTTGCCAACCAGGTCTTTCCTCCATCATATGTAAGAAGACCTATTATGTTCTTACCACAAGAAAGATAATTTTCATCTGGTCCAAAGTATATGTTTTCTGGGAAATGCCAGACATTATCAGAATCAATGACAAGAGTGATCGAAGCAACTTCATTTACTTTGAAGTTTCCTGTTATTCCTTGTATGCCAATTGGTGTTCTTAGATTGAATACACCACCTTTTTGTGCATCAACAATAATTCCCAGAGTGCTTCCATCAATCACGCTTCCTCTGCGTAATGGACCATATGAATATATCTTGGAACCAGCGTTTAAATGTGTGCTGGTATCTGCACTTGCTCCCGCATTGTATTGTGTGTATGAAAAATCAAATGCACCGCATAGACCTGCAAATCCTATATCGCTTCTATGTTTTAGATTTGCACCATATGCACTAGTTTTTTCACCAATATACAATAGATCGCGCGCTACAAGAGTCGCGGGTGTATAATTTCCAAGAACATCCTTGCCATAATAAATGCTATCGATTGAAATATATTCTGAATTGGCACCAGTCAAAGATGCTCGTAAAGAACCATAAGCACATACACCTTTAAAACTAAATGTTCCTCCAGAGACACTGTACAGCAATCCACCATTGGTTGTATTTGTTCCTGTATTTCCTCCACGAACAATTCCAGCAGATTTATCAGCAGTAGTTGCTCCCTTGAAACTTCCTACTAATGAAGCAGTTGTTCCATCGGAAAATGTAAGAATCAATGAATTACCTGATGCAACAGACGATACAAAATATCGTCCAAGAGGACCAGTTGGACCAGTTGGACCAGTCGATCCTGTTGATCCTGTGGGTCCAGTTGGACCAGCAGCACCATCATTTCCAGATAAACCAGATACAATAAAATTGATTATTGCGCTACTACTCACGAACACATTCCTTCCGCGACATCCAGGCAAGAAGCACATCCTGTGCTACCTGAACTCCAATAATTATTTAGAATTCTATTGCTATAATAGAATCCATTGCAAGTTACCACAAGTGGTATTCTTCTAACTGGACGAAGATTGGCAATCTTGCTATCTCTACTTCTAGAAATCATTCTACCAATTTGATCGTTTTGCAATGAATTAAATACCTGAGTAAGCATTTTTTGACCATTGGATACAGCAAGCGTAAATTTATATGCTTCATCTTCAGTGAGTCCAAATGAATCACTGCTGGTTATTCTATGATCGCTTAGATATGGTTCAATTTGAGAACTAATATTTTCCAACCGATATAAATCTTTGTTGAGAGGATCGGTAGCATCCCATGATGCAAGTCTACTTACACTGGTGGATGACCAATATTCATAACCACCAATTATCTGATCCCCATTTACCGCCAAAGCTGCATTTAATGTAGCAGAGTTTGCTTGAATATAATTCAATTCAATTATGCTTGGAATATACCAATCATTATATCCATATGTTGAATTCTCATTTATATTGGAGATCTGGCGAAGTGCAGAATCCAAAGGATTCTTTTTATCCCACATCTTGCTGTAAGCAGTTAAAAATTCAGTCTTATTTGTGGTTATAGTAGTCTTATCTGTTCCAATATCCCATGCTGGTCCATTTCCAAAATTAAATCTATTATATGCATTTGAATCAGTTGTTCCCCTGAACCAATAATCTGCATTGTTTTTGGAAGATGAATCGTGCAATCTTGTAGTTAATAATCCATCAGTTGGATATGTTGGAATTTCTTCAATAACCAATTGTTGCGGAATTCCAGAAGAATCAGGATTATGACATCCTTGCATCATGCCCCATGATAAGGACCTTTCACCGCTTCCCAATTCAACATCTTCAGGAGCAATAATCAATGCCCATAAGATTTGAATGTCATTATTTCCATAAACCTTTGATGCAAGATAACGATATAGATTGGTTTCTGTGCCATCTAAGTATTCAACAGCAAGACCAGAACCAACTAATGAGTATGAGAATGCACCACGATTTCTGCTATATTGATATCCACCACTAAACATCATTTCAGAAGGCCATGTGATTCCATCAAGTGCGTATGCTTGCTGAACAAATGGAACTCCTGCCTTGAGCATACACCGCGAATCCAATGAATTCTTTGGAAGTGTTATTGGATATGTTCGTGCAAAATAATCAATACACCCTTCATTATTTGTACCATCGGTACCATTGCATGTCTTTAGATACCATGTAGGCACATTTGCAAGTTCTCCTCGGGGGAATATCATGCATTCCAATGGTTCACCATATGCAAGATTTGGAGTTGAAAAATTATTGCACGGATTTGGCATACCGACAAATCCCGCAAAATATCCACCACCAATCTTATCGCCTATATTCAGGCAAGAATAGATCTGTTGTGATCCATATGCCTTGCATGAATCTGCACAAGATCCTTTGAAATAATCATCCGAGAATGAATAACCGCAACAATTGACTTCTGTGCACTTGGTTCCAGATCCTTGGAATATACCATTATATGTTGTTGAACATTGTTGTGCTGTGACATTGCCAACACAATTACCTTGTACGCAGCATGATCCTCGAAGATCTAATGTTCCGCAGCATGATGCATCACTAGTCTGGGATGTGCAGGTCTGACCAGCAAAGAATACAGAACCAAATACGGAAGCACAATCTGCTTTTGTTAAGTTAAAGCAATTGCCTTGGACGCAACATTTGCCAAGTTGTCGTGTTCCTATATTGCAGAAACTGGTTGGGCATGAAAATAGTTGTCCATTTACCCAAACATTATCGCATTGTTTTGATTCATTGAAATATCCATTGTATGTTGAGCATTTTTCTCTTGTAGTATTGATGCATCTAGTTGATCCAGTTTCAATATCATATATGCAGCAAGCACCTTCAGTGAAGCAATCAGATCCACTAGTTCTATCATTGCATGAATTGGTATCAAAGGTTCCAGAAAGAGCTGAACAGAATGAAGATGAGACATAATCCACGCACACTCTTTGTTTATCGATCATATTGCAGAAACAACAGGAACCAATATCACTTCTGACTATATTCTGGGGGAGATATGTATTTGAAAATGTAATCCCAGTGGCACTAATGAAATCTATTCTTTCCATTGTTGCGCCACTAGTCAACCCAAGGACTATTGTCTGACCAATTGATATGTCTTGATATGTGTTTGGATCATTGACTAATCCATAAGAATCCAACCCAGATCCAGAATAGTATATAAAATTTGGAGTTATATTGTTTTCTAGATTGGATGTTCCATATGTTTCTCCAGTTAGAGTTCCATAATATGAAAAATCAACAGGAGTTGTATAATATAAGAATGGATCAGATCCAACTGTAGACCAATTTTTATTAGAGAATATTGCTTCCCTAAATGCTTTTTGATCTATTATAAGTTGTCTTTGAGATGGAATCCAATTGGTACTAGGTGCTGATGATGCCTTTAATGTTCCTAATCCAAATCCAGCATTGCTATTTACATAAAGCAATTCGCCAGTATTACCCAATGGCATATTTGCATCTGATACCGTAGCACCATAAATGTAAACTACCGAGATATTATCAGTACTAACACCAACAAACGGAGATACATTTGGAATTGGTGCTTGCCCTGAAATCGATATACTCTTGAAATACGCTGTCTGTCCAGCACCAACTTGTATAACATCTCCATAAACTATATTTGTTGATATTTGTGCTGAATCGATGCCAAGTCCAATTACTTGATAATATTCGCTACCATTAGCAGATCCCGCAGATCCCTTTAAATTTAAAAATGAAAAGGATAACCCATTACCATAAAATGTAATTCCCGTGGAAATTCCAGTTGCTCCAGTGATTCCATTTCCTGTTGCACCTGTGGCACCTATAGGTCCTGTAGGACCAGTTGGACCAGTATTGCCAGTTGGACCTATATGTCCAGTTGAACCTTGTACAGCACCAGGAACTGTTCCTGTTATGGTTTGTTTGATGCGAGATGACCCATATATCATTTTATTGTTTCCAATTATCCTGTTATAGTACCAGTATTGTTTATATTATTCTTATGAATAGTTCCAATAAAAGTATTTAGGTCATTGATATATGAAGAAAGATTTGTAGCATTTGGGAATGTAAATCCAGCAGATCCAACAGGTCCTGCATTTTCAAAAGGCATTCCAGTGACTACATCTGATGGCGTGAGTCGTGGAACTGCCCAGAATGTATTTCTATATCTTGTATTATCGCCATTCCAATAGAATTTACGATCACATCTTATCTGTCTTACTAAACGCAATTCAAATCTATTATTTGTATTATCATTTAATAATTTTTGTGAATTGCGTTTTGCAACTTTAAATGCAGTAGTATTTGGAAGAACAGCAGCAGTTCCAGTATCGAATTTCATTGCCCAAGCTTTAGTAAAATGAGCATTAGTCAATTGTGCCGCAGTATATGCTCCACCAGAAGTTGCACCAGGTTGACTTATATTTACTGGTTGTAGATATTGTGCAGTCACTACTTCATTGAATGTCATGGTAGAAGACCATACATATCCAGCATTTGCATCTGTTGATGGTAATGCATTTTGCGTTGTGGAATTTGCAAATAGATTTCCTATTCTTATTCCCTTAGCATCGGCAATTTTCTGTTGTAGATTCACAACAGGATCTACGCATTGTGCGGCAATGAATGCCAATTCATCAATGCTGGGAATATACCATCTTGATAATTGAGGATATAAAGTTCCCAGCCATTGAGTGTTTCCAATGATTGCATTATTGTATTGAGTTCCATCTGGACGATTTGCATTTGGAACAAATTGTTTTCCTGCAACAAAACTTGTTAATGTTGGAGATGTTGGATTTGGTGGAATATCAGATGGATAATAATAACGATTCCAAATTGAACATGCTTCTCCAGCAGTAGTTAATTGATATGCAAGAGTATATCCAAATGTTCCTGCCATTTGAAATAGTCCTGTATATCCTGGATCTGGATCTAGACCTGTATATGGTCTTCCGCCATAGAAAATTCTATTAGAATCAGGATATAAACCATTTCCAGGTCGAAGATATATTTCAGATATATCAGAATTAATAATTCTTATTGTATTAAATAATCCCCAATTTCTACTGAAATTACCATTCTGACTTGCCTTAGTAGATTCCCAACCTCTTCTAGATCTGGCAAACGGATAATCAGCGCATTCATTGCATGTATATTGAGTATCCGCACAGTCATTGAATGTGGTGGTATTTGCCCAATAAGTAGCACCTATTGTTCCATATGTACCATCGTGTGGAATATTTGATCCTGGATGATGTGAATCACAAAGATTCCAATTTGATCTTGATTGTTCTGTTGTAGATGGTGCTGTAGCTGTAAATTTATCAAATGCTACGGATGAGAATGCAGTTCCACCATGAGTTAATCTAAAATTCTTTGAATAGATATATCTTGCTTGATTTGATTGAGATCCTGTATTGACATTCAGTGTTGTTGGTGTGCCATTTTCATAATTTGTAGTAGCAGGAAATGCAGGAGCAGTTCCACTTAAAACTGAAGAAGGAACTGCCTGATGGTTTCCATTTACGCCAGATGTTACAGTATTGTGTATATTATTATAATATTGATCTATAATTACTGGAAATTTACTAACAATCAATAACCAACCATCTTCATCGCCATTATGTCCACTTGGCAAAGTGAAACCATATCCAGAAGGATCGTATTGACTATAATAATAATCGCAACTAGATTCAGATGAAGTATTCAAAAAATTGAATAAATTGTGAGAAGCAATACTATCATCATTCTTTGCTGGAGTATAAGCAGCAGGGACACCACCCATTGCAGTTGATCCAAAGCATCTAGTTCCCTTTGGTTTAAAAATACCAGCGACGATTCCTCCAGCAAATTCATCACCAATCTTAAGTTGATGAGTAAGAGTTCCACTTCCTGCTGGATTGCCTTGTTGCTCGAATGCCCAGGTATCTGGTAATATAGCATTAGAAGATGATAAATGCTGTTCAACCACGAAAGCATCTTCTGTCAATGAGGTGCCACAAGAACATCCCTTATATGCAATGGAACATTCAAATGAACCACAGTAATTATTACAACCAAAGAATTTACCGTTAGTATCAATGCAATTCGTCTGACCATCGACTACATCATTGCATATTCCATTCTTGCAGCAACCACCAGCACCTTGACGACATGGAGAGATCGTGTTGAATCCATTAGAATATGAACAAGCACGACCTTTTCCTTGCCAATATTTTGTGCAGTTTGCCTGAGTTGTGGATGTGCAATTGCCAGATCCATCGCAACATGCTCCTACATTATCATATGAATTTTGACAATTAATTGCATCAATGTTGGGCACACAGTCGCTGAATTCTTCCCAATTGTACCAAGGTCGTCCCACAAAAGCATTTGCTTTTCTTGTGCAGTCGCATAGACGAATTCCAAGTGGATCGCTATCCTTGACTATATTGCCATTTACATCTTTATAGCAGCAAATACCTCTAACATCTGTTTCTGCTGTGCATCCTAGATATCCATCACCTTGATCTGGGAAGAATCTAGCAACACCTTGTTGAATAAGTGGTTTGCACGCTTCACAAGTTGTAACGGTGGAATCTCCAGATGAACATGCAATGCAACATAATCCTATGGTATTGAGATTGGTTCCACAAATTGGATCAAGTGGAGGTCCCTGTGTTCCTGTTCCAATATTTGGATTTGTGACTTGATCATCTTGAAGATTCAATGATCCTAAGCAATTAGAATAATCTGCGTTCCATTGAACTTGTTCTGTTCCACTATTATATTTACCAAAATTTGCATACCAGATATTATCCAATGAAATCATATTGATTACATCAGTTCCAGTTGTAAGACATGGAGGATAGGATAATGGCCATGAAATGGAATATGTTCCAATATCAAGAGTAATTCCTGTCGATAATGTATCAGTAACTGCATATTTTGTTAAGATACTATTCGATGATGTAACGCCAGAAGGAACTACTATAGTGATGCCTTTAGCAACATCGCCAGATGGGGGATTGCGTACTAATACAATTTGCCCATCGATTCTTTCACCTGGAATTATACTACTTTCAAAGGAATTCAATACAAATACATTTGCCTTTTCCCAATCAATAGGCCAATAGAAATATCTACCAACAGTTTGATTTCCAGTATCTGGATCATATATTGATTTTTTAATTGGTTGAACAAAGTGAACTCTTTCACCATAATTCATGACTTGCATATCGACAGTTTTATCTGTACTATCGTAATATGTTCCAGTCAATCCATAAAATTCTGTACCAGATTTATAAACAATAAGTTCACCATTGGAACCACCACATATACCAAGATATGCAATATTTGTTAAATTGTAGGTTATTCCAATATTTGGAGAATCAAATGAACCATTTATCGATACAACTGCATTTCCAGTTCTGGAAGACGAAGTCGTAAATCCACGAATACGGACATTTCCTAGAAGATTTCCATTGGATAATGTTGAATATGAAACTCCAGCAACAACTCCAATACCATTTCCAGAAATATTTTCAGCACCAACTGAAATATAATAATTTCCAGTTTCTCCTAGAATATTGCTTCCTACAAATGTAGTATTATCGGAAAATGTAGTAATTACAGTTGAATTTGACAAAGTCATTCCAACTACACTACCACCTGTATTTCCAGTGTTTCCCTGATATCCAGTGGCACCAATATGACCATCTGGACCAGTGATTCCAGTTGCTCCAGTTGGACCAGTTATTCCTAATATTTTTCTTTGAAGATATGGACTACTACCTATAATCATATTACATTCTCAATCTTGATTCAATAGCTGATATTCTTGATTCAAAGTCATTCAATATGGTTTCTACATCATCTCCAGATGTTCCAAGTGCTAATGTTGTAGTTGCTAAAGATTCTGTGGTTACATTGGTTGGAATTGACACTTGAACTCCAATTGGTTTAACTTTAAATCCAATTTTAATTTGTTGAGTTATAGATACATTCTCACCATTTTTTCCAGTTACGGAAAGTGGTTGGGTAAGAGTGACAATTGGAGTATATACGGAATATATTTCAAGCGAATCTATCGTTAGTTTTGAACTAGTAGATGCACTTGTATTAACTGCTAATTGTTTAGTAGTCGAGGCAAGATCGGTCAATGCTTCTTTATACAAATAGATGTCTTTATTCCCATAATCTATCGATACAACTGTTCCTTTATATGAAGATGATGATTGCGAAGCAATCTGATTCGGAACAACAGATCCAGGGATAGAATCAGTAGTAGTTACCTTTTCAATATATCCATACTTAGTTCCATATTTTTCATAATATTCAGGATAATCCGAAACTGGTAATGCATGTGCTATGGAAGCATCCACATAACCTTCTTCAAAGGTGGCATCTCCTACAACTATCTGAATATTACCAATTACTTCGGCATTTTTATAACTTGCCTGTATATCTCCACCTATCTTGTAACCAAGGTAATTTACAATCACACCAGTATATGAACCATGTGGAGATACTTGATATACTGGTTTTACAACATGTTCAAGATCAGTTGGTGCTAGATTTTGTAATTTGCCAGCGGTCAATCCACTTAAAAAGTAGATGTCATTTCCTCCAGAACCACCACCACTGCCCATATCTGCAAATTTGGAAGAATCCAAGGAAATAGATCCATAAATAACAACGCCAAACAATGAAGTGGTGGAGTCATAGGTTTCAATAACTCCAAATACTTCGGAGGTTTCTGCTAGATTTGCTTTTGATGCAGTGAATCCAGAAGTTGGCACATCATAACGAACCACGCTTCCAGTGGTCAGACCTGCGGTATATGGAATAGATACCAGAAGTCTAGATCCTCCTTGCACTACGCTAAGAGAATTGATCGATGATTGGATATTGGAACTATTACTGCAACTAGGCATGGTTTACTCCATTAGATGGGATAACTGGCATCTGCGACAATGTGACAATTTAACACATCATAAGGAACCGCACCCGCACCAATATTAATTCGAATAGATGTTGTATCTTGGACTGTGCTTACAGATGGTGATCCAAGAGTTGGAATTCTGCTTTGGTTGTTATATCCAACTGTTCTTCCACTATAACGAAGATCTCTTCCTGATGTGTAGTTATACATTTCAGTTGAAATGCCACTTTGAGGTGAATAGATTGTCACAGAAGGTTCTGCACGCATATCCACTGGAAGTTTTGCAACAGAGAATGGTGTATTTGGAAGATAGGAGAACACATAGGAATTTAAAACAGGTTCACCATTGGCAAGCATAGTTTGTGTTCCAATCGTCTGCGTATTGGAATATGTCGAATAATAGAATTTTTGACATTTTTTGAGTTGATTTTCAACCTTATCAAAGGTATGAGATGGTGAATTGTAGATACCATCATATACTGTAAATGATGCAACACTTACAGTTAAATTTGTTCCCGTTGATAATGAAAGGTCATATGCTCGTTGTACTGTCGGAATGAGATCAATTCCAATTTCAACATAATCATCGCTAAATGGAGGAGTTCCCGTTAATGTTGGAACTTCATATGATGATGTATATTTGGTCCATGAAGTAGCAAGATCTATAGTTTCTATTGTGGACTTGCTTACAAGAACACCACCAGAATAACGAGCGAAATATACATTCGCACTATAACCAGATAATGCACATTTAGCGTAGAAACTTACAGTGATATTAGAACCATTGAATGTATTGATATTTTCAATTACATGTCCAATTGAGTAGGTATCCGAAGCAGGAGTACTGCCACCTGGATCCGCAACACACTTTACATCAACATAATAAGTTGGATTTCCTTCTATATCAGTACTTGTGGTTGAATTGGTTTGACGAAGAATGCTTTGAACTGCTCCAGCAAGACCAGATTGACGACGAATCCAATTATCAGCAAAATACACATTACCTGCTGTAGTATATGCAGATTTTCCAACATTTCTTTGCCATATTTCAAAATTACCGTTGAAGGCATAATTTTGAGCATTTGCCATTGAGGAGGTTCCAGTCAATGAAGATAGAACAGATCCAGCTGAATTCAAATTGACCTTGGCAATATCGATATACCAATATGGAATGGTCTCATCAAATACAAATCCCAATCTGAGACTTGGATTATATTGATTGTATGTGACCTTTGCCATCTGAGTTATGCCAGTTCCAGATATATTATATGTGGTACCCTTTGTCAACCAGGTTCCGACCTTGGAGGTTGCAGTGGAACTAATGCTATATGGAATTACTGTTGATGCGCCATGAGTTACCAATTGATAGATGAGATTGGCACCACTAGTACTGACTCCTTCAACCATTCCTACAACAAAATCCTCCTCACCATTTATTCCATATTCTGCCATGGTAAGAGGAGTGGTATTTGTAAAATTGCTTGATCCCGAAAGGAACCATCCATTTATTGCTGTTCTTCCAGTATCGATGAGATATTTGTGAAAATAGGTATTTCCAACCATTTGATCTGCGGCATAGGATAAGAAATTACCAGCGGAAAATCCATATGATCCTGGATTCGAGGATGCAGGAAGAGTTATATAGATCTTATTTGTTCCAGAGAGACCACCACTTGTTGTTGAATTTAGGTAATTGCCACGATATTGGACAACCATTCCTGCTGTTTCACCCAGACCAATAAGAACTGGTTTTGAGACATATCCAATTGTACTTGGTTCGCTTGTGGTTATTTGTCCAGCAGATGAAGGACTTAAGAAATATACACATCCAGTTGAAAGAGTAGATCCAGCAACTGAGGTAAAATTACCAGAGACTTTTCCAGAAACAGTGACAACTGAATAGGCATTTGTGATTCCAGATAGAATACCAATCATTTCTGCCGAATCTGGATTATTTGCAAGTGCAAGAGTATATCCAGTGCTGGTCACACGAACTACTGAACCAAAACTATAACCAGAAGTTCCAGATGTAATTCCGTATATCTTGAAGGAAGCATTTGGAACAATGGTCTCTCCTAAGAAATTTACAGATCCAGAGAAAGTAAGACCAGACTGAATATTACCAGAAGTTCCACCTATTGAAACTGTCACCAATCCACTGGTAGAGTTGAGCGATGCAAGAACACCATCTCCACTAGTAACTCCAGATACGGTTGCCTGATTGAGTTTAGCAATGATTTCATTGTTCTCTTTTATGAACCAATCATAGAATGTCGAAGTACCTGTTAATTGATTTATTGTGGTGTTAAAAGCCATTTCAATTTCCTACTATGTTATCCTACAGTTATGGATTGATCATCAATGAATGCAAAACTCGCACTGGATATCGTGTCTATTGTTATCTTTAGCAATGGATAAAAATCAGATGCTGTAGTGCTTGTGAGTATTACAGCATCATCAAAGGTTGCTTTCTTACGAGAAGCACCACATGTATAATAAGTATCAGTCAATCCTGATGAATTGTCTCGTAAAGTAGCATCTTGATTTTCCAAGCAATTGCCTGCCTGACAGCAATTGATGGTATCATTTGAAATCATAAATCCCACATATTCGGTGGAACCTATTCCAGATGTAGTTGTAAAGGAAAATTCCGTATCTGTGAGATTATTATAGACCCAAAAATTCAATCCTGAAGTTTTTTCTGTCCATAGAAACCATCCATTTGGAATTGTAACTGTAAAATTAGCAGTAGAAGCACCAACACTATTTACTGTAACAATAATGCTGGTAGGATCAAATGGAACACATCCATCCCATACTGGAATGTTATATCCCTGATTCACCCAAGAAGCATGAGATCTATGCATAAGACTAGAATTTAAGAAAAAAGATTCTTGAAGTTCATTCAATTCTGATGCCTGCAATGCATATCCAGGATTGAATCCTGTTAAATAATAGTTTTTTCCATTATCATATTGAGTAGATATTCTACTTAAAAATGGTGCTTCAGATAGCGGTAGTGTTCCAAATGGTGCTTTCATTACATTCCTCTAACCATATTTATACGAATAATTATAGAATCTACATCAGATATTGGAAGATCTGATGTCAACTTAGTAGTCGATAATATACTTCCAGTATATTGAACAAATGTTGGAATTTCTTCTATTGTGTCTATAGTTGAACCTGTTTTTGGAAATCCTCCAATAGGACCAACCAATACAGAATCGATTAAATCTGTTGCATTTTGATATGGGACATTTTTAATTTCTGCCACACAACTAGAAGTAACACCACTGATGATATTATCAATTCCACCTATAGTCAAATCGCTAATTGGTTCTCCTTTTGGTGTTGTTGTATCATATACTTCATCAGTAATTGGCAAAATACTACTTGATCCCAAAACTGAAATTCCTGCCTTTATAGTAGTTCGATATAATATATCTACTTTTTTATTAAAATCACTTCCCGAAATAACTTCAATCGATCCAGATATTCCGATAGGATTTTCAATAAGACCAAAGAAATTTACAACTTGAGGAATTCCTATTCCCGCATCTGTTAATGTTTTCTTTTCTATTCTAGCATCAATCATCGCATGTTCAGCACCTAGAACAGAAACTGGATCTATTCCGATATGATCGATTTTATCCAAATTGACATTGATTTTATCAATCAATGTGGAGGCACTTATACCATTGAAAATTGAATCATTCATATCAAGAATGATTTCTTTATAATTGGATCCCCTAGAAATGACTTCAATTCCAGTTATAACATATGAATCTTGAATTATATTTGTAAGTAATCTAATTCTGCCATCAGAACCAGTATTGCTAGAAATTGTAAATTCTGGATTTTCTTGATTGACGATTAATTGATCATTTGTGAATGATCTAAGATCTAGAAATGCAGAAAGTATACATCCATCATTTAGATTTGAATTTTCATTGATGTTATACAGATAATAATATGGAGATGCGCTTGATAATTGATTTTCAAGTATAAGATCTCCCACTTGCTCATATGCATCCTTTACAACCATGGTTGATGGTATAGTATCGGAGATGGAATAGAATACTGATGTAAATTTATCATTGTTATACATCAAATAGTAACAATCACTGCATGTTATGTTTTCTGCAATAGTAAACAATGCTCCAGATTGATATTCAATTGTTCCAGCATCATCATCTGTGCTTAAAGCAAGTTTTGCATAGATCGCACATTTTCCAATTTCTCCAGTAGAAGAATCGCAAAATGTTTGAGTTTGTTGCAATTGAGTTTGCTGTTCCGTGGCATCAAATGTATCAAATGAAAATACAGGAATCCATTTTGATGTTATGAATCTCTCGTAAGATGGAGTAATCTTATATAAACACAACCAGGAATATCCATCTGAATATGTTTCAATTCCAGAAATATGCGTAGGTCTGATGTTGGAGATATTTTTATAAGTTGTGACAATATTACTGGCATTATCAGATATGCAGACATAGACATATCCATTTTGATCATTATATGCGTAAAAATTGCCAGTGTTTGAATTTTCCGAAGACCATGGAGTATATGCTCTTTTAGCAATCCATTTGTAATTTGGAACAACTGCCGAAACACTATTTTGTCCAACTCGCAAAGCAAAATCTGAATGGTTCCATATATCAATTGCTGTTTGAGTTGAATTTGAGGTGCTATTTGTGGTATCGGATCCTACAAAGACAAACAGTTGTTTTTGAACACCTGTTTGATTTATGAAGTTTTTAGTATTTTGACTTTTTGTACTCATCTTTTATCGCTTTATGAACATGCAGCACCAGCATTGGGTGATCCTATATCGGATGGATAACATAATTCCAACATTGTACCAATATATAGATCTTTAAAATTATAAACATCATGCTGATCAGTCCAGTTTGGAAATAAGTAACTTGGTCCTGTGAATCCATTATAGAGGGTTGCACAGCATCCTGTATTTGCTGTAATTCCTACAAATGTTATTCCCGATCCAGACCAAGATCCAGCAGGTCCATAGATTCCAGCAGTGCGTCCTTTATAGTCATAGGAAATTCCATATGGAGCATAATTGCCCAAGCGTGGCAATTCGCATACAAATGGTATGGTTTCATCAAATGTTGGACCTTGATAATCTGCAAGAGTCTTCTCGAAGACGACTTTCATGCCTGCTGGATGAGCAATATTTAGATATGAATTTTTATATTCGTTGGCAAGTATACCGACACTTAGAAGATATGACCAATCCTGAATCCAATTGCCATCCTGTATTCTTGAACCATTTAGATAACTTCCACTGAGAGTTCCAATAAGATCATATGAACCAGTTCTTCCAGAGAATTTAAAATTCTCATCATAGAATCTACCACCATTGAGTCTTAATATTATTTTCTTTGGAACTTGTATTTTCACATCTTCTTCATCTATTCCAAATAAAGTCTTGAAAAAATATCGAATTCCATCTTCAGTGGTTTTTTTATGATAGAATGTTCTTCGCACGCCTTTCATGAACTTGGTCAGATTGTCGGCAGTTATAAGTCCACCATTGTGTTCAAGACCCTTCAGATCAAACCCATCAACATATGTTTGTGATAATCTTTCCAGAAAGGTAGTTCTTGTTTTTTCGATATCAATTAGATCTAAAAAATTTGAACTCAACTCATACCCAGCACCAGTAGTATTATCACAATATAACCAATCATAATACTTCTGAACAAAATCAAAGATGGACAATCCATCTTGATTTGCTGCTTCTCTATCTTGTTTTTCAAATATGACCCATAGAGGAATCTGATTAGTTATATCGTATTGAACCCCACAGGTTCCTGTATCAAATACCAATAATTGCAATTCATCGATCACACTTGCAAGTTCTGCAAGTTTGGATCTTACTGTTGGTTGCTGAGAGTTTAATATTGTGGATAACATTAGATTATCGTTATATTGTTTATGGAAAGATTAACTAAGTTATTCAATCCTATATTTACGCTCTTACTCTTGAATGAGACGATCAAAGATGCGGTGGTACTGATTAAACCTGATGGAATTTTTATTACACCTTTATATGCTATGAATGATCCATATGAGGTTCCAGCGACTTGAAGTTCAGTTCCATAAGAATCAACAGACCATAATTGCAAATTTAATTGATTATTCTTAGATGCCATACTAGTGGCGTACATCTTAAGAATTGCTTTTTTACCTGTAGTGCTGCTATTGATTCCATCAACTTCTGAATCGAAAGGTTCTGTTATTGCAACAGGAGTTGCTAAAGGAAGATAAAGTTCATTTCCAATATTAAAGATGTATTCATTATCGGATGCTAATGTCTGCGAAACATATATGTTAAAATTATCTGGTTGTATCTTCAGTCCTTGAAGAATTGAATTATCTGTTTGTTTGATATAATCCACAAAATCAGTAGAACTGAATGCTACATTATATTTGTTTGTCTGTGAATAATTTTGATTAAATATTGATCGTATTAACTGCATACTGGTTAATCTATTTGTTCCAGTATTTTGAGTATTTGCACCCAAAGAATATGTAACATCAACCATTATACTTAAATTATTTGATGTTACATATTCTGGAAGAATCGTTATAATACTTCGTTCCTTCAAGAAATTTATAAATTGATCAATTTGTGAATCATTCAATGGATTGTTTGTGGTGACAAATACTCTACCAAATCTTGCTGGAGACAGATCTTGACCACCAAAAACATTGAATTCGCTTTCATCTGTAAAATATCCCGCTTCAATCAACAATGCTTTGTAGTCATTTACCGTAACTGCTCGTTCTTGTGAAGCAAAATATTTGGGTGCTACAAATCTTATTGTATCTAGATTTGGTTTATCTTTGCCTCCAGTTGAGGTTGAATTTGTGGTGATCACCGCACTTGAAAGACTTGGGCATGTGAATATTGATAATCCGTTTCCAGCAGTTCCACTGGTCTTTAGATATCGAATAATTATGCTTGTGATGGTGGTATCGATTGTTCGTCCAACTGAATTTTCAGAACCAAATCTAATAATGAATCCAGTTGATGTTCTCTCTACAAAATAGATGTTTTCATTTATCTGAGAAGTGTATCCAATGTTATTCAACTTGACCCAATCGGAAGTAAGAGTTGTGGTCTCATCAACTTGTTCAGTAATAGTCACCTTTAATGTGTCAAGATCAAAATCTTCAGCAGCAATTGAAATTGTCTGATTTTCATAATTGAATGTCGGAATTGCTTCAAACTGGACATAAGTTGTTGCTTCATATATTGGAAATGAATCGCTAACTCCATCAGTAACGGGAATATAATCTATATTGTAAAAGTTATATGGAAGTCCATCTGCATTCTTTGTTAGAAACAGAGTTCCACTAGTAATACCAGTGACTGAAGTGCCACTAATGGTTATATTTGAAATAGAAGAAGATTTTGATGGAACAGTATACCCAAGTGGCTTGCAAAGAGATATGATTGAATCTTCTTTTTGAGCACTATCCAAAAATGCTTCTGCATTTATCATATTAGCATAGTAGGCATAATAGAATGTATTATATGCCATCAGATCTATGATCGTCTGCATGGCACTACCTTCAAAATTATAACCACTAAAAACTGACTGATCTTTTAAATAATTAGTTAGACTTGTTTTTATTTGGGAAAATTCTAGATTGCCCAATGTTGTTGGTGTATTTGCCATTATCTTGTCCTTAATATACTAACTGTTAGGATATCTGAAATTCCCACATCTGGAATATTAAAATCTACTACGATATTTATTTTATTTTCCTTAGGCACATTAAGAACACGAACATCGTTTATTCCAACTCTATTGCCTTCATATCTTTGAATATTTCCAGCAATTGTTGATTGCGCCTTAATAACAAGATCCATTGTAAAATTGTCAAAAAGAAAATCATAGATGCTGCATCCAAATTTATAATCAAATGATCGCTCACCAGTATTTGTTAAGATGATGTTTTTCAAAGATTGACGAATGGCATTCAAATCACGGGTGACATTGAAATCATTTGTAAATGAATTCTTGCTAATGAAGAATGGAATATCAATATAACTGATTTGTTTCTTTAGCATATTAGTATTTATCCCGTAGTATCGTTATTTTTCTTTTCATCTAATTTACCAAATACTGCCAATGGTTGTTGGGGTAAATTGGGATCATAATGTAGACTATTTCTTACAAGAGTAACAGTCATTACATATCCAATGGTTCCTGCCATGAGATGTTCAATCTCTACGATCATCCATCTACCCGATATTTTCTTGTATTGATTTGCAGTTTCAGATGGCAGATCGTTTTGACTTATGATCTCAACTATTGAACCAATTTCAATCTTATCATTTGGTGCAATTTTAATTTTTATCTTCTGTGCTTGCAACTGATTCGTTGCAGCAATTCTTCGTAGGGGTAGATTTTCAGAAACATCCCAGAATGTAGCATAAGTTCTATTGTATTTAAGATAATCCTTGAACTTGCTTCCTTGCTCTGGACAATTGCAACTACAAGATGACGAAGGATCTGCGTATTCACATCCAAGGTACTCTTTGCCTAGATTCTGCTCAATCAATGAACATTCATTAATTTCATTCTTCAATCTATACAGTTCAAGATATGTTGGTTCTGCTTCCTTAGGCATTACAGATTTTGCTGGACAATTGCAATATGGTGCTTGATTGCAACTAGATGACGAGGCAATTGGTCCATTCTTTATTGCATTTGGATTTGCACACTTAAGTCCAAGATCTTCACATGTTCTACTGCTTCTTCCAAATACCGTGAACTGTAATGCAAAATTACGATCAAAGAAATCATATTCAGTATCAACTGGTGGAGTTACCAATCCATATTCAGTTTCTCCACTAAGATCGTATTTCCATATGTCTGTGACTACAAGAGATGGTCTATAAAGAATATAGTTTCCAGCAAGATAATGCATCAATGAATCACGGAAATAACCAGTTACGGCAGAATCTTCCGTATGTGCGGAGATGTAAGTCTTTTGAGTATTTCCAGCAACTTCATCATGATCATCGACAAGGAAATTAAGATCTGGTGCCAGTGAATCTAGAATTGGAGTCACTGCCGATTTGGATAGATTTATCCAATTTGAGAATTCACTTCCATACCAAGTTCTCCAATAATTGGGAGATATTGTAAATATTGCCTTTCCACCAAATAAATCTCTTGCCTTGGTATTTGGTGTCTTAAACATATTTGCAAAACGAATTGGTATAAAAAGATTTCTAGGAATAAACAATGACCACCAAGAACGATGTGGTTTGAGTTTTCTGTAACTATTGGGTAGAACATATGATCCAACCACCGAAGTTCGATATAATGGATCAAATTGCTTGTTGCTGCTCATGCCATAATGATAGAGAGATTCCATCCAATTCTGAGATTCATTCTCAAAGTAATATCCACCACCCATATGGAAATCCATGTCATATCCACCACCATGGAGATCTTCCTGACTTGCATCATATGAATAATATGGGAATTCTGTTTCGAATCCTGCTTCAGGCCATAGATCCATTCCATTGTAATCGGAAGTCAAATAGGTCGTCTTCGATAAGACAGAACCTGTATCATGATTCCACCAGTTGTAATAGTTGCCCTTGTCTATGCCCTGTAGTTTTCTATTGGTTGGAAGATCATCTTTGATTTTCTTAACAGCAACATCAAATCCATATGGATCCATTCCAATGACAGCGCAGTTGTACTTAACGCCTTGTCTTCCAAACGGACCAGTTGTTAGATTCACCAGATATGGAAGGAAATACTCCACTCCAGCATCTCGAATAAATCCATTTGGAAAATCCTTTGCTCTATCCAACCCAATTGGAGTTGAAAACTCTATGCGAACATAAGAGGATATTTCTTCCTTTTTTATATTTGGTGGTTTCTTACCATTGGTATCAAAGAAATTAAAGGTATTTCTAAATTTAGTAATATCATTTACCGATGATATGGATGCATTCCCATCTTGTTTGGATAGATCAGATTGTGCATATCCGTAATTATTCATACCACTTGCATTGCTTATATCCTGAATATCATTTGTGCCTATATGCAATACAGCATTTTCAACATATTCAGATCCCTTATAATCGGGAGTCGAATTCAATTGTTGACCAGTATATGCAAATCCAGAATCATCAAAGAATGTGGGATCATCCGTTGCATCGGCATCTTGATACCCAAACCATGCATGTGGTTTTCTTGAAGTAATGTATGAATCTGTTGCATATTGCTGATCGTAATATGGATGAGCAGTGGATGCAGTTAATCCTCCAAAATAAATGTCATACATCCACGGACCAACCTCTGCTCCAGTCAATCCTACCTTTCTGGCAAGAAGTTCATATCTACTTCCACGAACTTCCTTTCTGGTGATTGATTTGATGTTTTGCAATGATAATGGAGACTGTACTGTATCCTTGGAATCATTTTTAAAAATAGATGATCCTGGTTTCTTTGAGAAGAAGAATGAATTTCTGGAATACCATTCATAGTATGAATTCTTCCATTTTGTCTCATATTCATCCGCAATCTTATTCATCAGTGAAGTCATCAATTCAACTTCAACCTTTAGAAGTTGAATTTCAGCAACACATGTTCTTCTAAGAACTTCCAGTGCTACAGAACTCAAGCATGTGGTATTATAGCAATTGCATTGATTCAAACATGATTGAGTTTTTGCTTTGATATCTGGATCAACGACTCCTGGAATTAATCCAGAATCAGTACCATATTCGTAGAATGACCAATCACTGACTTCATTATCATCCCAGAGATAAGATGCAGCATATCCATAGATTGGACTGATTGCTCCAGCAGATGCTGTAGTATGCTTGATATAACCACGAACAACAGGATCATTGGAGCAATTCTTATATGAACATGGATCGATATACTTGACATCTGCTGGAGTTGGAAGAGAACTTGGACCAGTGGGTCCAGTAGGACCAGTAGGACCAGTTGGACCTGGGGGTCCTGGGGGTCCTGGTGGACCTTGAATGCCTCCACCACCGCCACCACCACCGCCACCGCCACCGCCAGCATCAGGTCCACATGTAGAGCAATTTGAAATATTCGATATTTCAGATCCACCTATAGCAGCGCATTCTGAAGGTGGTAGGCATCCACAGAAACTATTTGATGATCTACAACATGGAACATGATTGGTTCTGCACCCATTATCCCCAATAACAGCAGAACAGGCACCACCGACCAATTCATACATTTCACATGATTGTCCAGATGGTGGATCTGCGACAAATTCTGTCAATGCACAATTGCAGAAATCTTGATTTTTACAATCGATTGTTGCTTGATTGATTCTATCGGTAAGAGTATCCAGCGGTTCAAATGGAATGCATACTTGAGTATACACCTTTGTTCCATTTACACAACATCCACACCAACGAGTATATGATGATGGACCACATGTTGCTTTTGTTGCATATGTTCCATTTACAGATCTAAAGGTTATAGAAGGAGAAGTCAATGCATTTGGATTACTACCAAATACCACTTGAGCAAGACCATGATTTGGTTCAAGTCTGGAATGTGGTACCATTCCGAATTCGTATGAAGTGATTGGCCAATCAGTTAATACTTCACCTGGAATAGCATCACCAATGAATCTATTTGATATTCCCAATAATAGATCTACTGGTCGTGTAGTCGATGCCTTTAGATCTCTCTGGGGTTCACCAATTTTAGTAATCTGCACTTGAGCAAATACAGCATCTGCATTTTGCTTATAAGACAAAACACGCTGAGTTGTAAAATTGGTAAGATCGGCAATTCTTGAATTTAATTTATCAATTATAATCTGATATTGCTGAGTTGCTCTTTTTATCACATACTTCGTATATGCTTCTGGTGCTTCTGGACCAGTTATATTGAAGAATTGTCCAAGAGATTCATTGTATGGTGCTTTGGTCAGATCATACGAATAAGTCAATCCTCGTTCATAAAAAGTATTTCCAGATTGATAATTGAGAAGATCTGTAAAAGATCCAGCAGCAATTACTTTATATTCTTTATCTGTTTGTGCATATATTCCAGTAGGACCATAAAGCGCATTATATGTGTAACCATCCACTGGTCCAGGATTCTGAAGTAAAGCAATATCAGCAGTTGATCCAAGTGCGCCATTTTCATGACAGCAGACAGTGCAACGATATACTTCCCATTTTCTTTTTATATCTTTTTTCAGCGCATATTCCTTGCGCTTGTCTTTCAATGGTTTTCTAATTTTTGTATAGATTTTCTTAAAATCAGTAAATCCAGAACTTGTTATATCAAATTGTGGTTGCCAGGATTTATTAGACCATACTCCACTATTGGTATTTGCATAGATGTCCCAGTCCTGTTGAGTTGGACTGTTTAAAAAATTAGAATTAAAATTGCCGTAAATTTCATCATCTATTCTTGCAGATGGTTTTGGAGTGTTATTTGCAGTTAAAGCACTAGTCTTGAAGAATTTGGAAACTAATGGATAATCATCAATTTTCTTTATTACTGGACCATCTTTGGTGTAGTCGTAAGACTGATTGGTGGCGGTATATCCACCATTTGCATTTGCAGATATGAAATCAATATATGGATCATCATAACTTGGTTCATATCTTGTATAGTTTGAGAACAATGCACCATTTTCTAGTAGATTCTGAATATTATATTCAGTAATTACTTGCAATGTGAGAATTCTATTGGGATTTGCTTCATCTATTGTTATAGCAAATCCATCGACTGGTTTGATTTTGCCATCTGAACTTTGTTCATTTATGATGCTATTGATTGAACGAAAGTTCCAACCATTTCTATCTTCCCAGCAATAAAAATCAGGACTATAATTGAAATCTGCTTGAGCATAATTTGCAAGATACTTGAGCAATTGAGATATTCTCATTTGCCCTTTTCTCTTCATCCAGGGATATGATATATTATCATATTTTAACCAGACACCAGTATTTGATGGATCTATCTTATGTGTTTTAAATCCAAATCTATCAAAAATTTCATTAATGAGAGATTTATCGGGCGATTTAGTATTTTCCTTTGTTGCCATCTTTCCGACAAAGTCTTCATCGACTTCTAGGAATGTTTGATTGTAGTTTGGAAGAAATAATTCAGAACTGATGAAATGAAGTTCCCATATGGAAGTTCTTTCATTTCCTGCCATCGTTTCCATTTGGTTGGCAGCATCTGTTATATCCTTGGCATCATATATGTGAAATGAAAGGTCTATGGTTTTATCAGATTTTCCAATCTTGAATTTAATATTTACCTTTTCATTTCCATTGAATAAAAATTCATCTGTCCAATTTCGTATATCAAATACGATTAGACTTCCAAATATACATCCATTGAACAAAGATTCTTTAAATCCTATACTTGATAATGGACTCGTTACCGATACCTGGGCATCCCATGGAAGAATTTGAAACTTTATCTCATCTCCAGAACTATTAGTTTTTGTGAGAGTGAGTTCAATGATCTTAGATTCAGTTGATTTGATGAAATTGCCATTTGATGATAAAGCATCATCAGAGGGAGTCGTTGATCCCTGCTGGGCATTGTTAATATTTGTTATTGTTTCAAATTCTTTTGCCATTATATTTCAACTTTAAAAATCTTACCGACATTGTCACCATTCAATGCATTTTGAATAGCAGATACAACAGAAATCAATAATTCTGGTTTAAGCAATCTTATCTTTTGCTTCTTGATATATTTATTATAATTGCCCGTAGCTAATGCAACTTTGGAAATTCCTGATGGCAATGAACCATGATGACTTCCATAATAATAGATTAATGTATTTGCAAAATTTTTCTCTATTTGCACATCGAGATTTTCAGTATCCAGATATGATGTCTTGGACTCTATTGCTGTTCCACCTGGATATGTGACATTTGTATATGGGGTGAGAATGACACCATTTCCAGTGATGATATAATCGATGCTGTTTTTATATTCTTCAATATAAAGAATATTTGTATAATCGACTTTTGACGGAGAAATATCCTGATTATCAAAAGTCAATGGAGTTACAGATCCATCATTGTTCTTTCTTGCAAATAGAATATAATCACCATTAGCAAAAGTACCACCACCGCAGATTCCCCTAACAACTCTGAAATATGGATCAAAACTCGACACATGTCGATATGCTTGATTGTTTATTGCTGTTGCATTGGTGCTATTGTGTGCAGTCACCTTCACCATGATATCGTTTTCTTGTAGATCTGGAAGAGCGGGAATATAGACAGCATCTCCACCAAAGTTTGTTTCGGTTTTTTGATTGAATTCAAATGCACTTATGAACCAATCATTCTTTATATCAAGTATATTGTTTGTCAATAAAACTAACCAAGCATATCCAGTAGTTCCATATCGTTTTGATGATATCATTTCAGGAGTTTCGCCATCCTGAATGTAATAATCATCAAATGCATTGTTATTATCTGTATTGGTGAATGATACATTTTTAAAGATATCAACCAAGGTTACGGTTTTACTTCCAAAAGTGTATGAAATGGTTGGATAGTTTTTAAATAACATATTATTGGTTGGTTACCTTTGCTGCTATATTTGTACCAGTTCCAATAATTGCACCTGAGCGATTTGTGATTGTTGTGCCTAAATCTCCACCAACTGAGGTTACTCTAATTGCTGGTTCCAATTCTCTAAAAAGCAAACTCAGAGTATATGCAACAGGTTTAAATGAAGATTGCTGATAAAATGCAGCAATTGAATTTGCATCTACTGCTGTTTTTCTTACCTTCACTGCCTGCAATACTGATAATTGTGGATATCCAGTCCAATCTGGATCAAATTTCATACTATCAATAGGTCCGACTCCAAAGATCCAAAGTGGTGGATGATAATATCTAGTTGAAAATATACCACCAACACCCAAAGCAGTAGGCAGACATAATGCCTCAAATGCTCTGATGAGATCTCCTGCTCGTTTGGAATCTTCTACTGATAGGCATGGCAGATATAGACGAATATCGAAAGATCTATAAGAACCAGTTCCCACAAAAGTAAGATCATTCAGATCTAATGGAATGGTCTGACCATATCCAAATCCACCGCCTACCAATTTAGAAATTGCTTCTTGGGCATCCATTGCATCGTCTTTGATGCCTTTGATCGTACTTGCCACCATTTTAACCCATGGATTCGTGGATCCAGATGCAATATCGACCAATTTATTCAACATTCCTGGAAGTGCATTTCCAGCAGTAGTCGCAGATCTATTATATGAAAGAGAAGTCGAGGATTCAAATGCTGTGGGTGCTGGAACATAGATTTGTGCTTTCATGTTCGATAGCAAAGGCACATTTGCCATATTTTGCGCTCTTAAATATGCTCCAACACGATTAGCAGCAGAACTAGAATATTCAAAGCAGTAAAATTTCATCCACAAAGGAATAGAATCAATCATATCTGGATCGCCTGGAAATAGATATGAGGTTGTTCCTTCGGCTAAACTTACTGGATTACTTCCAATACCTGGCATTTGCTTCTCCTAAATATTTTCATGCCATATAAAACCAGATTTAAACCAAAAAACACTACAAAATATATAGGCGATCCAAATAACATAATATGTCGTTCGTTGTGGGAACGAAAATTTTGTAAATTTTTGGACGAAAACCAAAATATTCTCAGATGGTCGTTTGAAACTCTCAAGATTCCATATCTTTCCCCAGTTGACAACCTACCACATCTATATCTTCCTGATTTCATAGTGGAGAAAAAAACCAAGTCTGGGGAAATTGAAACTATGGTGATCGAAATCAAACCAGCAAAACAAACAAAAGAACCCACTTTAGGCAAAAGAAAATCAAAAAGATCATTTTTGAATGAAAATATAACTTATGCTATAAATACTAGTAAGTGGGAAGCAGCAAAGAAATTTTGCGAATCTAATTCATGGAAATTTGTAATTCTAACAGAAAAAGAGTTATTTGATGGCAATTCCTAAAATTAGTAATACGATAAATCAATTCAGATCTGATGTGCTTTCTAGAGGTGGACCACAGATATCGGGATTGTATGAAGTGATAATGTCTCATGGACTATCCACTCCAATGCAATGCTATCCACTTAGTGTAGTGCTTCCAGGTCGTCTATTTGTGCTTTACGATCATGATCTATGGGGTCCATCCCGCAAAGTTCCATATAAGCGTGCATATACCCAATGCAACATGACCTTTGTCATATACCAGGATTGGGCAGAAAAAACATTTATAGAATCATGGATGAATTCAATAGTAAGACATGATAATAGAACCATCGATCAGCAAATTGCAATAGATGCAAAACCAAATACAGTAAGTCCAGATGCTCCTCAATTATCAGCATCGGAAGTAAATCAGATCTCGGATTCGCTTTCAACAGGTGGACCACAGGGAACCGATGCTAATTTTGGAATAAGCAAATTCAATGATTATGTTGATTATTATGGTGGAATTGGACAGATAAAAATCAATGCACTTAATAGTCAAACTCGTCTTCCAAATAAGTCATTAATATTAAAAGAAGCATATCCAGTTTCGATTAGTCCATTGTCTTTAGCATCAGATGGTTCTGGATATCCAACTTTTAGCGTGGCATTTCAATTCAACGATTATGATTACATATGAGGTAAATTATGAAAGATCTTCTTGATTCTATGAAAAAGGCATTGCCCAGATACAATGCCATACAACCTTCAACTGGGAAAAAAGTAATATTTAGACCATTCACAGTGCGTGAAGAAAAAGCATTATTGATGGCGAATGATACTGGAACATATGAGGATTTCCTAACGACTCTTGCAGACACGATCAATGTGTGTTTTGATCTGCAAGTAGATTGCAAACAATTGCCGTTATTTGATGTCGAATATTTTTTCCTCAAACTTAGATGTAAATCTATTGGCGAATTGATCGATTCTACAATCATCTGTCCAGTTACTGGAGAAAAAATTAACATTACCCTCAATCTAGATGAAATCGAACCAACATCATCAATTGATCATTCTAGAAAAATAGAACTACAAAACATGATTGTCACGATGAAATATCCAACCTTATCGGATTTTATCCAAAGGAAGGAAAATATGGATTACTATGATCTGCTGGTAGATTCGATCTCTACTATAGAAACCCCAAACGAATTGATAGAATCCAGCAATACTTCAAGAGAACAATTATTGGAATTTATCGATTTGCTGACAAAGGATCAGTTCAAGAAACTAGTCAATTTCTTTAAATCGATGCCTAGAATCGAAAAGGAATTGAAATACACGACCTCCGACGACATTGAAAGAAAAATCATATTAAAAGGCATCAAGGATTTTTTTCGATAAGCCTCAGCTATACTTCTCTCACCAGCATCTTCAAGATGAACTTCAATCTCATGCATGTGCACAATCATACGCTGCAAGATATAGAAAGCATGATACCCTGGGAAAGAGATTTATTCGTAGAACAACTGAGGCATCATATCGAAGAGCAGAATCTAAAGACACTACAAGCAAAGGCGAACAGATATGAACGATAAAAGAGAAATTGCAAATCAAGAACTCAAGAATGAATTCGATTCAAATCTATTCTATCTGAATAAAAACGATTCCAGCAATTTTGTGGAACTTTCCGCTCCTGAAGCAACCGATGAATTATCAGGAACATCCACTACCAATAATTATAATGTGAATGTAAATATCAATGGAACCAGTGAATCAAAGACATCAAATCCAACTCAAAATGCAAGAACTATAGTGAATAATGTATTGCGTTCAGATACTATTGCAACAAGTGATGAATTAAAAAAAAACTCCAATCCGCTTTTCGCAAAAACTGGAGAAGATAATCACAATATACCAAAATTACTTGATAAGGACTCTGAAAGTAAGATGGAAATATTGCACAAAGCAATAGATCGTGGAAGTCCTGCACCATCCCTAGACATGAGAAGATTGGATTTTGTCACAGCAGATACTCCATCAGAATATAATTATTCGGAATCTCCTCTAAAGGCAAGAGATACCACTATACAGAAAAATCTTGGAATTCTTCATGATATAAGTGCAAATAGCATACACAATTATACAAATATGACGGTACTTCCAAATAGTGCAGTTCAAAATAGTTTTGCCAAAGATGAGATGGAATCCACAATAGATTTCTTTGAAGCATCTACAGTAAGGGTAGATTCACAACCAACAAATCGATACGATCAACTTGATAAAGTAATCCAAGAAAGCGAAAAGCGTGATATCAATCGTGCCAAAGAAAAAGAAGAAACTCTACATGAGATGGCAGATGACAAAAAGAAAAAAGTAAATATGGGTGCAGAAATGGAAGATATGAAGGATGCAAATGCTCCCACTCAGGCAGAGATGCTTTCTGGAGCAAATAAACAACCAGATAGTGGTCCTAGAGACTTCATCAACATGACCACAAGATCAAACACCATAGGATCATTTGTTGAAAAAATGAACAGTCCCCCGATTTGGAGGACTGTTCTTGGTTAAAATGAATTGTCTTGGTTATTCCGAAGCAAGCTTCTGGAAGTAACTGAAGGCATCAGATTCGTCATCCACATCCTGTTCAACAGGCTTCTTTGACTTGAGACTTGGCTTCTTCTCGGTCAATTCCTCACCGATATCTTCCGCAGTCTTCTGCGTGTTTGGCGCAGCACCACGAACATCTCCACCAAGAACCTCAAAGAGACGAGTCTTGAGTTCATCGTATGACTTGAAGTTGGAAGAATCAAGGAATGGTTGGAGTGGATGCATTGACTTGAGAATGCGCTCCAACTTGGCCTTATCTTCCAAAAGAACGGAAGGAGAATCAAATTCAGACTTGTCATAATTGGTGAATCCACCAACCTTACGAATCTTGATTCGGAAGTTTCCGCCCTTCCAAAGATCAAAAGCATCTACCTTGGGTTCATCATTGAACTGTGGGTTTGCTGCTTCCTGAATCTTCTCAAAGATCTTGGTTCCGTACTTATAGAGAAAGACCTTACCCTCATTTTGAGGATTTGCAGGATCCGATACAATATAAACATTGGATGTATATGTCAACTTTCGCTTACGAATGCGAGCAAGATCCTTATCCGATTCAAGACCAGAATTCCAGAGTTGATTGTTGAGTTCACCAACAGGGTCCTTTTGACCAATTGTTGTAAGAGAATTCTCAATATACCAACCACCAGTTCCCTGGAATGCATGGTTGTAGACCTTTACAAAGGGAGTTTCCTCTCCCTCAACAGGTGGAAGGAAACGAATAATTGCAAATCCGTTTCCTGACTTATCCTGTTCTGGTCGCCAAAAGCGATCATCCTTGTAACTATCCTTGGACTTGGTTTGATCTTCCATCTTCTTGATGAGATCCTGAATGCCCTGACCAGATGTTGACTTCTTCTTAAGATCGTCTAGATAACCCATATTTTTCTACTTTCCCCGAAGATCTCCTTCGGACTTGAAATACCAGTGGGAACTACCCACTACAATAGTATATATCTTGATCATGCCATGTCAATCAAATGGCAATTTATTTTTAATTTTTGGAAGATAATTCATATCTCTATATTCTTGTTCTAACTTTTCCAATAATGGTTGAGTTAAAAGTTTAGGAGCAAGAGAAAAATCAAAAGAATATTCTTCAAAGAAGTGAGTGGTTGCCTCCCTATAGGAGACATTCCATTCTTTGACATAATTTTCTACTCTTTTTGAGAAATCTTCTTTTGAGATGTTAAATATCATGATTGGAGTATATCGCCATATTTAGTAATGTCAACTATTGGTATATATATTATTAAAGGAAATATTATATGCCATATACCGCTGATAACATTGAAATAACGATTGCTACTGGAACTGCTGTCGTCGCTACAGACTATGGTACTAGTGGAGCAGTTGGTTTTAGTGCAGCACACGCACAGATTGCCAAGTTAGCATGGGGCGATGAGAATAACACTTATAGGGTAACCGAATCCTATCCCACACCAGTTAAGATCTATGGATCAACAGGTACAGCAGTAAGTGTAAGTGGAACCGTGGCAGGAACTGGTAGTTTTTATGTGAAAACCAATGCTGGTATTCCGCTAGTTGTAATTGGTTCGACTTTTACAACAGATGCCAAGGTTGGAGTAACTGGAACAATACAAGGTATAGCAAATGGAACTCCAGTTGGTGTTACTGGATATGTAAATATTCTCAATAACATTGGTATATTTGGTATATCAGGAGCAACTGCAATTGCAGTTACTGGTGGACGAAAATTAAATGCAACTACTGATAGCGTCACTGTTCAGGGAAGTGTTGGAATTAGTGGAGGATTCCAACTAACTGCAATAGACGATTCTGTTTCGGTATATGGTCCTGGTGGAGCAACTTATGTGGAAACCAATCTGAATGTATCTGGATTTGCTCTTGGTCGTTCTGGGGATGCACTAAAGGTTGCTGTAACAAATACAGGATTTACTTTTGCGGTTTCTCTGTCATCGACAATTGGAGTTACGAATGATACTTCTACATCAGCACTGCGAATTGCAGGAAAGACTGGTGGTTATCCAGTAACTATACAGGGAAGTCTAGCAGGTGGAGCAGTTGAAATTGGTGCATACACATCAATTCCTGTTGGTGTTTCTGGAACAGTTTCAATTGATGATGCTGATCTTATATCTGAAATCGATAGTCTCAAGACCAATATAGACACGGTTGCATCCAATGCTGGATATGCACTGGATATTTTAAATCTTGTAAATGCAACAGGTGTTGGAGCAAAGGTTAATGTAATTTCGACTACAAGACCAAAGAGATTCCTACATGGACAAAAATCACTTACTACTACTCCTGTAATTCTTGCAACCGATCAATTGAGTGTAGGAGTGACTCTAAAGTCACCATCGACAAATGCAGTCGATATCTATGTTGGAAATTCCTTGGCAGTTTCAGCAACTACTGGTTATATACTAAGTCCTGGTGAAATCATATATCTAGAAGTTGGTGCTCTTGGTTCTATATTCCTGAGAGCAGCAAGTGGTACAGCAACATTGGCATACATAGGATCGTGAATCATAGAAAATTAAACATTTCCAATAATAGATCTCAGATCAAAAAAGACAAACTTGTCTTGGTCCGAGAAGGTATTCTGTATGGTCTTGTCATTGAAAAATACAAGGAAGAAACAACATCTCTCAATAGAGGAATAACTTCCACACCCACCTTTGTATTTTATGATAATAATACCAAATGTCTTATCGACTATACCAATCAAACAAATTCTGAAATAGAATCATCTATTCGAGATTTTTTTGGACAGATGGAGAGTGGAGTTACTTTTGGTGTATATAATGGATCATATACTGATCCAAATCTAAATTCATATGCTGATATTACAGGAACCTATCAATTTAGAGGATATTATAAAGGAATTGTTGAAGCAAAAGTATCAACAGTCACATCATTGGCGGAAAAAATAAATAGATATGATCGAAATAGATTTGAACAAATTCCATATATCACAGTTGCTTCTCTAGCAATTACTGATAATAAAACAATCATTAAAAATAGATTTGGAAAAGATACAAAAAATTCATTTAATTACTTTGGCATCAAGGTCGGAGATTATGTCAGGGTAAATGAAATGAGTTCACCTGCAAAAATTCTAAAGATGGATATTGATTCTGATGGAAATGAATATATCATAATCGATGCAGATATCTCAACAGGAGATATGACTGAAATTCAAACTACTCTTCTTGTATATCTTTTAGTTCCTGATTCATATTCTGTAGAACCAAACCTACAGGAAATAGATGTAGGAGCATGCATAGAATATCTAAATGGTGTATATGTGTCATGCACAAACAATCATACACTTTCACAGTGTAGATTCCGAGCAAGCGATAGCAAGGGAATAAAGACAGAAATAACTATAGGAACATTCTGCAATACTCCCGATACCACAACTGCTGTTCAATCGGATACCACTAGCAATCTTCTTCAGGTGACCAATTCCTTGGCAAATAGCATATCGATAATGTCATCGACATCTGGTCCCATATTGAAAAATTCAAATCTTAAGAGCGCATTCTACGGAAGATGATCAGTTATCTTCTGTTATGTTTTTGATTTTTATCTGCTGACTGGTAGAGAAGATCTTCTTATCCTGTATCATTTCATTGACATAATTGATGGCATCGTTCTCGCTTTTTGCTAGAAGTGAAACGGTATGAAAAATTGTTTGTTCTGCTTTAACTGTGTAGAGGTGCATATATCCTCCTAAATGAAATGAATATCCCGAGGCACGATTCCGAATCGGTCCTGAAGACTCTTCGTGTGAAGATTGAATGCTTCAGTAGTTTCATATAAAATACAAAGGGTTACGGTATCTTTATCGACACCGTAACCCTTTATAGTACAGTCATGCAATGACTCTATAAATCTTTTAGGTTTTCCACTTAACTCCAGAAATGAGTAAGTATAATTTACCTTGAGCATTCATCTTTATTTATCTTATCACTTCTTTCCACAAGGCATCTTGCATTGTGAAACTTGATTTGCACAATCACGGACTTCATCGCGAAGATCGCGCGCAGTGTCATCAATGTGACGATACACCGCATCAAAGTCGCGATAGATCTCATCGCGCTCACGATCCTTGTCCTTTGGACATGGTTGTGACCAAATAGCAAGAATGAATGCGGTGAAGAGGGTGATGACTGAAGCAGCATTGAACCCATCAATGTAACCCTGCTTGAGAGCACCTGAGCAAATGAGTGGGAATACCTGCATTGCGAGTCCTGCGAATGCAAGTCCGATAATGAAACTACGATTCTTCATAAATGAAATTCCTTTAAAATAATTGTACTTAGAAATAACCTTGTAATAATAGGGATGCCATTCCCACTTATTACCCCTGATTTTGAGTTGCCACAATAATTTATTTGAAACTCTACGAATTGATGTGTTGTGTCTATTCATAATAACATTCCCGGCTGGACTCGAACCAGCGACCATCGGTTTAGAAAACCGATGCTCTATCCAACTGAGCTACGGGAATATGCCGTAATCATAGCATACCGCAACTCAAAGTCAAGTTAAACTGTAAGTTTTAGTCCAGATGCACTTGGATCGATGAGTTTCTTGCCAGGAACGACCAGGTTATTGACGATAACATTGGTATAATGTTCTGCAAGTTCCTTCTGAGGATCAATAACGAAAACAATATGGCGAGTCTCTAAAGTTACGCCATTTTCAGTATTTGCATATGGCAACCATCTGGCAAGAAGAAGTTTTCCTTCAGGTGAAGGAATAAGGACTGATGGGTCCTTTAGCAATACAGTTTGAGTTGTTTCCTGCAAGGTATAGTTGCAGATGATCTCTTCACCACTCATTAAACGAATAATCTTCACGCTCATAATTTACTCCTTAATTTCTGAACATTTGAAAAGCAACCTATCCCAAAAAGAACATTTTGGTGGTTTTTCTAAAGGCCAACATGTACAGCATGTTGATATCATATTGATATTTTTTGGGTCTATTGCGCGATTTACACCTTTTTCGATTTCCTTCATCGTTAAAAGCATATCAATGCAACGACCATCTTTGGTTGTTTGGATATGGATTAATTCTGTTCTGTTTACTTCTTTCGGCACAGGAACCTCCATTGTAATCTATATATCAAAATATTACGATATTTTCTTTTTAGGTTTTTTCTTTTTTATTTTATTTATTTTTTTATTGGACGCATAATATTGAACTACCATTTCAATAGCAATCTCAAGACCCTTCAATCCCATATATCCCATCATGAATGCTACTGCATATTTGCCATTGGTTTTAATATTTTCTGGCAACATATTCAATATCACTGGAGTCAAATAATTAGCACAAGCAGTACCAGCAAGTATTGCTGCAATTGATGCACTTATCCTTTGACCTTTATTCTTAGATGCTAGTAATAAAGCACCAAAGAATCCAGAAACAATAAATCCAATATCTATTCCATATTTGTGTAAAAAAGATTCTGCATTGCTTATATCTTGCGGATCATTCTGCATTTTATATCCTTGCATATAAATCATGACATAAAGGCAATATATTTATTAGTTTCTTCTTCTTCTTGTTTTCTTGGACACCAAAGCAGCAACTGCAAGCATAGACAATGTAGCTGGTGCAGGAATAGCATATTGACCAAATCCAACATCATCAATGAAATTTCCTTGTGTGTTGCCACCAACAGCATTTACTGCTTCAAATGAGAATCTTGTTAGATTTCCAATTGAAGTGATTGTGCCAGAATAGAATTGCCATGCAGAATTTCCTGTAGAGAATTCCTGAGTAAATAGAACGATATCATTATCACCACCTTCGCTTTGATCCCATCCAAGATCGGTTATGGTGAGACGCATGGTATCTGTTCCATCTCTTCCGCGATGAGCAAAATGCCAATTGATTGGAGTGAAATCGCCAAGTCCATTGACATCTTGATATAAAGCAGATGCAAAATTTGCATTTAATTCTGCAAAATTGGTTCCATCATATGGATTAACGCCCATTATTGGTCCATTCCAGATTTCAATTAGATTGTCTGGAGCAGTAGTTGCCCAATTTTGGGTTGGAAGAGAACCAGAGTAAAAATCATAACCAAAAGGATTATAAGACTCAAAACTTCCGTTAACTAGATCCGCATTACTCTGGTTTGCTAAGAGGGTTAGTACTGGTATTATTATTGCTATTTTTTGTGTCATTCTTATTCTCCTGAAGTAATGAATTCTGAGTTTGCTTGAAGAAACTAAAAGATGCCACAACTTTATCTACCATTTCCTTGCCAATTAGAGTGACAGAAATAGCACCGATGATTGTCATCGTCATTATTTTCTTTTCCAACCTTGAAATTTTATTTGATTGTTCTTTGGATCGTTCTTCGCAGTTTTTGTGTTTTTCTTGTTTACACTCTGTGAGTTGATCCTGATAATCTAAACAGTCACACGGGGGTTCTATTGCCATTGCTGCTCCATTTTTATTTTTAGGAACCACAATATTCAAAATAAGACTACATGTACTGTATATACACTATATGTATAAGAACAACCCCCATTACTGGGGGTTGATTGATTTATAAAATCTATTACTTGGATATAAAAGCACTAAGAACATCTGCTAGACGCTTAAGTCGCTCTTGTGCCATATAAATTTCATTACCAGTTCTTTGAATTTCCTTGTTGATTTCACCAAGGATAATGTTTTTATCTTTATGACTGGTTTCGTACATTTTTTCCAATTCATCAATCTCATGCTTCATTGGAAAATGTTTAAGGCATTCTGATGCCTTTTTGCGAACTTCTTTTGAAACCCTTGGAGTCTTTCCAGGATTGAGCAATTCGAATAGGAATTCCCTATTCTTGCGCATTGAGATGAACCATTCATTTGGTAGTGTCATGATTATTCATCTTTTCCTTTACCCCATCCATGAAGGGTACGATATTCTTCGCGACTTCTTTGAAATTCTTTATTTTGAATTTCAAGTAATTCAATTCTACTTCTTGCTTCAGAAAGCAATTGAGCAAGTTCTGAATTGTTCGTATTTATTGCTGCTTTGTGCAATCTAGTTTTAATATCATCCATAATACCCTAACGGGGACTCGAACCCCGACTCACTGCCTTGAAAGGGCAGGGATTTGGCCAGTTAATCTATTAGGGCATAATACGCTGTCTTGGATTCGAACCAAGTCTTAACCGATTATAAGTCGGTCTGAGATAACCAAGACCTCCCACAGCGCGTGTTCATACTATAGCAGATTTCTATAGGATGTCAAGTTCTTCATCAAGTTTTGCCAATTTTTGCATTGCTTCAATTTGTTCCATTTTTGGAACAGTGATCCTTGACTTCTTATTGTTCACATGGCCATTTTCATTCTTTTGAAGGTAATTGCTCTTCTGACGATCATCATCATGACCAAGACGATAATTGATCTCCTCGACACCAATTGCATTGAGAATGACTGCCTTCTCATCGACATCGGCAAGAAGTCCTAGAATTTGAATAGAAGCAAGACGAGCGTCATCCTCACTCATATTGAGTGGAATATCGATGTGTAGTCTGTAAGGCATGTTTAGTCCTGTAGAAAATGAATCAAATCAGAAACTTCGACTTCCATGATCATACCTGAATCGGTCTTGATCTTGCACATGTCGTTTCCAAAAAGATCCTTGAAGCGTTCTACGATTTCACAACTTTCCTTAGTTTCCTTGAGGATATACTTTTTCATAATTACTCCATTTTTTCCATGCCTAGATTGTTGGTATAGTATATATCGCTAAAGACTTCACGACACCAAGGCATGCACAATTCACATGGTCGTGACATCCTAAGTTCCTTGAATCGATTGTAACGAACATTGACAAGACTCAATTTCATTCCACGAAGATTATGTGGAAGTCTTCGATAGGCATCAAGTTCAGAGTGCATCTCTTCATATGCATATCCAATCTCCTTTGCCTTAGGATGAGTCTTGAAACAATTTCTGCCAATTGAAACCAATCTATTCTTGTGAAAGATCAATGATACATGCTTTTTCTGCCTTGGAATTTCCATGCAGAGAGGATAAGCATAATTCAAAATAGTATTGATGTTCTTCATATAAAAACATGATGAAGCATTTCTGCTTCATCATGTCGGGGGTTGGATTAACCAATGAGGTAACGAGTACCGTCAGGCTTGTATGCATAGGAACGGCAACCAGGATGAGTATCGACCATCATGTAGCGAACATGACCATTGCTGGTCATCTCGGTCATGACCTGCCAATTGCCATAGCGTTCCACCTGATCGCGAATGTCGCTCATGGTGGCACGGAGATTACGCACTCCAAAACGGCTCATTGCCTGAGCAGCGGTAAGTGACTTGCCGCTTGCGAGATAGTTGAGGACCTTACGCTTCTTTGAGAGAGTTGTCGTTGGCATATAGATTACCAATTCCTTTGATGACCCAATTGAAACCAAACCGAACATTGGGGGTCAGTCTTTGTTCGATTGACTGTGCTAATTATACAGTCAGTGAATACATTGTCAAGTTGTTTTTTTTAAATTCCAACAGAATGTTTATTCTGTGTTTGAAATTTTTCTATAATTTAATTTCCACAGTGCCTTAGCAATTGTGGTTCCTGTTTCCAAAACCGCTTCCTCAGACAATTCTGGACGGATAGCATGAAGAACTTCATGAATAACTGTATCCATGAGATCTATTGGTTTTAGACTTCGTTTTACCCAAATTTCGGGTTTAGCGTATTTTGGGTCGTCACATTCTCCACAGGTATTTGGAGAAAGTTCAGTTGATTTTACAATCTTAATCTTCCAATTTTTGTTGTTGATTCTTATTGTGACTTCTTCTTCTGGAACCATAAAATGCCTCCACGGTATGTAGGAGGATTCTTGTTATGATTTTATTAATCCTGGGGTTTTACATAAACACCGAGAGAAACATCAACAGAAATTTTACTAATTTTCCAAGAATCTGGAATAATAATTGCAGAATTTTTCTGCATATCCGAAATAACTTGAGAAATATGAAGAAGTTCTTTCAAATCACCTTTATTTGCTTCCTTTGGAAGTTGAATAAGAATACATTCGGTCAATCTTTCCTTATAAAGACGAACCTGTTGGGGATCTTCTTCATTTAAGAATAATTTGAAAAAATTTGAAATTTTCATATATTATAGACAAATTGATGTAAATCAATCTGCTCCATTTTTATTATAATCCAGTAAAATCATATAATGCTGATATTCTTTATTTGATTCAAGAATCTTTTCCAGCATCTTTTTTCTTTCTAGATAAAATTTTACTTCTGCATCGCTTGCCATTTGTTTTCTTTCCGAAGATTTTATCCCAGTTATCTGACCATTTTTGGTAGTCAACCTCACGGGGTTTATCTCCCTTTCCTGCTGCATGTCGTCTATTGTCATTCATAAGCGAACGAAGGGATTCGAACCCTCGACCATCGGTTTGGAAAACCGAGACTCTACCGCTGAGTTACGCTCGCAAATACCCCCTGTAGGATTTGAACCTACGACCTACAGATTAAAAGTCTGCAGCTCTACCAAACTGAGCTAAGGAGGCGTTATATGTCAACTATACCAGCATTCCAGATCGTGTCAAGTACCAATCTGGAGGATTTGTGTATTTCCATTTAGCAAACTTTGACTTTGCCCCAATGTAATATTTACGATACGCAGCAACAGCATCCCCAGGAACTTTAAATTCCTCTGGCATTGCCTGAGCAAATGGTGTTAAATCTCCTCTTGGAATTTGTAAAGGAGGATGAAATCTAAACCATTCAGTCATGGCATGTGACAAATGAATTTTATTGTAACGACGAGTATACTCAAGCGATAATTCGTGAGTATGCTCTGCTAACCAAAAATAATTATCGGTAGTCTGCCTCGCCCATATGGTACATGGGTGATTTTGAAATGATTGCTTGTACAAATTGATAGGCGCATACACAACATGACTGCCAGATAAACGATGATTCGTGGAGAGCATTTGACATCCCTCCACGATCATCTTTACCACATGCTTGTCACACATCATATGTGCTGCGATATGCGGATTTTCATCAAGAACGAATATGTTCATACACCAATCCGCGAAAAGAATGCCTTGGGAAGACGACCTTGCTTATAAAGATCTTCTAGAGTCTTCTTCTTCGCATTAGCAAGTGATGCTTGATTCTTTGCAGTCCACTTGCGCTTCTTTGCCCGATGCTTCATTAGTACTTCACGATCTGGGGTATTCATAATTATTCTCCATTTAATTTTTTCTTTGCGTCTAAGGCTTCTTGCTTTAGTTCTGCCACAAGTTTTTGAAACTTCTTCTCTGCATCTTTCTTGAGTTTTTCAATAATCTGCTTTTGATTTGAATCAAGATCCTGACCTGGTTTATCAGCAGTTAGCAATTCATCGGGAGTTCTGAAATCGTTCAAGTTTGATATCTTGAAACTTTTCCATTTACCCTCACTGACTTCCCATACAGGCAGTATATCCGTGTTTCCCGATGGTGCCAGCACTTTCCTAACACTACTGAGATAATTGCTAGGAATCAGCGATGGTTCTAGGGTGCAAAGAAGAATACGATTGGTTCCATCCTTAAGTTTTTCGAAGGAAACTTGACATATTCCCTGCATTAAAAACTTTACCAATATTTCGCGTGTTAGGTTTTGCTTCTTGATTATCATTTTTCTCTCCAGGTAAATTGGTAGGCATACCGATCATATTACGGAGAGTTTCCCTATAATATTCAGGACTTCCATGAGAATAATCGCTTGCCACCTTAAAGTCGAATTCCTGCCAATTTGGTTTTTGCATAAATATATGTATCACGGAGAAATATAATGGCTGAATCCTATAAGAGAACAAGAATAATACCCGCTTCCACTGGAGTCACTTATGGAAGTTATGTGGGATTTATCAATGGTGCAACAGCACAAATGGTTGGACTTGCAAGTCCATTTTTGGGAACCACTCTAAATGCTGCTACCAATGCATATGGAATTACATATTATGGAAGTACACTTGGTTCACTTGCAAAAGTTAGCGTAGGTCCAAGTCAATTAGTTCCAGTCCATGTCAGTGCCATAATTCCACAAACCTATGATGTCATTGGACTGATATCTTAAGACTTGTTCTTGCTCAATTGATGATCCAACCAATGCTCCTTCCAATCGTAACGAGAACGATTGCGGAAGCGATAATTATTTGTTCCTACTGAAATATAGGAATCATTCACATCATGGAAATGGCAGTAATAATATGGGCGATGTGATGTTGGATCGCCTGTTTCTCTAACAGAAACAGTTCCTGGGGACTTTTCCACATATTCTTTGAGTGTGCCTGGAAGTGCTTTGATATTGAAAAAATACTTGATGATATCAGATTCAGTTAGATCATTCCACCATGAAACGAATTCATCTTCACCCATATTTGGATTCCAAATCCAAGTCTTATATCCATACTCTTCATTTAGAAAAACTTCAATAGTATAGTCACGCATTTTAATTTACATCCTTAAAGTAATTTGAAACTTGAACAAGAAAATGATATTCTTCATCTAAAAAAGAACCATGTTCATTCTTATTTAGTAAACTATTAGCAACATTCACTGTCTTGATCCAATAATTATTGCTTTCTTCAAAAGCACAATCTATCGCTGCTCTTTCAGATAGTTCAAAATATTCATAGCAGTTTGTAAGTTGTTCTGATATTGATGATTTATCTGACATTACCGATAAGGATCTTCATCATCAGTTTCATATTCATATTCTTGATGTTCATCATCATCATATCCATTTTCATCATCATCATCATCATCATCATCTAAATCATCATCATCTAAATCATCATCATCTAAATCATCATCGTCGAAATCTTCTTCATCGTCATCTTCAAAATCTTCATCGTCTTCGAAGTCATCATCGTCTTCGAAGTCATCATCAAGATCCTCATCATCTTCCTCTTCTTCAAATTCATCATCATCAAAATCATCATCAATTAATGATAAAATAGAATAATTTGGATAAATTTCAAAAATATTTAGGTGATTCATAATCATACTCCTATTTGTTCAATAGTCTATCAGCATCTACATCCTTGTCAACACAATTTATATATAATAATATGATATCATTTAAGAAATTTATATTAGAAAAAGCAGAACCAGGGGGAGACCTGGATCTCCCACCCCAGGATCCATTAGCAACTCCAATTCAAATATCAATTGGTAGTGGTAATTTCTTTGGTGTCGGACAACCCAAAAATATGCCAATCTATAATCCCTATGTGGATGCACTAAATCCTGGTCAAGAAAATGCAAATGGAACAGTCAATGGTGGTGGAGGCTTCAATATAGAGAAGAATTCCAGAGATTATTTAATATCTCTTGCCAAACTATATGGTATAGACATTGAAACTCAAGAATCAATGCAGCAAAAACAGCAACAACAACAACAACCAGGTGCTGGTGGCAATCCAGCAGATATGATGCGTAAAATGCAACAATCTGGAGTTGGTCAGGGTCAGGCACAATCCCAACCGCAAGGAGCAGCACAAATGGGTGGTCCACAACAACCACCATCTGATCATTTGTTAAATCAGGTAAATAAGCATCCTGCAATGTATTTGCTAAATCTAGATCAAAATCTCAAGAAGCAACTAGAAAAAGCACAAGGCGAAATGCAAAAGTGGAAAACTACCGAATCTGATCTAAATCAAGGAAAAAATTGGTATCAAATATGGAAAGATAAGCAGGCAGAAAAGGAAAAGCAAGATAAAATGAATCTTTCCAGACAAGCAAATTTATTAAGAGCTAAAGAAAGATTTACCGATATACATTCTAAATTAACTCATGTAGGTCTTCATTCTCCAGATCTCGTACATACTAAAAATCATTTAATTGCTCAAGATAATTTACAATCGGATTATGATTCTGAATATAGTTCAGATGAACAAAATGATGAAGAAGAAACCACTAATAATGATAAATATCAATATCCAACGGAATAAAAAGAATAAATGAATAATATTAAAAATATAATCAGATCACGATTGGTAGAATCATTATTTGCTGAACAATTCAATCCAAATAATCCATATGGGGGTAAAGTTCGAGTGAGAGCACCAGGACCTCCTGGTTCTGGTTCATCTGGTGGTGGTCTTGGTGGTCCGAGAATAATTACTCCCAATCCTGGACCAAGAGTAGGACCAACAGAAACTGAACCTGGAACTCCAAGATATAATTGGCCTACATGGATACCCCCCAACTGTATAGGATGTGGATTATGGGTAAAAATTGGCGGTTTATATTGGTGGTGTGTTCGCCATGGTTCAGGAGCAAATGATATTACTGTAAATGGTCCTGGTCTACAAATTCAGCCATCTGGATCCAATTGGGTTGATCCAGCGGGAGATGGAGTGGTGCATCAAGGAACACCAAAACCAGATAGTCCAGATCATCCAATAGAACAACCAGGTGGATCAGTACCTGGTGAACGATGGGCACCAAAAAGAGAACTTTGGAATCCATCGACTTGGTAATGGAAATAAATAAATTAAAAGGAAAAAATTAAATGGAATCATTAACTACAACAATTCGTAAAATGCTCAACGAGGGTATTGGTTACGCAGAAGATCAAGGATACGGTGGATATGCCAGACCAGTTTATGGTGGCAACAACAATCAAGGTGCATTTAGAAGAATGAGTGGACCACCAAATCTTCCACCTGATTTCCCACCATCCCCACCAAGACCAGATCCAAGACCAGAACCAACACCAAGTCCATTTCCCTCACCATTACCACCAGGATCTCCACAATACAGAAGAATAGGAATGGGTGATAGAAGATCACAACCTACCGATTACAAAGGTGGAATTCCTCCAATCATAGATCCATATTATAATAGTAATCAATACAGAAGAATAGGAATGGGTGATAGAAGATCACAACCTACTGATTATAACGGTAGATACATTCCTCCAACTGTAGATCCCTATAGCGGATATCAAACAAGATCACTTCCAATGGGTGGAAGATCCGAACCAACTGACTTTGGTGGATATGCAAATCCATATGGTTAAATAGTGGAATTTATACTCCAGGTGGTGGATCTTAATCAACAAAAACCCCCCTTACGGGGGGTTTTCTTTTATATTTAATAAAAATTTATTTAATAAGTATATGCACCATGATGAGGTTTTACCGAAGTAACAGTTCTCATTAGATCTTGTCCAGCATGTTGTGCATTGAATTCTAATCCAGATTGTTGTGCAGATCTTTTCTTTGCTGCTACCAATTTCATTGCTTTAGTATAAAGATCAATTGAAGCAGGTTCGCCCATTGCAGTATATGCAGCATCTGTTGCTTTTCTTTGTGCTGAACGAGTATTGAAATCTCTTTGCCATGTTGATTTTGCTTGATTGATTATGCGAGAACGACCAACTGCATTTCCTGCGTTTTTATCTCCACCTAATGGTGAATCAGGAAGACTAGCTGGAGATGTATAGTTTCTCATGGCAAGTTTTTTCTTTGCCTTGTTTGCTTTAATTGCTTCAAGTAATGATTTAAAGTTTATAGATTTATTATTTTCTGGTAATCTATTCATAGACATTTGATCATATCCTTCAAGAGCAGTTAGTTGAATTGGTTCATTTGCTACTGGACCTGTTGGTTTAGTATTTACTGGTGGTCCAACTGGAGTTGGATGTCTATTTTGAATATCAAGAATTTCTTGATCTGTTGCTACAGTACCATCTGGTTTATAGATACAAGGTTTTCCATTTTGATCCCATCCCTGATACCATCCAGATGGAAATCCAGGCATATTGAAGAATAGGTTGATATCTTCATCAGATGCTTCCACCCATCCACCATTTCCATCTGGTTTGTAGTACCTAAGAAATTCTCCATCATTAATCCATCTCCAACCATATCCTGGTTGCAAAGGGTAGGCGGTTCCTGGAACAACTCCATCCTGACAATCGCCTCCACATGATTGATTTATGAATAATGGAATAAGCGCAACACCTCTGATTAACCAATGAGCATATCTTGCCCATGCAGCAGCAGTCCCACCCCACCATGATGGAGGATTCGATGGATTGGGACGAGGACCAAAGCGCTCGGGACCATTATACCTAGTATCCGTGTCGTACCACTTTCCGCGCGGTATACCATTTGGTTTTATCTCCCAATCCCAATGGGTGGGATCGGGTGGAGGATCCATTGGATCAAAATCCATTGGATCTAGTGGTCCTGGTCTTTCAAAATATTCACCATCTCCTGGATTCCACCAAAAATCTTTAGGTGGTTGTATTCTTTTTTCTGATAAATCATATTTCATGTTGATTCCTTTATTATGCTTGTTGGTATGGTGTATCTGAATTCCATGGATCTATTCCACGATCTCCAGTTGGTGAACCTGCGGGAGTACTACCCAAATGATCAAAATCATCATATGGATTATTGGAACCAATTCCTGGACTAATTACATTATTTGATCCTGGTTGTGGTGGACTATATGGAATTGGATCTCCTGGATTCCAATTTTCAGGCATTGGATATCTTGGTTCGTGTGTGTATGCTGGAACTCTATTTGTTGTACCTCTTCCATCTACAACTTGGTTCCATCCATGTTGTATCTTTCCAATTCCATACCATCTACCATCTGTTTCATTAAATGCTATCCATCTACCATCTTTAGTTATGGTAAATTCAGTAAAATGTGATCCAACCATAGATTCTTCTAATTCGCGTGCTAAAGTAATATATTTTTTATCTTTCACCAATTGACCTATAATTCTAGAATATCCCTCTAAATCATTTCTTTCTCTATATTGCTGTAATAGAGCCTGAATTTCAGCTTCGGTCATTTCCCATAATCTCATTCCTTCACCCTTTATCCAATGAGATACAACTTCCCATGGACGCTGACCAAGATGATTTGGATAAATAACATCTCGTAATGGTCTCCACCACTGACCTTTCCAGAAATTTGGTGTTTGTTCTTGTAAATTAAATTTTTCATTTAATTTTTTCTCTAGTAATATCTTTAATGATGCAATATCTGTTTTCATAAAATATCCTTATGCTTGTTGAAAGGGTGTATCTGAATTCCATGGATCTATTCCACGATCTTCTGTTGGTGGAGTAGCTCTTGCTGGACCAAATGTATCTAATCTATCATCGTTTATGTCGCCAACATTGATTGTTCCACCACTATATAAAGGAGCAGGTCCTAGTCCTACTGGATGAGTATCTGTAAAGTTGGGAGGTTGATCTCCTGGTTTCCAACCTTCAGGCATTGGAAATCTTGGTTCTGGTCTATAATAAATTGTTCCATCGGGACGCCTATATCCTTCTTTGCTTAACCCATACCATATTCCCTCTGTTTCATTATATGCAATTACTCTACCGTCTTTTGTTGTGAAAAATTTAGTCCACATTCCCCTTCGTTCTTGCTTTAAAAGAGCAGCAGTTTCTCTCCATTTTATAGCTTCAGCCCTTCTTGCATTATATGCTGCTCTTGCTGCATCTGATAATGCTGCAAATTCTTCGGGAGTCATGGAAAGTAATTCTCGTTCCACCGTAGATTCCCACATTTTGAATATCCCCCATCCAGGTTCTATGAGTGGATGCCATATTCCTCTTGGCACTTTGTCCAAAAGCCATTGATACATTTTTCCTTTTGGTGCTAATTGTTCATTTAAATCAATTTTATTATTTTTAAAGGATTTATTTAATAATCCTTTTTGCAATAAATTGCGATTTTGTTCTGTGAGTTTATTTTGATTTTTATAAAACATATAATATCTCCAACCAATTATATATCTTTTATAAATAATCTATAGAACTATGAAAAAACTAGCTAATCATTATAAAGTTATTCTTGAAATCACTGATCCCAATTCATTAGGAACACAAGATACTGGTGAATATAATATTGGTCAAGGATCTCAACAAGCAACACCAGATGCACCACCAGGTTGGATGGATAGATTCCATGGAATGCATCCATGGCAGACTCCATCTGCTGATGAAAATTTTGGAGGATGGGGTTCATGGGATGGAAGTGGTAATCCCCCATCGGCATGGCCTTGGTTATTTGATCCTAATGGTAGAGTACCACCTGTTCCATACCCTCCATTTGCTCCACCAGGATGGCCACCAAATGTATCATGGCCTCCACCAATTGGACATGATTATTATCGTAAAGCTCATAGTTTATTAGAACTTTGCATGAATACAAGAGATCACTTAGCTCCTGGAGTTCGTACTGCTGAAGATTTATTTGATTGGTTATATGAACATAGACATTTATATCAAGGAGGTGGTCAATGGGATCCTGATGGAACAATGGCATATTTACTATCGGATAAATTTAGAAATCAGATGTGGGGAATTGCTGGAATGCTATTAGTAATAATGAGATTACGCGAAGGTGGTCCAATGACCCCCGAAGAAGCTGCTCCACCACTAGATTATAGAGATCCCGATGGAACACTTAATAATATATTCAGACAGTATTATGAAGATAGAGGATGGCAATATACATCACATCCAGGTGATGAAAGTTATGAAAATCCATATGTTCATGGAATGCATCCATGGGGATGGGGTATGCCTGGAGAAGGAACGCCAGATGCACATCCGCCAGATGGATGGGTATGGGATGTCGAAGGGGGTCATTGGCGTTATATCCAAAATCCTGCATATGAACAATATAGAGGACAATGGAGATTAATACGAGGATATACTCCAAATACATTTTATTGGGATAGAGAAAATAGACAATGGATAAAGAATCCAGCGGAAGGTGCTGAATGGTGGATAGACGATAGTGTAAGAACTATTGAACCCCAAAGACCAGAACGACCAAGAGGGGGAAGAAAACCAGATCTATGGTATGAATAAATTAATAATGAAATAAAAACAACCCCCGTTTTGCGGGGGTTGTTTTTTAATATTATGCTTGTTGAAAGGGTGTATCTGAATTCCATGGATCTATTCCACGATCTTCAGTTGGTCTTTCACCTGATGGTATTGATCCAGGTCCAGATCCAGATCCAGGTCCAGGTCCATTACGAATGATTCCAACTCCATGTCCCATTTCTTCATTATTAGGATTTCTCATTGTTCCAACTCCTGACCCACCTCCAACATCATGAGGATAGTCCATTCCTGGTTTCCAGCCTGGTGGCATTTCAAATTCTGGATAAAGTCTAACAAGAGTTGCTGGTGGAGGACTGGGATTTGGATATCCTCTTACTCCTACACCATACCATTTTCCATTTTCTATATTTTGTACAAAATATCTACCTTCCTGAGTTAGATAGAAATTATCAAAATTATTAAGTCCAAATTTTCCTACACCTCCCCAATTTTCAATTATATGCCAGAATTCAGTAGAATCTCTATAAGCATTCTGATATCTTTCCCAAGTACCATTTGCTCTCATTGCTGCCATTTCTTCAGCAGTAAGAGTTCTACCAAGAAATCGTTGAATAGTTTCTTTATTAGAAAATAAACGCACACCGAAACGCTCTATATCCGTTCTGAATATTCCCTTAATCCATGGTATCCATAAAGAAGGATCTACTAAAATGTTTTTTATTGGTTTGGCGATTTGTTCATTCAATAATTGTTCATACAATCTTGCTTTTAATTTATTTTTAAATTCGTAATTCATTTTTTCTTCCTTTGAATATCTGGAACAACAACATGATCTTGTCCAGGAGTTGTGGAAACAGCAAAATCTCCTGCTTTCTCTGCCATCTTCCTTCCACCTTTGATACGAAGACCAGCAATCAATCCTTCATCTGGTGATGCATCGTTATAAACATGATCCAGATGTCTATGATCGTGAAGATCTCCATCAATTACTCTATACTTCTTTCCAGTCTTCTGGTCTACTACATGAGTGGGAAGATCTCCACCTTTCTTTCCATTTCTTGCTGCTGGTACTTTGAATACCATTGCGACGACTCCACCATTGTCAAGATGCTTTCTTGCATCATCCCAGTTTCCACGATCATGTATACCCGTGGAAGAGAATGTCAGGTGATAATTTGAAGGAAGTTGCTTCTTAGATCCATCTGGATTTAATACTCTTCCTGCAATCTTGGTATAATCATAGAACTGAGTATTTGGATGTTGACTGAAGACTTCAGGATGTAGTTTTTCCCAAGGAATATCGGAAACGATGTTCAGACGAACTGCTGCTTTCTTGCCCTTCTTGGTTGCTGATTTTTCATGTGCATCGATTTCATCATGAAGCATTGACATGAAATGCTGAGGATGATCCAACATGAAGTTGGTTCGCGCAAGTCTTGCCTTTTGTGTGAATGTCATTGCTCCACGACCTGCTTTATTCAAGCAAGCAGCGCGACATTCTTCTGTTGCACATGAACAAGTATTGATTCTTCCAGATTCATCCGATGGAGTAAGTGAAAGTCCCTTGGTTGCATATTCTGGAACATTCTCACCTTCCTTTGCAAGTTTTGGATTTGATCCTTCAGCACCAAGTAGATTCTGAGGACGAATCTTTCTTGCTTCCCTTGCAAGGTTTCTTCTTTGTTGTCGATTTGATGCCTGATCAAATCCTTGCTTCACACTACCCCATGAAACTTGTTGATTGTTTCCATGGGGATTTATCACATTCAATGATAACTGTGCTTCTGAAAGTAGAGATAGATGTGCTTCAGAAAGATATACGAGATAATCTCCAAATCTTTCATCTTCAAGAAATAATTTGTTTTCTTCGGATTCAACGATAAAATTTCTAAATGTTAGCATATGTGTTCTCAGAAAAATGTATGAGCATACCAATGATTGGCAGCAGACTCATTTCGGAATGGACTTCCTTGCGAATTACGAGATCTATAATTTGGATTATGTGTGCTGCCTTCCCACGATGTAATTACATCATCCCAGCGTCTGCTCATGTTTGGGTGATTGCCAAAGATCTGCAATGCAGCAGTTGCTGCATCTTTTGATGATTTGAATTGACCACTTTCGTGATTATTAAGATGAGAAGATATTAGATTCTTATAATGTGGAATCATATCTGGTTCTTGACCAGCAAGAATAGGAGCAAAGTGATCTGCTACCTTTGCTACCATATGATCATGTATTTTTGTCGAATCCCGATATGAGCGAAGTCTTTCTGGACTTACTGCATTTGCCATATGAGATGGATCTTCTGCATGTGGTCCAATACGCATTCCTGCTTGATATCCAGCATGGAACAAAGGATGTGCTTGTAATCCTGTTCTGAAATTTGGATTACCCGAAAGTTGTGCACTTCGAACTCCGCTTTGCCATGCTTTTATATCATGGGTATTATATGAGTTTTCGTTTAGGAAAACATTTTGCAATGATTGTTTGAATTGATTTATATCCATATATGAATTTCCCTATTATTTAGAATACATTTCCTTTAGGAAAGATCTAAATGACAATATGCTTGGAGTATAGGAATCTCCAAAATTTCTCATGTTATTCCAAATTGCCTTTGGAACATTTCCTGGATTTGCACCTAATGCATTTCGCACATGAGCACTTGTAACTGAATTGGGTTCATCGATATCACCAATTCTTCTTCTTTTTCCGCCAGATTCACCTATAAATTTATGAATATCCTGCCAACTTGTAAGATGAATCGATCCTGTATCTTTATAATGCTTTTTATCTATCCCACGATCTTCTAAGAATTTTTTAGCAGTGTCGTCAAATTCTTCAACTGAAGTTCCATGAGGATCATCCTTATCTGCAAATGGATTAAAATCTAGATGAATTAAAATTGGTCTGTCGTCTTTTGGTATATGCTGAACCAAACCACGAACATGTTCTACGAATTCACTTGGGTGTGGTTGACCCTTTGACGACTGTAGATCAAAACTACTCTTCCGTTTATTTGAGTTGTTTAACCCACGAATGAATCCCTTTTTTGCAAGAAAATTATGGATTCCTTCAGACCAAGTAAAATCAGGATGCGAGATATCATGTGACTCTATTCCTGCTTTTCTGCCTTCTTGATGAATTGCAGTCAATTCGGGAATAGAAGTACCAAATTGTTCTGGATGATCAAGAACCTCATGTATATGATGATGCGTAATGCTATCTTCAAAAGTATGAAGTGTTCCGCCTGGTTTCAACCAAAATTTATGAGTTATATTTTCCATATTGTATATTTAGACATAATCTTCACCTGGTCGTAATGGTCCCCAGTTTCCCTTTATACCATGGGGATTCCAAATTGGATGATATCCTTTCGGATTCCAGATTGGATGCCAGTATGGTGGTGGTTCCCACAATATAGGAGATCGATTGTTAGGATTATCATTAGGACCCTGAAATACTGGATGATCATTAACTGGTGGTGGTGATACGGGAGGAACTGTTCCTGGCGGTGTTCCTGGAAATTGAGGATTGCTATTATAACCTGGAGAACCTGGTCGATGTGGATTGATTGTTCCTGGTGGATTAATCAATTGCTCTTGAAGTTTGAATTTATAATATTTTGTAAAATCCATATTACATATTTATGTAAAAACAAATCCCACCTTTCGATGGGATTTGTTTGTATTAATCTAGTTGCTGTGATAGTGGTTTGAGCGGCCTATTTTGAATCGGATCCCATGGTGTATTCCAAGGAAACTCACCATTAGGATCATACCATGGATTTGGATTTGTTAATGGTTTTGAGGGTCTTGGTATAGTGGGTGGTATACGAGGTAGTACGGGATTCTGAAGTTTTGGGTACTTCATTCCTGGCTTCCAAAACAAACCATTTGGTGGGTGCCCCACATCACCTGGTCGTTGCTCAATTATTCTAACCCATCCTGGAGGATTATGTGAATAATAAACCTGATACCATGTGTTATCATCTGGATTCCAAATCCAAATTGGAATATGTGGACCCACTCCTGGACCTGAAGCTGGATATAAATTATGAGGAATCCAGTTAGGCCAGTCTTCAAGCCAACCATCGCCCTCCCCCTCAGGCATTTCTTGTTCTTTTAAAAGATGTTCATATATTTTACGCTTAATTTTATCTTTTATTTGCTGATTCATTATAGTTCCAATTCAATCTATTTTAGTATCTACTATTTGTGATGTATTAAAATTGGGTTTTAATGTTTGAGTAGATGAAGGTGAATTAATTTCTGTAGCATATGAATTATCATTATCAATAATTGGCCAATGGAATCTAGGTTCATCCATACCTGGTCTCCAATATAGATGACCACCTGGTGGGAATCCAAATGGGATTTCATCTTTAATTATTATTGTATCATAACCAGTATAAAGTATATGATGCCATAATCCATCTTTGGGATTAAATATCCATATATCTCTACCATTTTCTATAAGGTCTGGAGGAAATATAGGAATCCAAGAAGGCCAATTTGGATCTTCAGGTGAATATTCAGGTTCCTCTGTTTTATTACCTGTATTGTTAGGATTTAATTGTTCTATACGAGCATTATTACTATACAATTGCTTTTCTATTAATTTTTGCCTGAGTAAAGTCTTTAAACTTTTCAATGTGTTTTCCCTTAAATTTTTTTCTGATGCCTCATATATGGAAACATCGACTCCATATTTATTATTTTCCATTTGCACGAAGTTCCCTATTTGGACACCATGCTCATCGAATGTTCCGCGAGAAACCTCAAGTGCATATAGACATGGACCATTGCTGCGAATGGTATTCCGAGACTGTGGAGAAATTGCTCCGATGCTCTCTATGATTCCATTCTCATCAATGAATGCAATGTCGAGCGGAATGAGAGTGTTTCTTCCCCAGAAGGATAGAATGTCTGGTGCATCGAACCGAAAGAGCATTCCAGTTCCTGGTGGAAGATTCCTTCTATGCATGAGACCGCTGCGATGCTCTTCTGGAGACGCAGCAAGTTCACACGATATCTGGGTTAGAATTCTATTCAATCTTTCTTACTTTTTGCTGCTATTCCACGACGAGCAACTTCAATTGCCTTGTCGTATTCACCGACCATATGGTGATTCCATGCATCCATGAAATGGTTTGCTAAGGTTTTATGCTGCGCAGCGAATCTAGGATCATTAGATCTTTTCATCCTAGCATGCGCATCGTCAATCAAACCCTCCAAATCTCCCAATGCGGTATCGGACTGTTTTTCCAAACTTTGCTTTTTCGCTTTTTCTTCGCTGAGTAGATTACTTAATCTTGCTCTATAATATTCTTTTAAGTTCATATATTTTTCCTTCAGGTTGTATAGGATATTTATACAATATATAAGAATATGCACGATCAAATGAAAAATAGAATCAGAGAAAGATTAATCGAATCCTTATTGAATGAAGACCTTAATATGGATAATATCCCACCATCGGAATATCCACCCAATGGTGGAGGTAAATGGTTTCTGGATGGCAACGACTTCTATTGGGTTGTAAATGAAAACGGAAACTTGAACATTGGTCCAGCAATACCAGCGAATTCACCAGATTCACCTCTTAACATGCCAAACTATTCCCATAGCACTGGATCTGGTTATGTTGTTCGTCCAACAGTATGGTTCTTCAATCTAAACACTGGAAAAATGCAAAAGAGAACATTGTCTGGACAAAATAGATTCATAAGATCCATTAATGGTAGAAGCATAGTAAATGCAGGGATCGATACATCAAACGATTTAAACTCTCTATTTGGATTAATTCCGAATATACCGAAATATCCATTCCTCGGAGTAGGAGGATTGGGTGATGTGGGTGAAATTCCCATATTTGCAGTTGATCAATAAAACAAAACCCCCCAGCAATGGGGGGTTTTTTATGCGACTTATAGAAACTCAATTTTCATAGCGAAAAAATTTTGGAATTCGGGGAATCAACTTTGAAGGGGGATTTTGGTAGCGGGAAAAATTGCTAGCCCTGGGTCCCATAATAAGTCCCTTCTAGCTTTCCCATAGTGTGATGACCCCTCTGGTTTACCTGGATGGTCTGTACCAGATGCACCAGCAAAGAATATCAATACAATCGCTTGCATTTAGCTAATCATATGGCATACTCATGGCATGTACACCATCGAAGCACACAAGTACATCCCCCTCTCGCAGCGCACCGAAGCTGAGCTGATTCGCGTGCTCAAGCAGCTCGAGTGGATCATTCGCGATCCCGCCCAAGAGGATGAGCGAGCTCGCATTCTTGCCGAGCTCGAGTCCCGTAACCTTTTCAACACCATCTAACCCAAAGGAGTTACGATCACCGATTATCCCAATGTATGGGATAATCTTTGTCATACTATCAACATTATCGGACTGTGGGTGAAAAATAATAAATTATTAAATTAATAAACCCCCCACCATTACTGGTTGGGGGGTCTATCCCTTTTATGTCGGTTTTGTCACTTCTGCTTGATTTCCCATCCGCCGTTGATCGCGCGGACGGTGTAGCCACGCGCCTCAATCTCTTCCTTCAGCTCATTTCTGAGTTCTTGGTGACGAGCGCGCTCTGCTGCCGTGACGCAGAGATCGAAGTCTGCGTCGAGGTCGATGAATGCGTCGATGAGGTAGTTGTCCGAGCAGTTGTCGATTTGAGTGGTGTCCATGCCAAGAGTATACACTCAAATCGACCGAAGGCAAATCATTTTGCCGATTTAGTTGCGCTTCCTCTTTCCGATCAGACCTGCAAGACCGAGGAGCGCGATCGACGCAGGAGCAGGAACAATCGGGTCTGCATAGAGATTATCGATCGCGAAGCCTTCGCCCGTATCCGTCGAGAACTCAAGCCGATCCACCTCAACCGCAGGAGCGGTAACAGTCAGGCGAACCGCATACGCAAGGTACTGGTTGACGCTGTAGACCTGATGGTCACCGACGAATCCCTTGATCGTGAGGCGAGTGATATCGCCACCGAAATCGTCGCCACCGTTATCGGCAGCGAACAACTGCGTCACGCTTGCGCTAGTGAAGGTGAACCGCTCAGAGCGAAAGATCGTGTAGCGATTCTCGCCCCCATCGTTGTCGTTGTTGGTGGGAGTGTAGAGCGCACGGGTTCCGATGATGCCGTCATCGAAACCATTGAAGTCGATGCCGTTCGGGACGGTGTAATAGCCCCAGTTGCTGAAAGTGAATCCGCTGTAGGCGGGCGGCATCTCCGCAATGCGGATGGTCGCGTACTGGTCAGGAGGCATCGGAAGATCCTCAAAGGTGAGGGAAGCAGATGCCAAAGGTGAAAGCGCAAGAACGGTGAGTGAGATGAGAATCTTCATGCCAAGAGTATGCCACATGATTAGCTCAATGCAAATCGCTTGAGGGATATTTTGTGTTTTATTTGTTATCGGACGCGGCGGTTGATAGTAGTTTAAAGATTATCATCCTCCCCCTTGCTTGGGAGAGGAGAGGATGATAATCAGGAGATGGTCAGAGGTTCTCTTTCAGAGGTTCTCTTCAAGAACATCACCGATGCGGACCATCGTACCCAGCAACTGCGCGAGCTGGCGCATCTGCTCATGCCCCTGAAACTGGTCGACCTTCAGCGAGAAATTAACACTCACATTCCTCTCGCCCGGCTCCTTCGCCCAGTTGCCGTCGATGCCCATGATGAGCGACTCGCCATGCCCGATGCGGATCTCAAGATCGAAAGACCCGTCGATGCGCTCGTCGCATCGTTCGACGCGCATCCCGCGCGGGAGCCAGAAGGTTTTGATGGTCATGATGATGCGGTTGGCGATTGTGGTTGCTGCGGTGTTCATACCAACAGTATGCCATGTATTTGGCTCGATGCAAATCACTTGCACGATATTTCTGGCTTTGTTGTTATCGGACGATCCGATAAAATACTATCAACCGTTATCGGACTTTATATTATAGGAACAGACAAACCCCCAACACCGTGTCAGGGGTTTGCCAAAGGAGAGTTGTCCTTTGCGGCTTATGCCGCTTTTGAGAGTGGCGTGAACTCAATCACGCGGGGGAGATAAAAGGAACGCCATGCGTTGGTTCCCGTATCGAAGCAGACGATGAGATCGGGAGAGCGGGTGAGCGTACCGCCAGTAGTCTGGGGAAGGTACGATGCGGCGAGCGTGGCGATCATCACGCGCTCGGTCCCATCTGCCTTGATAAACTGGACTCGGCAGAGTCCGTTCTGGAGAGCGGCGATCACGGTGTTGCGTTCAAGAGTGTTCATACCAACAGTATGCATTCCAATTCTGAAGATGCAAATCATCTTGGTGATATTTCTATCTTTTAGCTTATTGGTAGATAACATCATATTGAGAAATATCACCAAGATGATTTGCATTGAGCTAATTTGAATGCATACTATGGGCATGAACGCAATCCTCTCACTCACCCGTCACCTTGCCAATCACGGATGCACCTTCTCGCTCGTCGGAGCGGGATATCTTCTCCTCTCCCGCTCCGACAACGCGGATCTCGTATATGAGGAGGTGCGTGCGGTCGATGACCTCTGCTTCCTCACCGTCTTCAAGGATGGCGAGAAGATCGGACGCGCCACACTCTTGCAGGATGGTTACCACACCTGCTCCCCGATGGAGAATGTGGTTGACTTCACCTCGACGCACCCACTCTTTGAAGAGTGGTCGAATGAGTTCTACGCGACGGGGGGTCACGAATAACTCTCAGTCTTCCTCACCCACCCCGCCCTCCGAATGGGGGGGCGGGGTTGATAGTACCCTTATCGGACTTTTATACGAAATGCAGAAATATCGCTAAATGCATTTGCATCTAGCCAAATACATGGCATATTGTGGGTATGGAAATGGAAATCGAATACAACAAGTTCGCGCCAATCGTCTACAACGGCAAGCAGGTCTTCGTTTATGGAGACATCATGGTGAGCTACACCGAGCGCACCGATGCTTGGGATTATCCCCTCGCTTCAGCTGGTCGTCGCACTCAGACTGTTCCTGAGGTCGAGTGTTTCGATCTTCACCTCGTCGTTGTCGATGAGAACGGCGACTTCCTCTTTGAGGGCGACGATGTTCCTCAAGAGATCCGCAAGGTCTGTGTCAAGAAGATTGATCAGATCATTGATGATTTGGTCGCAGCGCGGATGTAATAAACGATACAAACCGATTATCACACAACAACCGCGAAAGCGGTTGTTGTTTTTATTTTCCCATGTTGATAGTAGGGGGTATGATAAAATCCCGACAGACGAGGTCTACTCGTCGTCGGGGTCTTCGTCGTCGAAAAGATCACCGAAGTCGAGATCATCCTCGAGCTCGTTGCCGTTGATCGCGTAGTCCATACGATCCTGAATCTGCTTCTCAGTCAGGCCGTAGCTGTAGCTACCGTCGAAATCTGAGTAGCTACCATCGAAATCTGAGTAGTCGTCAAAGGGGTAGTTCATACGACAAATATAGGTTCAGATCAAGGCAAAGCAAATCACTCGCATGATATTTCCAAAAATATCTATTATGAACCGCGATACTATCAACTCCGATAACAACAAAGCCAAAAATATCGTAGATATGATTTGCCTCGAGCTAAATACATGGCATACTCATGGCATGGACAACAAGAACACGCACCACACAATCGTAGTCTTCCCCGATGGGGAGACTTGGAACACGCTCGACGGATGCCGTATCCTGACGATTACGGACGAATCTTTCGGGGATCTCTGCATGGACCGCATCGACGCAGGTGAGATCACGCCAGTCGCGGAGATCATTCTCTCGCGTGGGCATTGCTTCGGAATGGGGAAGGCCTAACATGACCAACCCAAAAGACATCCTCGAAACCGTGCTTGTGGCCATCGGCCTGATCGTCGGAATCCTCGTCGTTGCGGCCATTCCTCTCATGTTCGCCTTCCTGCTTTACATCGGATGGTCGTTCTTGGCGTGGGTGATGATCGGCAGCATCGGTCTGATCCTTCTAGACCAAGTTCGCCAAACGCAGAGAGGCGAATAACAACTTCGTCTCATAATCATGGGGTTCATGCGCCCTCTGCCCTGACGACGGGCAGGGGGCGTTTTTTATTATTCCCAGTTGATAGTACCCATAGGCAAATAAAAACCCCACGCACGCGCCGTGCATGGGGTCGAGGATTATTCATCCTCATTGCATGGTTCTTCCTCTTCCCTCTCGTCTGCCCCATCATGGTCATCGGAATCGTCCATTCCGTGAAACCGATGAAAGAACCATGCATCTCCCTTGTTGAATCTCGTCATCAGTCAAGATCCTCCTCGTCTTCATCCTCATCCTCATCCTCATCATCGTCTGCGTAGGGGGTGAACCCCTCGACGGCAACCCACTTGGTCACCGTGAAGATCAAGTGGTTGTAAGTGCCGCTCATGGCTTCGGTGCGGAACTTGTCGATTGCCGTGATGGGAATCCCTGCCTCCCTCATGGCACGGGTGACTGCACCCAAAATGCTGAAGGAGTTCCCGCTGACGCGGGAGAGATCCACTACGATGTCGGGGTACTTGGTAGAGTTGTTCATACCAACAATATGCCATCAGAATCGTGAGAAGCAAATCATTGAGGAACATTTCCATGATATTTAGCTTTATCGGACGGTCTGATAAAAAGTTGATAGTTCCTTATCGGACGATCCGATAAAATACTATCAACCGTTATCGGACCTTGACCGATAATAAAAAAGCAACCCCCGTCCGTGTTATCGGACGAGGGTCACATGAACCACAACGATTTGTTATCCGATCAGTCCGTCATTGCGGAGATCGTTGAAGATGCGGTCTGCAACATCGGAAACTGAAGTATTTTCCGATTTTGCATTGAGAGCCTGCTCTTCGCAGTACCTGAGAATGTCCATGCCAAGGTTGGACTGGTCGTAACTAGTCCACTCGCTTCCCTCGCCGATCTGAATCCTGATATTGGCCAGAACTCGGCACGCAGCCGACAGAACGATCAGATCGGTCGAACTCATGCGCATATTGTGACGATTGTTCCGAAGAACATCACCAAGGTTCAGCCGTACGAGATCCATGAAGGCAGCGAGAACTTGCGCGTTGTCGAGGTTGGGGTTTTTCCCCTGAATCATGCTCTTTGGGTCAAACATTTCCATTTTCTCGTTTCTGTTGAAAGTGTAGAGTGGGGGAGGGGGTTCTCCCCTCCCCCGTCACCTTGCCAATGTCGGGTCAGGCAAGACCGTAGGTCTTGAGGAACTCAGCGCGGAGCGCGGTAAGTTCCGCGACTGCACGGTCGCAGTCGCTGATCTGCGCCTGAGCGCGCTTGCGTGCGCGCGTATGGGTCGCGATCTTCTTGTCGATCTTGCGCACCTCAGTCATCAGGATTTCCTGCTGAAGTGCTGCCTGCAGCTGATCAAGCGTCTTGATCGGCTTGGGTCCGCGCTTGGCGGGAGTTGCGAGAGGGTTAGTTCCGATGTTGTTGGAGTCGTTGCTCATGCCACAAGTATGCCATCGAATCGGCTCGATGCAAATCCCTCAGACGATATTTCTGCATTTCATTGTCGATTTAGCTTCTGATAATATAAAGTCCGATAAAAGTTGATAGTATTTTATCGGACCGTCCGATAACCAGATACTATCAACAGGGGC